TCCTGTCAAAGAAACTTGTTTGTTTGGCTAAAGACACAGATTGCGGAATTGCCCTTGAAAATCTCAAGGGCATTCGCAAAGGTACCCGGTTTCGCAAAGCGCAGCGAGCGAAAATGGCAGGATGGAGTTTCTTTCAATTACGTTCGTTTATTGAGTATAAGGCAGTCCTTGCAGGACTGCCGGTTGAGATTGTTAATCCTATGAATACATCCCGCACTTGTTCAAGATGCGGGATGGTGGATAAAAACAATAGAAAAACTCAAGATAAGTTTAGATGTTTAGCATGTGAGCATAGCGAGCATGCGGACATAAACGCGGCAAGAAACATAAAGTTTCTTGCCAGGGCTACGTCAACAAGCCTCAAGGTTTCGGAGGGAACCAAAGCTCTTGCTTTGGTTCCGGTACAGGAACAAGCCTACAGCCTTGTGCTGTAGGCAGTTGACGCATTTAATTATAGCGCACAAAAACTAACTAGACAAAAGTGCGGCAGCCTGACTTGGAGGAACAACAAGAGTGGGATTAATCCATCCTCCTTGTTTAAGATGAATTATAATTTGAATCTTAGTAACCAAAGTCTGTAGTAAAATGTTTACTTCTAGATCACTAATATTTAAGGTTAAGACTCCGGTTAACGGATTTATATGAACCCCAATAATATCGTCTACAATTACCCCATAGCCATCAGCATATCCATCGTAACCATCTAGATTTGGGTTGAATGCTTGAAGCGCTACATCAAACCTTATCTGATTTTTCTCAAGACCATCAGGCTTTACCGTATCACAACTGGCAAACCTCATAGCCCGATACCCTAAGGCGGTATAGCCATTTCCTACATCAGCCACAAAGACATTAAAGATATCTAAAACCGATTCAACCAAAGGATTTTCTGGTAGCTCCAAGATGATTATTCCCATCTCGTAATCGCCACCAAAATGTCTTCCATCTGGTCGAATAATATCTCCACCCAGAATCAAATTTGCTGGAACAAAGAAATCGTTCCTACCTGGATTACAAGCCAAAGGAGCATCAATCGTATCTTCACAAAAGAATGGGCTCAAGGCCGGTTCACAAAGCGGAGGAAGAGCATCTGGATAAGTGAAAGCGGCAGGAGTCAATCTGGCATCGCTACTAAACGGCACCATATCCGCTGACCAAAAGGCTTGAGGCTGAAGCTCAAAGTCTACACCAGGAAAGGGAATAGTAATAAAAATCGGATCCTCACACTGAATGCAAGGAGGCGCGTCATACCCATCATATAAAAGCTGTTCTGGAGAAAGAGCCGAGAATGGAACCTTACCATTATTGATATCCATGTACCCATCAGTACATGTAAAGTATCCATCGTAACGACCAGTAAGTCTTTGAACCTGAAATTCAGTATGCCGAAAGGATGATCCTACAGGAAAACTTACGTAGCCATCTTCATGGTTGGCAAATTTTCTAATTAGATCAACATCTTCTTCGGATATTACACCGTCTCCAGTTACATCAGTGCGAAGGAACTGAAGAGTTGTAAAGTAACCGTCTAGAATTTTTTGTTGAGTAGCGGGAGAAGAAAGATCCTCTCCAATTAAAAGAGCCGCAGCACAAGCATCCTCTTCAGTAATAACCCCATCACCATTTACATCGCCATACCCATCAACACATTGGGTTACTCTAAAAATCCTATACTCATGAAGACAGTCCAACACGTTAGGCTTCAGTACTGTATCTATAAAGTTAAAAGAAAGAATGTCTGCGTCAGGAGCAACGATAATAAACTTATCGTCATTAACCAGACCAGGAAGGGTCATGCTCTTTAATAGCAAAGGATTATTTCGAGGATTTTTGTCTTGACCACACCCAATAATAAGTGGATCTGTTTCTTCATCAAGAGTAGATGGATCGTCTACGAAACTAAAAATAGGTTCGTATTGTTGACGAGCAAAAACTGGATTGCCCGTTCTTTCATCTTGCTCAACATCGCTTTCCTTGACTGCCGCTTCGATAACTCCAGTATTTAAAGCATTAGAAACATTAACAAAATTTTTATGCCCAAAACAATAATCCTCTTCGACCCCCAACTCATTTGTTATCTTCTTGGGAATCTGTATACCCTTACCTTGGTCGTAAGCCTCTCCGTCTGCTACCTTTGCTGCATCCGTCCATACCTGAAACCATAGGTCGTCATCGGGAACATCAGTCCAAACGCCAGAATAAATAGTAGCTCTTGCATCTGGAGTTCTATCTCCACCAACAGCCACCAAAATATCTCCTGTCCCTGTGCTACCCGTTCGCCCAATGGTGGCAGCATAATACCGACCAGGGACAATAGGCGAGTTAAGAGGGTTGGCTATTTTGGTAGTACTAAAAACAAAATCTACTGGCTGAAAAATATCAGTTAGAATATAGCCTGCATTAAATAATTCAACCTGACTAAACGTAAGCTGAACAAGCGGCTCAAACTCTGGATCAAAACCAATTTGAAGACCCGGCACAATATCAGTAGGACAATTAACAGTTGTTTGAAGAGGGAAAATACTAACTACAATATCACCACTCCAATCAAACTTATTTCCAATGGGCACAGTCAAATCTGGAGTGGCACCTAAGAGAAGAGTTATTTTTTGGATATTATTAGTGGTAGCAATAAACTTTTCGCCATACCTAGTTACAGTATCATCAGCATTTAAAGATCTCACTAACTTAGGAGTAGTGTTTATTAAAAGGGAATCAACGGTATACTCAGGACCAATTCCAATTTGTAAAGTCTCATATAGAGTCAGGGCTGGATTAGCTACCTTATAATCTCTCCAAAATATATTAGGGAAAACATCTTGGGAAATAGCAATTGGATCTCGTGAAAGCTCAAAGGATGCAGCCTCGGTGAAAACTAATGTACCTCCATACTCTCTTGAACAATTAGTATTACCCTTAAAGTTATTAAAGAATATAGCCAAAATTCTTACATAATGATTGCAAGTAATTTGGCGCTCATTACGGTGAAACTCAAATGTATCAAATTGGGTATCACCATTAAAGTTTACACCAATAATGGCTACCCTTACGCTCTGCCTGCCAAACACAGAAGATCCTTCAAGCCTAACCTGAATTTGATTTCCCAATACCGGATCTGATGGTTGAAGGGTTGGGTGAATGCCTGTTCCATCAAATTCGTTGGAATCTATTAGTGCTTTTTGTTCATTAGAAAGCTCATCGGTATTAAATAAAACAATAGGTACCGGAGAACTAGGAACCACACCGGATCCAAAATGATTATTAACAATGGCAGCATCCTGACCAAGATAACTATCTTGCTCGCTATCCATGTCATCAACATCTACTCTTTGTGAGTCATGCCATTTAGGCCTTAACGGATCTACTGGTAGTCTCGACATCCATCCCTTACTGGAAATATTTGATTCCTACCTTTGCAGTTGCTGGCTTTAAAGCAAGAATCGCGCTTTCTAATAGCTTTTTCAAACGTTCGTTATCCAAAACAATGTCAAAAGAATCTATGATGTCTATATCAAAGTTGAATACCCCGAAGGCTGCATCCCTTAAAATAGCAAAGTCTTCATTTTTTGCGAGCAAGCTATTAAAGTTCAATAAAAAGGTAGTGAACGCATCTTCTATAACGGGGTACACCATACTTAGATTGCTATTGTAGTTAACATCAAACGGCTGGCCCAAAATTATTCTTGGGTTTTGAGCTAGATTACTTATCTTAAGATTATCCATCCTAGCTTGAGCCGGGAAAAATCCACGGTAATCTTGCCCTATGGAAAATTGAAAAAGAGTATCTGTAAAGTTTATGTCTGCTATTAACGTCGTCCCAATCCCTACAGCAGCCTCACCATAAACATAACCAGTTCCATATATTAGACCTTCTCCAAACCTTATCTCTCCCCACTCTTCCCCATCCAAAAAGAGCCGCAATTCATCTTTATTATTTAAACTATTAAACTTATAGGTGGCCATAACCCTATGCCACGTATCTCTAGCCCATAAAACCTGACGCCGAAGCTGGTAATCCTGTCCCTTAGCCCGAGCATTAAACACAATTTCTCCATTTACATCTTTGAAAATAGAGACCCGATCTCCCACAAAACCACTGGGAACAAAGGTAACTGTCACTGGAGTTTTAGATCCGGGTAATGCTTTGCTTAGATTTATAGTAGTTCGGTCATCAGATACCAGCGCCCCATCAGCAAAGTTAGGAGAATTGGGGTTGCCTATTTCTCTTATTTCTATAATCTCAAAAATACGATTAGAAACCTTTAACTGAGTTTTAGTATCACTTACTGTATCTTCCGTAACAGCAGCGGCGGCATCAAAGTAAAACCTTAGGTTTGGATCATTAAGAGTATCAAACCTAGGGCTAATCCAAAACTCAATGGTTCCACTATTTCTGGTATCTAAGCGTCCTTCGTTTTGAAACTCCAAGCCTTTTTCTTTAATAACAATAGATTGTTCAAAGCGCTCATTTACACTATTGGCTGATTGGATAAAATCTTTATTTGCAAAAACATAAAAATCTGAATCATTATCTAATGGAAGAGTATCAAAATGAATTAACACCAGCGTCTGAGGGTTTTTAATAAAGGGACGGATAGCAGTATATCCTGTAGTAATAGACTCTTGCCCTGCGTCTAAATCTTCTCCCACACGGGTATCAGTGAGTTGTCTTGAGAGGATTCTAAACTCATCAATAATAGCTTTAGCTGGTTTATCGCCCAGGAAATTATTACCGATAAAAGCTTGTTGACAGAGAGGGTCAAAAGGTATTTCAAGATACGCAGAATAATTGAACTCATAAAACCCTTCCGTTAATTCAAATGGTGTATTCGCAGTCCCCGCCTCAAGCAAAAAGAAAAATCCGTTTTGGAAACCATTAGTAGAAGGAGTAATTTGATAAATCTCATAGTCTCCCCCTACAAATGCAACTGGTGGGGCTGGAGAAAGCCTTACTTCTGTATTAGAAATCCTCTCTACTATTTCATATACCCCACTTACTATTAAAGGAAGAGTAAGCTTAATTAGATTTCCGACATCAGATAGGGCAAAGTCTCCATCAGGATCAGTTACAATATCACTTCCGTCTCCTTGAAGCGTATCTCCTTGGCCAGTCTTTAAAGCATACCTAATAACAGGATAAATGGCATTTGTATCGGCTACAGTGATAGGGAACAGTTCAGTTATCTCTACTGCAGTACCGTCTCTCAAAAAGGTTACAGGACGGGTTACAACATTTACTTCATCTATCTGTGTAAACCTTGCTACTGTAGGCAATGTCTCTACTTGAGTAAAAACTAAGGTCTCACTCAAAGGCCCACCAGTCGTTGCTCCGCTTATGGTTACCGTAGTAGGAGTAGTAAAATCAATATTATCTCCAGTAATACGAACCGCTAACTTTCGTCCTTCAACAACATTAGATGGCTGGAAATAACCATCAACGTAACCATCATAATTTGGCCCAACAATAATAGAATTAGCTGGACCAATAGGAACCAATGGAACAATAATTTTGGTTATTAAAGTTTCCTGAACATTTATAGGAGGAGGAAGGTTGGTTTTTAGAATAGATTGAGTATTCCCCCAGATAAAAACGGGCTCCTTACACCGCCGGTTGTTAAGACCTAGAGTCCTAATAAGAATCTGATCTCCCGTATAGCCATCATTCAAAATAGTTAGGGTAGTTTCATTAAATGCATTCTTACCAATTTCATAAGCAGGGTTTTCAGCCCGGACTCCAGGAATCTCTACTTCCTCTCCACCGCTTAGCATCGACACCTCTACATTAGGAGCAATGCCTACTTGATCAGATACCACTGCTGTAAAGGGATTAACCGAAAAGCGAGCATCCAATAACGATGCAGGCATTGGGGAAGAAAGAGTAATAACATTTCCTGCTACTGAGTTTATTAAGAAGTCTCCAAACCCACTTTCAAAAATACGAATGAACCCGCCAGTCACCCCTCTATCTTCAAAGTCTATTGTGGGAGAAGAAACAAAGGGTTGCCCAGCTATCGTGACAAGATCATGGCCTCCAACAATAGGAACGGGCAATGTTCCTGCTACAACTTCCGGTTGAACAGTCCTAAACCGATCCGAAGATGTGGCTATAGGGCGACCACCATACCTGAGAATATTAGGGACTTCAAAACCATCAATGAACAAATGAAGAACATCTCTGTTATCAGAAGTATTTACTTGCCATGCTGTTGCTATATTATGCTTTTCGCCCTTTCTCCAAGATTGAATATCAGCACTTACTGAATACCTATTCTTTCGTGTAGGTCTATTTGGTATACGACCTCCACGATCCCAAACTTCAAAATTTAAATAACCAGATCCATCCTTATAAAGAGACATCCGATTAGTTGTAGCCGTCTCAGCAAAGTCAAAGAAGTAATGAAACTCGTCAGCCATAAAGGTTATTCCATCACACGAATAACCATCCACAGGTCCATTAAAACAATATCCATCATTATCAACTGTTAACCGAAACTCAATATTTCCTTCTGCACTCTGTAAACGATCCGTTCCCTCACCCATATTGGGAAGATACTTAACATCATAAAACTCACCAGTAGCAGTTATCTTTCCACTATAAACATATCCATCAGGTGGTGCAACATACCCATCTTTAACAATCATATTCCATCGAGAAATATCTTCATCAAAGTAAATAAACATTCCTTTGGGCTCCGTAAAAAGCTTACTTGGAACACCTCCAGGAATACAATCATCAGAATTGCGGTTAACCTTAAATTTATTTTGAGCATCGTAAATAGGATTGGTACTCGCTGCTCCTATAAAAATCTTGTTTGCTGGAAGAAGATATCCATCTAGCTTTAAGTCACAAAACAAAAGCTCAGCATCATTATCTAGACCATCCCATTGCGGAACAACCCACATCTGCATCGTTCCTTCGTCCAACCTCAAATTGCTAGATACAGGAAACGAAACAGCCTGGCCAACCTTGGTACACAAAATCCCTTGATCAAACTTACCTGGGGTTAGTATTGGTTCCCCTAAAACTTGTGGTTCTACAGGTTGAAGAAAACTAACGCCTAGTGACCATACTTCAAAGATAGCCTCTGTAATACGGGGCGAAATCTTTGTTACTGCAGAGACCAACTCCTTAAGCGCAGGAATTGTAGGGCCTTTAGTAAAGGACTGAAGGGCCCCAATAAGCGCATCTCTATAGCTCTCTCTAGAAAAATCCGTATCAAAAGACTCGAAGTCAGGGATGGCAACCAAGCTTCCAAAGTTATTAAACAAAGCATCTCTTAGCGCACCTATTTTGTACGAGACATAATAGACATCACCCGGATCTAATGTAGAGCTTTGTGAGAAATCTAATTGATTGTTGCCATGTTCATAGCTAATTAAAATCTCATCAGCCACATAAGAATAATTTATATAAAGACCTCCATGATCATAATCAACTATGGGAGTGGCCGCACCATTAAGCTCTACCGTATACACAACATTAACCACATCCCCAACTGTACCAATGTTTAAGTTAATTGTATTACCAATAATGGTTTCATAACCATCTAAAAGCTCGGCCCCATCACTCACTCGAATAACTGAAAGAGCAAGGTTGAGATTAATCCCCGGAGCGATAGTAGGAACCGTTACCTCTAACCCTGGCTGAACCACCAGCCCATTTGTTTGTTTCTGAATACCAGTAGGATCCAAAGTAATCAGTGTTCCTAAGAATGTGGCCCCCGGAGCAAAATTGGTAGGAATCAGGTTGTTGTCTAAATCATAACCATCATAGATTCCTTGGATAGCCCTAATGTCATAGGTAACCTCAATGGTTCCGGCATTAACAAAATACGGCTGAGTGGGATCGCCATTAAAAAATCTCTCATTGGAAAAATCTAGGCCAAGAGGAAATATTTCTGCCTCTTGAAAGCCTGAATAATTAAACCTTTTGCTCGGAAGAAGATTGGGAGAAAGACTAAAGAAAATATCTGCAACCCCAGTTACATGAGGATTGTTTGGCACAATAATTGGACCAGCATAAGTAATAGTTCCAACATCAGCTATTTGAGAGGACGCTACCCCTACATAAACTAAACCCTCTTCATAGTTTATAGAATAAAAACCTATTTCTAATCTATTTACATTAAATGTTTCAGATAAGAAGTCATCATAATAAAGCTCTAGCTCAAATAAATCATTTCGACTAAAGGTAGCGCTTGAGTTAAAGCTACTTCCAATCAGATCCTGAGTAGCTGAAATAACTGGGAAGCTTTGAAGAGGAACCTTAAAGACCCTTACTCCCTTAGCATTTAGAAATTCCTTAGAAAGGATTAGCGTTTCTCCATTAAAGAATTTGAATGAAGCCCTTTCTCTATTCTCTTCTCCAACAGCAGGAGGAAAGTCAAAAGAATAAAAAATAGTGTCTCCCTCAAAGCGAGTCACACTATAAATCTCTCCGGATGTTTCATTAAAGATCCGAAACACATTTGTTACTGGGCTATTAGTAACCTGTAATGCATTAGATGCCACCAATCTATTTTCCATGCGTTCATCTAAAACCTCTTGATGAACCTGGGGAATAAAATCTGTATAAGGTATTAGCGCTTCTTCATAATTAAATGTAATCTTTACTGGTTGGGTAGCAAGATCTCTGAGCGGAGACTGAACAATCTCTTGTTCTTCTGGATTATATATATAATCTAAATCATTTTGAAAAACTTTGCGATACTTATAAGTAGCAGCCGGAGGAAAGAAGCCCGTTCCCTCTTGTTCTTTATTGGCTCCGAACACAAAAACTCTACCCGTTGCATAGTCCACACTGTACTCGCCAGGATTCCTAGGAATGTTTTCAAAAACAAACGGAATTTCTGTAATAAAAGCTGGATGAACAGTTTGAAAAGGAGTATCAGACTCAGGATCTAAAAACTGTACCCCACCAGTTTGTGGAATTTCATCTTTATTATTTACAATAGGAGCATGTTGTAAACTAAATTGATTAATAAGAGCAGGAGTAGATTCTCTAAGCTGAACCAATACCCTAGATACCACCACAGACTCAGCTTCAACATACCTGCCTAGAGCTTTAAACTGATAGGTGATCCTTATAAAATCACCAACAGCAGGAATCTTAAACCCCGGCAAATCAATTACATCATCGTTAAGCTCAATTTGATTTGGCTCCAAACCTAAGAAAGTAGAAGCATGAGGGGAATCATATCTAGAGTTTTGAAGTCTATAGCCCAAACTATTGATGGGATAATCAAAGGTTGTAGTATCTGCATAAGTTATTCGAATAGATTCAACAATAATAACCGGGCCCTTATTGACTGTTAATATAAATCGATCAAAGGTTCCGGCTCCCGTTCCTGCCTCTAGCCCTTCATTTATAACTGTTCGAGCTTGAAGAGAAATGGGGTCGAAAGGAAAAGAAGCCAAAGAAATAGATCCAGATAAAGTAGTATTAGTTTCTGTTTGACCAACACGTATAATATCATACGCACTACCCTCGCTTAATTTATCATAGGGACCATAACCCCTTACTTTCCTTTCATCAATAACAGGGGCATCTAAAAATGTACTGTTTCTAAGCTGGCCAATATCATTGTTAGCTCCCTGTATTCCTCCTCCAATCCTATCTAAAACTGTTCTTACAAATGTTCCTTGTTGGAGATCATAAATATTTTTAGCTAAGAGAAAAAGAATGTTATTTCTGGCAGCGTTAACAGGATTCTCAGCGCCAAGAATGGGGGCAACATTTGTCTTAGCATCTTCTAATAAGTGAGATCTGTGATTCTTAGATTGAAAAGGCTGAGCAAGAGTAGACCTAAACACAACCTCGTATCGTGCAAATGGAATCAAAGGTAGGCAAGTAATTGTAAGAAAGCGTTTTGTAATAGAAACAGTCTGAACAAGACTATCTCCTACTCCTGGATTAATAGAACGAATAATAACATTATCCGTACCAATATTAGGATCAAGGTCTTCAGTCCAACTAGACCGAATAGTTCGACTGTTATTAACTCTTAACTGAACAAGGCGAAGGTTGGCCATTTACCTCGTTTCTGTTGTTACTTGAACATTGTTGGCTTGCAAGTATTCGTTCTCGCCTGCCCTAATGCTTAAAACATTTCCTACTATCCCCGGTAAATTAAACTTTGTTATCCTAACTCTATCCACCCCTTCCACTCCCATAGCCACTGCAACAAGATCTGACTGGTCAATTGTAGTCCCTAGAGCAGTAGCGTTTAAAGCCGAGACGACTACATCCTTTACATTTTGTACAACAATATTTGATGAAGTAACAAAAGCCGGAAGCACTACAATAACCATACTTGCATCTACCAACACAGGAATGCTGGCTTTTACCAATACATCAGCAGTAACCGGACGTACTCTTTCAATCTCAAGAGTTTCATCTTTAATTAACTGATTTAAGTTATAGCGAATAGAAATTCTCTCATTAGATTTAGGCGCAATATAATTATACGATGGACTATATCTCGCTCCTCCAGTAGGCTGATTCTGATTATTAACAGTAAGAGTAGCGCTTTGAGAAGGAGAAGATGTAAACCCGCTAGAAATAATAATGGCCTTAATATGAGCAAACCTCTTCTGGGTTACCAAAGTACCTGCTCTACTAAAGAATATGTTTTCTGAATCATCCGTGGTCACATAGTAAAAGGTTACCCTCAACCTATCTCCCACTTTAGGAACAGAATTTAAATTAGAAAAGGTAGAAGGTAAAGTAAACTGAGTTGAGGATAAATCTGTTTCAGCCACCGCTTGGTTTTTTGTAAATTCATTATTGCTAATCCCATAGCCCAGGATATCATAATCATTTAACACCTGAGTAACGACTTGGGAATTGGCAAAAGCAGTATTTACTTTCTCTACTGATACTAACCGCCCAATCCTTACTGTTGAGGGTATAGAAGCATTGCTGGCCAGTCCAAGGGAGCTTCGAATAACTGATGATAAATCTTGGGTAAGACTTGCTTGCGTGGCCGTAAAAACAACATCAAAGACACCTTTAATAGTTGTTCCCTGGGCCGTTAAAACGCCCGCCGAAACAGTCCCCCCAATTACCATAGATAAACGTGTGGGTGCGCGACGGAGGTTTTCATCTACAACTCCAGGACTAGAAAAGGTATTAGTAAACGGCTGAAACCCTATTGTGCCGTTAGAGGTGGTAGTTATAAAGCCATTACCAGATTCGCAGGCTGGTAATGATGAAAGCGTAGTAGCTGGCAAAAGAGTACGAACATTCGCAATATAGTTAGCCTGAACAATTGTTCCTACAGGCAGCGGATCGGGAGGCAAAAACACGCTCGCTGGTAAAGTAATGGTGTTGCCACTAAAGCTTCCTTGAACACCATCTCTAACAAAAACATTTACCGCATTAAAGGTCACATCAACCGCTTGCCCAATCTTTCCCACAGTATCAGTAGGAAGAAAAATGACTAGGCCATTTATAGACCCATCATCACGGGCTGTTCCAAAAAGCTCTGCCCCATCAGAAACACGCCGAATAGAAACTACATTATTAACAGGCACCGTAAGCACAACAGCCAGTCTACCTGAAACGGAAGTTACTGTTGAAAGAACCTCTTCAAAAGTATTAACGCTAATAACAGAACTTACCGGATGAATAACATTTAAATAACCATCTTCAACCGGCTCTCTTTCTTGCCGTACATCATTAGAAAAGCCCCAGTCTATAACATCCACAGCAGGGCGTATATTTTCTCCACTCTCCAAATTATAAAAATCATAATTAGGATCGTAATTATAAAGCCAAGTATAATCTATTTGTAAAATATCTGTAGTTGTAGGAAGAGTATTTCCCCGGATTGTTATTCTACCAGTATTGTTTTGTGCCCCTGTTCCATCTGGGTTCTGATTAGATACAACATACCTCTCTCCGGTTGTCACATTAAAAACTCGGCTTACATTGGTAACGGGATAATGTAGTAGCTGAATAGAGGATCTATCTACTGGATTTACATCGCTATTTTCATTGGCTACCGAGTAAGGCTGAGTCGCTCCCCCTATTCTAGTAGCATCAGTAAACGAAAGGGGATCTTGGCCATTAAAAATTCCCTTAGTAAGATCTTCCTTAAAGTTTATTATCTGATTAGAGATCCAATGAAGCTTATCAAAACCCCAAGGACTTCCACCAAACGCTCCGGTATCTCTTATTAATTGATAGTTACCCGAGATTACCCCAAATTCGTTAATGGAAATAGGCAAAAAGTTTTCCCCACTAGCCGAGCCAACCACAGAAACAATATTGTTAACCGGTTGATCTGGCAGTGTTTCATTTTGTAAGTTCTCTACCCTTCGAGTAGAAACAGTCTTGCCCTCATCACCATCAATCTGTCCCAACACAAAGTCATTAATCGTAGCTGTAGCATCTCCGGTATTGCTCTTATCTCGGTAAATATATGTATCTAGAATAGATTGAATTCTTAATCCGAACACGTATATATCTACCTTGCCACCCGTACCCTCAGACACAATTATCCGTACCCCATCTACGTCAACCACATCCGTTCCGTCGCGCGTCATTAGGGGATTGCCTGGACCAACTACCCTCGCATCTAAAGCGGCTGCAATACCAAGGATGGCCTGCCGATAACCTGTAGTGGTTCCTGTATTAGCGCCTGAGAAAACTCCTAAAATCCTCTGTCTGTACGCCGCATCTGTTTCTGAATCTGTACCACCACCAAAAGCATTGGGATTGGTTACGTTATCGACCCCCGGTATAGCAGTGGCAGTTAAAGCAAAGCGAGATATATTGCTGCTGGAGCCACGCTGAGTTGCTTGCGCCGGAACCAATGCCGCAAACTCATCTGTAATCCCAACGAAATCTAAATCCTGCCTAAACCTAGAAGCCAAGGAACGATAGAAATTCTTTTGAATAACACTGATCGTAATTCCTTGAGAAACCTGAAACGTTGACCCATTATTAGAAGCAATACTACTGCCGGCATTAATAACTATGTCAGCTTCTAAACTTGCAAAAGTCAGCAACGCCTCTCCCGAAGATCGGCTACCATCTAATCGAGAAGCTCCAAAGTTTTGTCCTAGTCTATCTAGGTTTTGGCCAATAGCATTTATCAAGGCCTGGCTAGATTCCACCTGTGCTAGCGCTTCATATAATGGAGCAAGCTGAGAGGCAGGAGCATTAATAACTAAATCCCGCGCTACAGTTCCTGGTTTGGTATCAAGCTGGGGCTTAGCTTTCCTAAAAAAATCGATTGTATCCAGAACAATCTCGTTTTGAGTTCGGATTCTTACCATGTACCACTCTTGCTAAAAAAGGCTTAACTAACACTATACCCAACCCAAATGCGTAATAATGCATCCGATTTTAATAGCCTACATTAAAGAAAGCCTACAGCCGGCAGTTAAAGAGTTTACAAGGTGGGATCTATTTGAATCTCTACCTGTTCTCGTGTTCTGGCTTTGGAAATAATAGAAACATAAACAGAGAAGTAGCGGGGATCAATAGCATTACGCTCTACAGAAACGCCCTCTATTGCAGCTATTTGTTCTTGAGGAGTAACGTTTTGGCCAAACTCCCTTAACTGTGCATTCTGAAGCGTCTTTAAATTATCCAAACTGGCACGCAATTGGGAAGATGCTACCGAAGAAATAAATCCTGTATCCAAAGAGGTACCGATTAAAGTGTTAGCCACAGGAGAGCCATACCAAGGAAAAAAGGCATTCCCTCCAATAGGGGTTTGAATTATTTTTAATATATCTTGAATGAGCTTGTCTCCATTCTCTACAGTAGCTAAATCGTTTTCTGCTGAAAGTGAAAGATCACCTTCGGATATTCTTAGGTCAAATGACATTCATCCCTAACTTTGTTGCGGTTTCTTAAGGCCCAATGCGTCTGCCTTAAGCCCATCACAAAATGCCAAAATATTAACGACCCTATTTTGAAATTGTGTTATTGCTTCCTTAATCTCAACAACCGGTTTCTTCGCTGACTTCCGCGCTTGAACTTCAGGATTTATAAGCTCAATGTTATTAGAATAAAGACGCGCAAAAGATGACTCATCCAAAAGACTAATTACAACATTTAAATCCAGTGACCAAAGAGTCGCCATAATAGCAAAATAATCAACGAGTCCAAACCCTGAAATTTCTCCAGTTATAATTTCAATATCTCTAAGGGCATCGCTTCCCTTTCTAACACATTCCAATTCCTTTTGAGTTAAGGCATGTAAATCAGCATTAAAAGTCTTTCTAATTTGATCAGCAACCAACAACGCAAAAGGACCTATTTCATTTAGGCTTGTAGGGATTTGAAAGTCCGCAGCAACATTAGCCAAACGCATCGCCTCAATCTGACGTGTTAGCTCGGCAATCTGAACTTTAGTTCTTACAAGTTTGGATAATTCAGCCACTCCCCCTACTGGACCAAGGGTGGTTGCAAGAGGGGTCCAAATCAAGGTCTTGTTAACGGCCGCAATCTCTTGCACTGCAGCTACCAATCTAGTTATAATCCCCTTTAATGCTTGTATTGTTTCTGTAACTTTAGATAACTCAAAGCCAGAATTAGACTTAAGAAGCTCAGGAATAAGGTCAGGATCTATTTCTTTTTTAGCTAATAAAGCAGATACAACATTGCGTTGCTGGTCTATACTCAGACCTTGTAGATTAGCTAAGAACTCACTGCCTCCTACCAGGCCCGTCACCCTTTCTAGAACACCTATTAGATTTCGCTGCTCAATCCTTTGACGCAACACCTGTTCTAAAATAGGACGGTCCAAATATATATCATTATCCCAATACTGATCAGTTTTGTCCTTCAAAAATGGGGCAGCAAACAAACTGCTTCCTGGCATCACAGTATCCGAAATCATGGGGTCACACACAAACGGCTTAAGCATATGATTGCCTGAAGCAAAAAAATTAGTTATTTCTTTTTCTGGATCGGCAGCCTCAAAATTATTTTCTATAAAAGATTTACGACTTGGCAAAGTAAAAATCTGTTTGTCTAATTCATTAAATTCTTTGTTTGCGTCCATATTTTGAAAAGGCATTGGCACCTTTCCCATCACCATTCCATAGATAGCCGCATTAAGACCTCTCTTTTTAAATATGCTCAAACGCTCCCTAGCAGCATTTTCTCTTAGACGCGCCATGTCTCTTAACGTTTGGTCAATATTTTGTGAAATAGAAATCTGAGCTTCGGCCGTCTTGACATTTCTTGTAGGGTCAAAGCCGGGATTATAAAAATTTCCATCACGCCCAATAATTGGTAGCCCGATCATCCTATAAAAAGTATGTGCGAGGCTTTCTTGTGGCTCGGGAGAAAATCCAGCAATAGCTAATCGATCTGCCAAAACAGTTCCACATTGGCCCTTTTGTTTTGGAACTTCTTCAATAGCAGCAGGACTAGATTTGCTTCTTTTAAAAGCAATCGGAGCCAAAATAGTGTTAAACAAATAAAGAATATTGGTCTCTACAGTATTGGTATCATCCCTTGGATCATTAACGGGAACTTGCTCAGGAATTACCTCATTATCCGCCACTAATCACCTCCCTCTAGAGCTGAAGTATCGGTAACATCTCTGCGTGGTAATGGATCTTGACCGCTTGTTCCAGTCAGTCCACCAATTCCAATAAAGGTATAGGGAACTAGTCGGGTAACAATGGAAGTAGGATCATCTACATCCAGCCCCTCTACATCCGAAAACGCTTCACCATTAAAGGTAACGCTTAGATACCCATCTCCCTCATTGGCACTATTAATGTCCGCATTAAACGTACCCGTACCAGGATCAAAAACAAAGTCCGATATTTCTCCCAAAGTAACCTGTCCTTGCAAATCAAGATCCACTGGACAGTCTTCAGGTATTTGAAATGCCAATGGGGTATTGTTAGCATCATATAGTTGAACCGTAGCTTTTATAGGCAGATTAATAAACTGAGTTTCTGGATCTACCTCTATAGTAGAATGGAAAACATCTATACTGCTTTCTAAAGCGCTTACAAGACCTCGACACGCATCTGCCCTCATCACATCAATACAGGCAATTGTTTCTAACTGGAACTCTCCCACCTTAGCAAAAGACACATCTTTCCTAAGGTTATTAAGAGAGGTTTGCAGACACAAAAGGCCCGCATCCATATCTGGCAACGGCCCACCAATCTTTTCTTCTAAAGATACAAGATTTGGAAGCCTTAAGCTAAGCAGTTCAGCCTCATAAGCTATTTCAGGAACACAACCAACTGTAATAAGTTGATAAAACAAAAGAGCTTCATAATTAATCTTAAGAGTATACGAAATATCTTGAATTACCTCTTCTTTTCCTCCTGGGAAAATAGAAGGGCTTAGATGGATAAATGTTTCTAAGGTAGCTTGTTGTTGGTCAGCCGCAGGAGCACCAACCGGAACCATAAAGGGAGTACCATCGGCGTTTGTTACTAACCCACCAACCAGCTTTACAACTCCTGAAGAAATAGTAGAGGTAGGAGTTGCACCCTCTACCCCAGGTACAGGCTGCTGACTTACAATGCAGTTAGTAATATTAAACGTTTTAAGACCGGCTGGTGATAAAGGATGAAACACATGCGGATCTAAAGTTAATTTCATATCCACAGTATAAGGAACCTTGGCCGGAGTAGAGTCAGCCGTAAAGGTTATCCCCTCTGGCCAAAAGTTTATTGGAGTTACAATGCTTATTATTTGCTCGTCCGGTGCTTGTGGAGGAGAAGATGCATCACCAAACTGCCATGATTCATTTCTTAATGGTGGAAAGGCTGGAGGGTTTTGTTCCACTTCATTAAGATAAAACAGAGCCCCTAATGTTCCTGTAATTCCCTCCTCAGGAAACGTCGGACATTCATCACAACAATCTGAGCTTGAACCAAAACACACAAACTTTCCGGACAGCCCAAGAACTGATTTAATTGATCCAAAGATTACTTGGAACATCACCAGTACCGCAAACAGTTGTTCAAAGATGCAAAACAAATAAGCAATCTTAAGCGTTGCGGCTAAAACCGCTTCTTCGCTTTTAAGAGCAGCGGCTTGGGCCAAAACAAGAAGGTTGGCTATAAGCTGTTCAATAAACTCAGTAAGCTTTTGAATCATAAATAACAAAAGCTCTATTAAAAGAAGCAGCAAACTATAAATTAAAGCCACCAACGCAAACCAAGGAAACAAGCTTAGAAAAGCCGGAATGCATTCTTTAAACAATCTCTTGGTAGCTCGAATTACTTTAAATGGATTTGGCCATGCACATATAATATCCAAAATACAAAGAATAATATCTAGAACTGGTTGAAAAAAAGTATATAAACTAAGCCAAGGCTGAATACTACCTAGAACGCTAGCTACCGCGTCCAATGTGTTTTGGAGGGTTTCACTGGTTACAGCTTTTAAATTGAATCCTCCAGGAAGCCATGCAAAAATTGAATTTACTAATGCAAGGACATCTTCAGGAATTCCTTCAGGGATAGCAACATCAGGATAAGGAATCTGGATAGGAGAAAAAGGGATCCCAAATCCTGGTACCAAAGGAGGCGGCGGGAGAACCGGAGGATTTAAATTATTGTCACCAGGATCGCAGGGCATTCATTCCTAAATAGTAAGCTTGGGCTTTCTTGCAACCAATCTGCCGGTTTGAACATCACCAACCTCATTCGCATACATATAAATATTATCTGCATTAAGAAAAAGATTAGACGGAGTACTTATTAATATATCCTGGCCCGCCTCCAAAGTTATACGACCAGGAGTAGCTACATTAACTCCTTTGGGACCAATTCTAAATATTGAAAGCTCTCCATTACGTACCACTCGTATATCCAACGTCCCATCGTAAACGCCATTTCTAGCTGGGTCCTTTTCAGCGGGGAAGCGAGAGTCAGTAGTTACCCCCGGCCCACCTATAGTAAGAAAAAGATCTCCATTCATAGTCCCAACATAACTGCGTCCCCTTAAATCTCTTCCTATGTTGGCCACTACCCCTCCTGCATAATCTATCCAAAGAGATTGTCTATCTGAGGTATTGGCGCCCAAGCTTAAGGACATGAACCCATCCATATTGATGTACCCACTTCGCCCTCCAGCATTAGAATCCTTTCCCCCTACAATAATATTTGTATTTACTACATCCGTTAGAACAGGTGTGTTTAGTGGGTTATTCAAAAGACTATTGGGCGCCCAGTTCTCAATTGGGTCCGGTCTTTGTTGCGCTAAACCTGCTGTAGTTATATTATGGTAAGGAGTTCCTAATTTTATATTGGTTTTTTTAATCCAATCAATAGGAGCAGCCTTTCCTTCTTTCTGGTCTTCATCGGAAATATCTATTGCCCCAACACCAAAGCTATTAACAAAAATATCCTGGTTAGTTGTATTTCTAATAAAAGCATTTGGGCGGCCAGTATCATCCAGATCAGCTTTAATACAAGAATAATTTTCATACCTAACTGGCAATGAAACGTTTCCTTCTGGACTAGAACTGGGAACATTTAATTTAAACTGCCCCTCTTTATCTATGTCTAAAGAAAACCGACTCTTTGATCTAGAATAATCCGTAGTGCTTTGAAGATTGGGTAATGGAAGTTCTTTACGAGCATTAATTTCGAAATGATAAGCTATACTTTTTCGTTCTATCTTTCTTATCTGTTTAAAAGTCTCCGATAAATCAATCTCTGTTTCTCTTAAAGATAAGTTTCCGCTTCCAACAGGTAAAGGTAGCCTATTTAAATCTAGGACGTTCCCATAAGTATCTACAACCGTCCCTTTAGTTTGCTCAATTAAAAAGTTGGGTGCCGTAAGATTTAAGTTTAAAGTGTTAGCTCGGCTTTCATTTCTATCAAAGTAGTTTGCTAGAGCCGGGTTTTTTTCTTTTTGATAAAGCTCAGTCTCCTTATCATCTTCAGTAAAACCAAAGTCATAAGCAAACTCGTAGACCATCTCCCGATTTTCTACAAAGGGAGGGTTTCTTACAAAGCCAAGCCCCGGAGTCGTACGCGGATCCATTCCAATAGGCGTGAGCGATTTACCATAAACATGAGAGGTGCGTGCAGACCCAGCCAAATTTCTAGTTACATTAGACCCCAAATCCCTAAACACAATGCCAGAAACTAAAGTAGAGGCCTCAGAAAATCCCAAGTACTGACCAAAATTTACACTAAAGATATTCTGTTCTGGGTCGGCACAGGTTTGATTAACTGGATTGCCGGTCATGATACCAGCAACACTTATCGTTTGCTGTACATTATTTTCGACCTGACTTAAAGAAACGCCAGGAACAAATGCGGCTAATTTATTCTTTTCAAAATAACTCTTTGGAAAAGCATCATTGTTGGTAGTATAATTGCTAGAGTTGGCATAACCCAAGCACCTCCACTCTCCACCCTGGCCAATAACTACATTAACCGTAGAGCCTGTAACCGGATACATTCCTCCCAGTTCTCCATTGGCTCCAAACCAAGAGGACGGCAGATCGGTCTCAATCTCTAATCCCGCTTTACTAAATGGAACTTGGGCAGAGTTAAGAGCAATGCGAATAGTTTTCTTCTGGGGATTAAACCCCAAGATTGTTCCTGTACGCGAAGAAAGAAAAACCGGACCTAAACTCATAGCGGCTCTCCTGCGGTGCTTTCATTAACCTCAGGAAGCGCGGCAGCATCGTCTACTCGCTTATCTTCAGCCCTCGCTAGTCCCGCCTCATTCATTGCCAAGTTATCATCTTGTGAAGCTTGACTAGGATTAGACTGATTTTGAGGTCGCTCAATAGAAGGAATAACCGCTTCCTTAACCAACCATAACTCTATAACCTGAGAAACTAAAGTTTTCAGAAGCTCATTAGCTGACGGAATATCTCCTTCACAAGAAGCAGCCTGAGTTACACGCGCAAAAGATCCTTGTGTAGACAATAACCGAGCCGCACCCCAAGCTTGAGCCGAGACCGGAGCAAAAAAACGAAATTTGCTTAGCTCTCCCTCTTCTGCAGCTTCTTCTATGCTTGCTCCAACCTTAGTGGTTTGACCAGCACCTTCTGCATCTAAATCAGTTATTACTATTTGAATATTATCTGGACTCAGCCTTAAAGGAGCAAGGGTATCGCTAGTGACTGGAGAAGTGCCGTCTTCACAAAAAGTCGTAGGATTAAGAAGCCATTGCTTAACAACCTCGGGACCTTTCTCAATTATTTCTTTTCTTTCTGGAGTTACTCTTTTCGTCGTAAAAGTTCTTATAATAACAATATTTTTAGTTTTATTTGTTACGCCTAGCTCACCAGATAATGCCGATAATACACCCTGCATAATATTTTGATTTCTTAATCCTAATGGACCATTTAATATTTGACCGGAAACAAGAGCGCGGGATTCGGCTTCAGTCTTCTGTGCAGCGGTGGATGGCACAATGGGTGGCGGCGTAACACCCGGAGGGGTAGTTGTAACAATGGTAACAGTTCTCGTAGTTGTAGTTCTTCCAGCGCTCTTCTCCTCCTCTACAGATGGAAGCCCAGCCAACGAAATGGCAATTCCTCCTAAGGCCAATGGTACATTTTTCCCTTCAGCATTAAAGCGCGAGCTTCGCTGAAACTGACCACGCTTAGCAGGAGCATACAAAAGCTGACCAACCATATCTAGCATAGTAGGAATAAATTCGCCTGGCTTCCTTCCATATGTCAAAGTCAAAGTAGTTTGAAAGCTTCTATTAAACCCTAAGGAATGCGAAACTTTTTCTACATAAAAAAGCATCCCCCGGCTCTCTATAAAGACCACATCTCCAGGCTGGTAATATTCATTTCCCCGTAAAGTAATGCTGCCTCTAAAAATATTTCTACGCTGAAGATTCAAAAGATAGACAGCATAAGGAAGACATTGGCTTTCTGCGTCTCCAAAGAACGGAGCCTCTATCCCTTCAGAAGTCTTAAGCCCATACATCCTCCACATGTCATAATCTACGGCCATTGCGGTGGTCATAAGATTGCCACCAACATTTCCTGGTGATGATTTAAATGCTAACCCTGGAGGAGCCTCCACCTGGCCGCCGATCCGCCCAGTAATTGTATCAATCTTCCCAGTAACCAAAACCGTATTGTAATCTGGAGCCTTTTCTTCTAAACTCCAAGAAATAATTTCCACATCTTTAATTATAAATCTCTGACCTGATCCTGGACCTAATTCATCATTATTCTCTTTTTCAATCATATGTTCAATGACTGAAGGAAGAGTGCTTTTAGAATTTAGATTAGGAAAAGATGCGGTTTGAATTGCTTTAGAAGGGTTTCGATTAAAGTCAGCAAGCTCTTGAATATTCTTAACCACATTAGCTGCCGACACCGCTGACGTTTGACGAGTATTTATAAACTCAGCCAAATTCGAAATAAGATGCCTTCGCCCCGGCGCTGTACTAGCTTCTTTAACCCACTCATCAATAGGAGCCTGTTGCTGAGTAAGAAGAAGATATTTATTAGATAAAACTCTAATAATCTCTTCTGACTCTGAAGGAAGCGTTTCACTCAAAGCACGTATATTTAGCGTTTCAGTAAAGGCCTCTACCTGATTAGTTACAGGAAAAATCTCTCTGGCCCCAGCCTGGAATCTTAACCTTGATAATGCATCCAAAGAATCGGTCAATTTAGGATCCAACATATCTGGATTGGTAAGAGTAAAAAGCTTTTCTAATCCAAAATCAGCCAGGTTCCCGCTTACTGTAGTAATAAAAGCAAACAACGACCCATCTGCAACAGACTTAGATAAAAATTTACTTAATTTAACATCTAACGTTTGGGCATCCCTAGCAAACCCTAAAATAACTCCAATTATTCTTATCTGCGTCTCTAGAACTTCAATATCTCTAAGAAGAGTTTGGCCTTGATTTACGAAAAGATTTTGAAAAAACTCAGGGAAAAATTGGATACCAGTCTCTTCAGTTTGTAAAAACAAATCATTTAAAACACTACTAGGGATGCGATTATATAAAGGTGGACGCGCAACAATGTGACCTTGAGTGCTAGCAAAAACTTCTAGACCCAAAACCTCTGCGGCTTTAATCATTTTTTGTTTAAGATCTGTATACTCACTTTCAAACAGTTTCATATTGGAACTGTTTACTTTTCTTTCAAAAGCCTGTATCTCTCCGTTTTTATCATACTGATCGTCAACAACAAAATAATTCTTGTCAAAGTTTGCTCGTACCTGCCAAATCCTTCTTAAAGTAAGGAACCCCAACCTATCTCTAAAGGCAGACTGGCTCTTTTCTTTTTGTACTGAATCGTTTGTATCTTCTGCAGGGGAAAGAACAGGATCATAAAGAATATTGTTTCCCAAAATCTTAAAGCCACCCTGAAGGTTTGCTTCATTTAGGTTCCGCTGCATTCGTACAAATTGAGCCGTTCTTTCATCCAGCTTATTTTGTACCAACCCAAGCTTAATTTTTGCCTCAGATGTAGCCTGAGATGTAGCAATAGTAGGAACATTTTCTGGAGTCTTACCTTTAAGCTGATTAGAAATTTGTGTAGGATTAGGGCTCCCTACTATTAATGCCTGGATTAACGCGGCCTGTTGAGTAAGAAGGCGGTTTATCTCCAAACTTTCTGTTACAAGCTGAGCCTGTTGGGTAAGGATAGCAGTCTCGGCGGCTGACCCTATTACCAAAGACTTGAACGGAAGAAAGCCGCCCCAAACTGAATTAAGTCTCCGAACTTCTCCCAAAAGACTTTCCAAAAATGTCTTCGCAGAAAAATCTCCGGTATTAGAATCCGGGCCTTGAGCATCAGCAGAGGTAAGAGTGCTCTGCATAGCATTCTGTAAAAACAAATTAAAGTTGTATGGCTGTGCTGTTACCAATAAAGATAAAGCATTCATTACATCCTGTCCCGCAAAGGGATCAGTTACTATGCGTGGCTGAACTGACCTAGAACCTAAGGTTGTAGATGGACCACTCCCTACCCAGCCACCAATTCCTTCTTTCCATCTATAAACAAATCCTGCGGGCGTAGCCAATATCTCTTGAAGACTAGAGCCGGATATATCTCCATCTCTAGAATTAAAGATATCTTGAGTAATCGCCCCATACCCCCGCCATCGCCCACTATAAACCCTCGCTACTTTTGTGTCGAGAAGGGTTTGGTTTTCTGGAAGCACTTCAGGTTGCCCTCCAGGAGCCAAGCCAGTAACAGCATCAAAACTCACATTAAAGGGAGTAAGTGGATCAAGCAAATCACCATTGGGAACATTTAAAGAAGGATTAATATTTACTTGAGTATGATCAAAATATTCAGAATTGTCTCCACATGAAACGCTTAACTGAAACTCACCATCTCTATACGAACTCTCTGCCTCTTTAACTACCCCTACAAATACCGCTAGTCCCTCAGGTTGAGATGTAAGCGCACCCTTATACTCTCTCCACATCCAATTAGGAAACCCAGGACCTGCAACTGCTATCTTTTCTAATTCATCTTGAGTGACAAACTTTCCGGTTGTCCCATTCTTTTCATCTAGACGACCATAAGTTGTTTTCATGTGACCAAGAATCCCATTAATCTTTCCTGCTAAAGTTGATCCAGTAGATTCTTGACCCATACCACTGGTTAGAGCGCCATCGCTTTGGGTATTAGAAGTCATAAATATATTTACTATGTCCATTGGCTGAATCATAGATTTGCTATCATAATGTAAAGTCATTTTTCTTCGAACATAATTTACATTTTTATTAAAAGTTATTGTATCAAATCTTTGAACCGTTTGTAAATCTATTAGAGTTATGTAATTTCCAATAATAATTTCTACTAGCCTTCTTTCTTCGGCTGTTAATTGTGGAATGTCCTGTACCTCTACAACAGGAACTAAACCAGGAACATAAGTATAAGGAATTACTATTCCTAGCTGCTCAATAAAGGCTCTTACCGGTCTCGTTCGAAAGGTAGGCTGAACAGTAAACGTAATCGGTGGCTGGTTGGGAAGACTGGAACTAAAGACATTTCCTTGTCCTCCTATCAAAGAAAGATCAAGATTGTTTTCCGAATCTCCCTGTCGAGTCCCAAGCCTAAGGTTATTTAAGGTTTGAATTAAATTATCATTTGTTCTTTCTAATTCAGCCCCAGAATTTTCGGTAAAGTTGGTAGCCTCAACAATAGCCCGCGTAATATCTGCCTGACCTATAAGCATTATATCATAGGGATTCTGAAGCTCTATAGAACAGCCACCACCCCCAAGCTTTACAGACGTGGTTGTTCTTACACTAGACAACACGGTTAAATCAAAAGACCCTGTGCCAGCACCTAGGGTTCCATTAAAAGGCTGACCTGGCTCAACCCACCATTGAGAGAACTCAGTAGGATCACTAAAGGCGTCAATGTTTCTTAATCTTTGAATTGCGCATTGGGTTTTGTTATCAAAAATATTAAATAGTCCTTGGTCTTCTAGCTCTGCAACCGAATTCAAAATGGTTGGCATTAAATGAGAATTAACTCTTCCCGTTACAGAAGAAATCTTTTCTATTTTAGTAAGACGTTCATAGGCCGCCAATGCTTTTGCTTTGTTTTGGAAAAGCTTTTTAGTAGCTCTATAAAATAGCTTTTCTTTTTCTTCTAAAAGATCTAGATTATAATTCTCTGCTAAAGACGAGAACGCTCTCTTTTTAATAACAATAGTGGTATTAGGAGCTTGCCACAAAACCTCTCTAAGCTGTGGTCGCACATTTCGTATAAAACCATCTTCTAAATAGGTGCGCCCTCCAGTAGGATCAGGAGTATCACGAGAAATCAGATCCCGAAAACCCCTAACAGAAGATCCGGCATCATCAAGCCAGTTTCCAAGATCACTAAACGCACCCATTCTTTCCTCTCCTTATTAAAAAATAAGGTCAAAAATTGAATCCCCAGACTCCAATCGATCTTCAAAGTTTTCAGCCGGAGTTCTAGGACGGGGACCCAAAGGAGGAGCTATAGTGCCCCTCTCCTCTAATCCACTATAACTAAAGGGAACACCAAAATTCGGATCCGAATTCGAAGGACCATATCCAGGATTCCTATGCCAACCCAAAAAGTTGCGTCGGCTCCCGCTCATTTGAGTAGCCACAAACTCAATATCATAATTAAATAAACCAAGATGGCTGACGCTTTCTTTTATTCCAAAGCTTTTAAAATAGCCACGAAATATCCATCCAGAATAATACATCTCTACTGAAAATGCTAATGCAGCTAAGGTAGGAATTTCTCCTGGTGTTAACGCCCCTCCAAAGGTAGCAAGGTCGGTAGCAATATCTAAAAAGTTATCTACCGACTGAATCCCATCAGCAGCAAATACATCAGAAAAATTATCAGGGACATTTTGAGCCGCTACTGCCAAAGCAAAAGGATCAAACGCAAGCTGCTCTCCACGATACACTCCAAACAAAGCATTAATGCCTTCAATTCCAGAGCTTCCTGTGGTACCAGAAAGACTTATTCTTACAAGCTCTTCTCCCCAATACTGAAGTATATAGCCACCCTTAGTGCGCGTTTCATTTACAACCTTAGAAAACTTATAATTAATATTTTCAGGATTAATATACATCTCTACTGTGCCTTGCTCTGGCACATACCAACGAATTAAATCTCTAGTAAAGCTTCCTAAAACACTAGCATTTCTAGGAACCTGTCTTGCAGCAGCACTTGACGATCCTATGTTTGCAGGAATAGGATTATAACCTGGAAGAAGCTGAGTAGCATCTCCCAAATTCTGGCCAGCTCTTTCAAATGGATCTAATGGTAATGACGGAGGAAAACCCATAACAATATACTATACTATTGCGCACCTGCATTTGTTCCAGCTTGGTTTTGACTATCCGCTCCAGCAGCATTCTGTTCAATCATTCCCTGAACCTCTTTTCGAGTAACCGTCCCGTCTGCATTTGTAATCTCTACCTTTACTATAATAGGCTGGGTTGAAGCTGTCTGAAAAGCCTTTGTTAAATTCTGTAGCTCTGAAACCACTGCGTTTCCTTGGGGAAGGGAAGACTGAGCAGCAACAATAGCAGCAGCATTAGCCTCTTGATCTTTCATAGATTGAGTAAGAGCCTGTCTTGTCACATCTTGATCAGAAGAAGCAGCGGTAGTAGAAGGTGTTTTAGATTCCAAACCAGGAATTTTAAAAGCGTTAATTACGGCTTCAATTATTTTTCCCCCAGCAGTCTTCTCCTTCCATAGATCATCTTCCATGGACTTGGCGCCCTTCCCATAAGTTACACCTGAATCTACCGTCATCCCTCCTTCTCGGGTTAAACCTTTTACCAAAGAGTTAGTCGCACCCCCCAAATCTAAAAAACTTTTTGTAAGGTTTTGTAAGACCTTATTAGCCTCCATCATATGGGCATAGTATTGGCGCTCTTGCTCTTGGGCTCCGGTCGTTAGCACAGTAGCCATCGCTGCCCCAGTAGCCTTTCCTCTCTCCATAAACTCAAGAATATCTTTATCTCGGCCTCCTTCTTCAGTGCCTTCTTTCGCCTCCGCCACGGCTTGGGCAAAGGTTTTTCCTTTAGCCATAAGCTCTAACCAAGCCTCAACCTGGAGAGGGTCTTGTTTGGTGAGGGCAGCAATCTTCAATAAATAAGAGCGCTGTTGATTTAAAAGCTGTGAGGCCCCTTCTCCTGCATCAATAGCTTCCTTACCGGTCAGAATGGGGCCCATCTGAGTTATCCGGGACTGAATTTCTTCCAAGATTTTTACTCTGCCCGCTGAACCTTCGGGTCCTCTTAGGTCTTCTCTTAATTGAAGAGTAGAACGAGCGCTTGTAGATCGCCCCAACAACCCCGAAAGCTCAAATAACTGATCCATGTCAAGCTTAGCAATTCCGGAAGATAGGGATTTCCCAAAATTAACTGCCGCTTCTACGCTCAGATTTGGCATACCTTTTTTAAAGAGAGCAGCCATTTCAGCGGCATCTTCAAAAGATCCTCCTACATACTCCATTCCTACAGTCATATCGTCGGCCTGCTTAATTAGTAGCTCCATTGGAATACCAACCTCATTCGCAGCTTTGGCCATGGAACCAAAAATCTTAACCGCATCCTTTCCTGTAGTCCCCAAAGTTCGATGATACTTTACCATAAGGTTAGCAAAACTTTTAGGGTCCTGTCCAAATGCTTGTCCTAGAGAGGCTGCCATTTCTAATTGATTAAATTTAAAAGCATTCCCAACCCTAATGCCTTCCTCTTGGGCTCCCGGAATTTTATAAAGCTCAGCCGCTACTGGCTGCAAATCTCGTGCAAGTAATCCTTGAGCAGCAGCTACCTCTATAGTTGAGTTAAGAAATCCTTGGGTAGTTTGATCTAAAGTTTTAAGATTGTCATTATTTCTACCAAAAAACTCTGCTGTAGTCCCACTGGCTGCTGCTAAACTGATTTGCATTAGTTTAAATTGATTCGCATGATCGGCTGCTTCAATATAATTATCAGTCAGTTCTTTGCCCAAACCTGTAAGGGCTCCTATTTTTTGTAGAGTAAAGGCTACATCATCTCCTGCCCCCTTTAAACTTGTGCCAAAAGTTTTTATTCCAGTAGTCAGGTTTCCAATCTCAGCCCCATGACGTGGTAGCAGCTTAAAGGCAGCATCAAGATGTCCGATAACAGTTGGTATACTTTTTAATGCCGTTCCTAAATCTTCGAAACCTAAAGTAAACTTTTCCAACCCCAAAACGCTAAACACATTTTTGAACTGCCCCACCGCATCATTTAAATCCTTGATCGCATCGGTAGATGCTTTTGCTTCTTTGGTGGTGCCAAGAAGCGTTTTCAAAAGATCTGGAGATACATTTACCTTTGTACCGGGGGGTATTTCTGCCATTTTATATTACTCTTCTTCTTTTCTTACGTCGTGAAATCCGTTTTTTGCTCTTCTCTTTTTCTAGAAGAGCCTCGGTTTTAACGCGCTTTTCATCATCAAGGAACTCCTGAGTAGACGCCTCAAAATCCTCATCTGAAGTAGTAATAGGCTCTTCGGTCATCTTGCGAGCCATTTCAGGATTAGTGAATGCGCCTACAAGGATGCCTAAATTTCGCCTTTTATCAGCCTGTATTTCCTGTTCCCCACGCCAACATTCCAAGAACCACATCTTAATAAGCGGATCCATATCCTGAATGAACGGATCACTTGGCAATTTTCTGAATACTTGACATAGGAAAAAGAGAAATTGCTGCTCGGTTTCCTTGGCTATTTTTTTAGGTCACCGCTAACCTGCTCGGCATCTTCAAGAGTCGTAATACCATATTGTTTTCCGCTCTCTTGAGATAGAGCAGAAAACTCTTCATATAAATGGCTCACAATACTGGTTTCCATATCATCAAAAAAACCTAGCTTAATAGCAAGCTTATCTTCTTCCGTCTGTCCCGCAAGTCCTAGGAACACATCTAAAGGAATACCCTCTACGCTCTCAATAGCAAAAGCCAAGGTATTAATCTTAAGCTCTAAAAAGGCTTTAATATCTCCATCTTGAACCCTCGTACCTAGCCCAATTAAAGATGCGTTCTCTTTATTTTTTAATGTCCTTAGAGAAAATGTAATTTTCTCTTTGCCACTCCCTACAACAACCTCTTTGTTTAGCTTTCCAATGCCTAATAAAAGCTCAATTCTTTTTCTAGCATCAGGCGCAACAGAAGGCTGGCTCGTATGCTGTTCTCTAAACCTCTGAACCTCTTCATAGCTCTTAAACTCTTGAGGCTGTTGGACGGCTTTAGCAGGAAGAGGCTTTGATATTTCATCTAGCGCCTCAGTTTCATCCTCCACCCGAAAATTGGGCATAGACGTTCCTGTTCCTTTGGTTGTTCCTAGTGTGCTTCTGATACCGGCCATAGATATTCCTTTCTACTTAAAGGATATATCAGACGACCTTAAGCAGTTTCGTCAATTGCGAACAAAAGGCCACCAGCCGTAAGAGCACCACGGAAATCGCCCTTATCAGTTGCCTGTTCAATCGGATTAAGATCTGTAAGCGGCATGTCTCGACTACCAATCGGGCCACCCGGAATCGGAACGGCACCACTATTCGGACCCATTGTAGAGTAAATTGCTTCAGCCTGCCAATTCATATCATCCACAATAACAAAGTCTGTATCTTGATACTGATAACTAATTTGAGTAATCCAAACATTCTTGATAACAGTAGTCAAGGTAGTGGAATCTGCCTCTGACGCAAAAATATCCTTAATGATAATATCAAAAGGAATACGCTGAGAGGCCGCATGAATAAAAGGCCTGCTAAATGCGGCGGCAATTCTTAAGTTACCAAAACGAGTTCTCTTACAGCTTCCACTAATGTCAGTTGATTTATTCGGCACAGAGTCTATATGACCATCTGTTCCTACTTCATCAATCATTGATACACTTCGAGCTTCCGTCACCGAAAGGTTTTTAACAGCGCCAATTTTATTTCCATCTACTTCAATAATTATATTTGTACTTACAGAAGTACGTGTAACGCTTTCCCCCTCGGGGCCTTGAACTATCGATCCTGTATTAGCAGTTATGGCCATTTTATCCTTCTATTAGATACGCCCCTATTAGATGAGCCCTAGATCTACCCTTATATAAATCCAGTTAACAGGGTAGGTCGGTTGGACGCTTACCCCTATGTTCCATTGCCTTGGCTCAACCGGATCTCTTTGAACAACTACATCTGTAAATCGAGTAATAAGCCTACGAGTGGTCAGCGCAATGAGGACACTATTAATCCTGGCCGCTAAGGTTGAACCAAAATCTGGACTTTCTGGCTGACCAATAAAGCCTCTAAAGGCAGCCCGTAGAATTTTAGCAATGCGGTCACGAATAAAGACAATGCTAATTTCTTCCTCTTCAGCAAACCCACTGGCGGTTGTAGTTCTTCCCCACAAGCAAACCCCACCACCTGCAATAGGCTGCATAAGACACGCGCCCGCTGCAGCAATTTCTTCTAGAATAATGGGCGGGAAAATCATGTTCCTAAGAAGCTGGAAGCCCGTTAAGTTTTTGCGTGTTAGTGGAATGGTTACATTTGATGTTCCAGCAAAAAACCCTGCTGCTGCTGGAGCCATATAAAAACCATCCAGCAATAGACGGTTTGCCCCAGCCTGAACCACTACCTCATCCGGATACATGTAAACAACGCGAAAGGTGTTTCCAAAATTATCGTAGATACTATAATTGGTTAAATCCTCATTATCTCCAGCCAGAATTTCAGCAATATCATCTCCCTGAATTCCTTCAAGAATACCAATATCTTCTACTGCTGCTAACTGGGTTCCGATAATCTCAGCCGGATCCAGTCCCTTAATGGCACCAATGAAAAGCATTCGTTCATGCTTATTCTTAATGGTACTCATTTTACGAACGTGGGTTTTGCCGTTCTGAAAAATAGCACTTATGGTTTGGCGAGGAAGGGGAACAACCATGTCCACCTCAATCTTTTCAGCCGAAGCATAAGCGTTAGTCCAACCTACATCAAAGAAATCTGCATCTTTAACATCAACAATTGTGGCCCTAAGCTTTTCACCCGCGTCCAAAGCCAAATCTTGGGTAAACAAAATCTTTGTGCTCTTAACTAGCGGATTAGGATTAATGAGACGGAAATCAACACTCGTCTCAGTTCCTATAAAGCTTCCTGAAGTCCTAGAGATCTGAAGCTCACCATTTAGAACTCCAGTAACTGTAAAGACACCATCATTAGCGGGGTTAGTAGAATTGAAAAGCTGGATATCAAAGCCAGTATCCCCCGCATCAAACCCTACCGTTACTGACGACATCTTGGCAGTTAAGGGGGTTAAGGTAGTAAGAACTCCATCTACCCCTTGCTTTGTAACCTGAACGGTTTCTACTACTGTATAAGAGAACACGTCTGGTCCAAAAACAAAGGCTGCAGGAGTAGTATTATAAATTGGATTATAAAAAGGAACTTTATTAGGAATAATCTGCGTCTCTTTATTTGTTACTGGATTAGTAATAAAGAAGTTAATATTTAAGTCCGCATCCGGTACAAGATTTAACGGCAACGGAAACTCTAAATCTTCTAGATCAGATTCTCCTGGCGCATCCTCAACTAAAACAACAGACTGACGCCGAGGCAATGGAGGGGCAGTCTGTAGTGCAAAGAAACCAGGGGCTCCATTTTGCATAAGAATCTGAGCCCCTAAAGCTAAAGTATTGTTAATTGTTGGAGCACCATGGAAACTTCTAAAGTTATCCATGTCGGTAAAAAACACCGGATCATTTATATCTATGACCGCTATGTATTGAGCCGATAAAGTATCTCCCTCATTTAAAGCTCCTCCTTGAACAAAAATAACAAAACTATCTCCTTCCTCAAAAGGAGTTGCGCCTTCATCCACCGCAAATTCTAGTATGCCATTAGAAAGAAGAGAGCCGTTAGAGGTCCAAACAATCTGTTGTCCATAACCATCTAAAATGAAACCAGACACGGTTCCATTAGCAATAAACTTAGCATAGCCATCAATGGGATTGCCGTACCCATCTCTTCGTACACTAGAACACCGAACAGTCCAAGTTTCAGTAGGAGCATTATCATCTACTAGCTCAAGGGCACTAAGCGTTCCATTGCCAATGTTGTTAGAAGCAGGTTGAAACTCTTGGCCGCCCTGATCAACAATATGAGCAGCTTGAAGCTCAACACAGCCAGTAGCTATATCTACTTTAGCTCCAAAATCTGAATCAAACCCTTGAGTATTAATTGGCCCTTCAAGGACTGCTAAAGGAATTCCATTTTTGATAATAGAAGTTCTGTTAGATATAAGAGGTGCGTCCGGAAGAAGGAAGTGACGCCCATCTGAACCACTCTCGGTTGTACAAGGCGGCGCTAAGCCACCGGGACCGTCAAGACCATCATTGCCACCACCCAATGCAGATGTTACTAAAATCAGTTCTCGCTGCCCTTCCCCCATGATAACCGCAAAACGGTTTCCACTGGGAACACTAGCGCCCCGACTTCGAGTAACAATTTCTACATAACTATCAGGTAATGCATTTCCGGCTCCTGGGAAATTTGCGCCCACACCTCTCCTCGCTTACAAAGTTCGAAAAAATACGTTAATATTCCTACTAACCAATCTAATGTCTTGTTAGTGCATGTATTTTTTTTGTTTAAAGACTTTCAAGTTTATCAAGCAAATTCACATCCGTTCTAATAGTCAAATTAGGCGCTATTCTTGGGGGTGGTGGATCGAGAACTCCAAACTCCACACACAAGGCAATTGCATCACAAACACTCTGAACAGGTATGGCTCTAGCCCATTCTGTTCGAATATCTACAGTAATTGTTTGCTTATAAAGTTTTTCATTTAAATCATCCCCTTCCGAAGGTGCACTAATTTTAAGACCCCTAATAAAAACACCAGCTTTCCATAATCTTTTTTCAAGAATATCTACAAAAGCTAAAGAAATAAATTCTACAATTTCATCTCTGGCCCGAATTCCTCGCGTCCAAACATCTACATTAATTGATCCCTGCCAAGCTCCATTAAAAAGAAAAGCTTTGGGAGTAAAAATATTTTTAAAATTCCCATACCCATCATAAACCCTTACTGCCTCCCATTGAACAGTCCCTCTATCCCTATTAAAAGAAAGAGGAGTAGAATCCATGTTGCCCATAGAAACTAAAACAGCCGGATAAAAGATTGTGTTAAACCGCCATTTCTCTGCAATAAAAATTCTTGTTGTCTCATCATCATGAAGCCCAGCCTCAGATGGAACACCAAGAAGGCTTGGGGTTTTTACAAATCCCCACTCATCTCTTACAAAATGAAAGTAGCTATCTTTATTAAATTCATCTCTTAAAAGATCGATAGCCACTTCTTTTGGAAAAGTAAGAAGAGTGTTTTGGACGACATTATTTAGCTGAAATAAATCCGTATAATAAAGAGTGCCGGTAGCCATCTATACGATGCTTTATAAGTCTTAGTTGCATAGCTTTGTGACTACCTACAGCACAAGACTAGTTATCTTCCAGTTCACAGGTTTCCTTGGCTAATTTTATACAGGCGTCCATCTATAAGTAAAAGATACATTGCGTAAGGTTAAGGTCATTCCTATAGAGTGATCTGTTTGAGCAGAAATTTTAAGAACATAAGGATCTGCCAACTTGTGGTACGAAGAAACAAAAGAAGCAGGAGGAGTTGGTACATCAAAAGTAGCTGTACCCGCAGGCAACCCAGCCAGGTCCAAGGTTGATTGTATAATCGTGCCCCCTTTTGCTGGAGCCAGGGTGACTTTAATTTCTCCCGCATCCAAAATGGTAGAAAGGGTATAAGTTAACTGCAAGCTCAACAATTTGACTTCATACGGGATAACTTCACTTAATGGAATAGTCCAATCAAAAGTGCGCTTACTACCTGAAGATACCTGAAAAGTTAAAGTTTCTGAGGTACTAACTGTAGGGGGAATTAATTCTATTTGAACATCTGATGGTAACCCAGTAATAGTATCAAACAAAACATTACCTGAAACAAACCCTATTGATTTGGTTCCTAACGACCCACTAATAAATGCATTAACTGTTTGATTTATATTTCTTTCAACTATACTTCCACCAGGCGCCCCCACTATCCCAATAACATTAAGATCTGTATTAAGAATATTAATATAAGGACTATCAAAAGCATTATCTACTACATTACAAAGACCGCCTATATTAATATAATGCTCGATATCTTGTGTTCCTCTAAAAAGCTGATTGTCAGAAATTTGAACAAAAACAAATGATAGAATTCCAATTGTCTCATTATTTGAAGGCGCACCAAATCGAACCTCATTTCCAATAACTGCGCCGAACGCCATGTTTTGAATCCCTACTGCACCACTCTCGGCCGAAAAACCATCAACAATATTATTCTTTATATACGCGCCACTGCAAAATATTCCTCGCTTATAATACTGATCTGTAAAAAACAACCCTCCCTGACCTGTTGATAATTGGTTGTTTTGAACAATAGCATTGGTTCCCAATAATGCTATCTCATCATTCGTGTCTTGAATAGAAATGCCATCATTTAGAAGAGTAACTGTGGCGCTGTTAAGATTAATTAAATAAGCTGGGTCGGCGGCATTAAGCGAGTTATCAGTAATAATAACCTTGCTCCTTATCTGATCCCCAGCCTGGCCACCTCCATTAAAACACTGAATCCAATTACAAGCATTACCCTCAATCCTCACAACACCTAGGGCAGAAGTATTGTTGGATAAATCTATGCTCGCCAACCCATCAGCATCAAGGTTGCCAATAAAGGTACAAAAATTGTTGGCTATCCTAAGAAGATCATGGCCCTGATCTAGATTTCTTACATAATATCCAATACGACCACACCTGTTACCATCTATCGTAACTTGTTGCGCTTGAAGGTATCCAAAGTTTCCATTAAGCTGGAAAGTACTAGTAATGTAAATTCCCTGATCTTGACCCGCAACGTTATTAGAAATAATGCAACTTCTAAACCCGCCCCTAGCACTATTAGAAAGAGGGCGAACGAGAGCTACCGCAGCCCGACTAACTGATACTCCCTTGCTTTCAAAATAGTTTCCAGTAATTACAATATTAGAATTAAAAATTGTAGTTGTAGCAATCCCAACACTATTTTGAATTAAAGAAATAAACGGATAACGATCTTGAACTCTGCTTATAAATCTACAATTAGTTATGCTAGCATCATCAAAAACCTCTTGATTATCTGTTCTCCTATATAAACAACCCCCACCTAACGCCTCAATAAAGCCGCCCCCACTTGGACTGCTCATGCTCCAATCAAAACGACATCGGTTAAACTCAGAATAGCTCGCTAAATTTACCCCTATATTTGAACCCAAGAAAACAAATTCTACATCTTCAAAAAGCACAGGTCTATTTTCGCTTCCAGCCCCAAGATCAACAGCTACAGGGGTTTCAACATCAAACTGAAAAGTCAAATTCCTAGCCGTTATACTCGTTCCATCTAAAAACAAAATCTTGCCACTAGCAAACTTTAATTGAGAAAAATCAGATACCGTATAGCCAGATCCAGAATCCGCATATAGCCCAATCCCTTCTCCCACAATCGTAAAGGGCGGAAGGTTGGTCCAATTCAAATGGTCTGTAATCAAATGCTTGCCAACTATTTTTACCTCACGATGACCAGCAGTATAAATCCGTAACCATGTTGTTAGCTGCTCCAAACTATTAAAACTGCTAGACCCATTTTCTGTACTAAATGTAAAAGGTATATTGAACGTTTCTGTATGAACAAACCGTCTAGCATCAGAAACCGAATTGATAGTTGTAGATGCAATGGTCACATTAACAATTGCAATCGGTACCAAATCCCTTCTTGTATCAACCAATTCACTAAAGGTAAAAGATTGAACATAAAATGAAGGCCCACCAGCAGGCAAAGAAGCTAAGAATTGTTGCTTGGTAGGAGTAATAATATGAGTCTCGAAGTTGCCCTCTTGGTTCACACATATCGCCCAATCAATGATATCTCCAGACCCTACAGAAGCCTCTACAATTTCCGGAATCACAACTAACGAAGGATTTCCAGCAACCACACTTCCGTTAACTACCGCAAACCCACCATCAGCCTTTACTTGTGTAGGCTCAACCAAATCTTGAACAGCAGCAAAACCTCTAATAATACCATTATCATGAAGAACTCTATCTCCAGCTTCTACAAACGCTACTGCTGAATCGGTAAAATTCTCTTCACTTACACTGCCTAGCTCTCTTTGATCCTGAGCAGCATCAATTCTATTATTGCCATCAGTAAGTTCACAACTTCCTATATAAAAGACCTCTTGATCCCTTGAAAGAGAATCAAATATCTCAATGTCAACAAATCTTGGAACCCCAGTTGTAACAGGAGAGGAGCCAGCCACATCTACATATTCAAGTTCAATAAAATCTACATTGGAGTTATCATAAAATCTTGTCTTAGTATTCTTTTTACTAGTAACCAATTGGCCAGTGTTCTTAATACCTGTAGCTCCATCAGGTTCACCTAGCCATCCTGAAAATTCTCCCGTAGCATTATCGTATGCGGTGATTTGGAATCTAACAAAAAATTTCGCTTGTGCTGCTCCAGAATTAAATCCTCGCAATTTGGCAGACACATCTTCCGTTTTCCACAAGGCCGTACCCAAATCTTCTGCTAAAACTGCCCCCTCTACTTGAATGGGGAAGCGACACCTTTCATGACTAAAAGTATTTCCTTCATCATCAATAAATATCTGAAACCACCTCTTGTATACAATAACCGAAGCAGTGTCCACCATATTAAGAGCATCAAAACCTACCGTGCTCTCATTCCAATAAATGCGAACAGGAAGCGTGGGATCAGAGCCGACACCATCCATATCCGCATTCAAAACGGTCAAGGTCATCTTTGCTACTACAGGAGGGCACGGATCTCCATAGGTAACAGATTCAAGTATAAAGCGGCCATAATCTGCGTTGTTAAGCCCGCCTGTTGTCCAAGGAACCGTAGGCTGAATAACAATGGTTCCTCCAGGCCTTAGCTCTACAGAACGTAAATCAATTGGTATCTCATACGTAGCAGAACCACTAATCGCATTCCTAGAAATTAATGTGCCTACCCAATAACCATCTTCAATTGCAAAGTAACCATCATCTTCAGAATAGCCTGCAAATGGAGTAGGAGCAAAATCATCTCTTCGAATCCCATTCACCACATAGTTTCTAAACTTGAGCGCCGGAATTACCTCAGTAGGAAAGCTCGCCGCCTCAAGAGCAGAAGAATAAGGCTGACCAAAAGGAACCCCCGCAAACCCACCCTTAGCCGAACCTAAACCTAAAGCATCAAAACCATCTGAAGGGTTCCCGCCTCGTGACGCATCACCAATTACATTTTTAACAAATGAGCTTTCAACCAAAACCCCACCAACAACCTCACCACTAATTATAGAGAAGGAAACAGAATTAATAGAGTCAGCCAACATAAGACCAAACTCTCCATCTCGTTCATATGCTATAAACCTATAATTAAAACCCTTTGCTCTTAAAGCATTATTTGTGGTTCTTACAACGCTATCTAAAGTATAAGCACCAGGAGTAGCGCCCGCATTTCCAGTAACATCAATGGCTGATAAAGGTATGGTTAAATCTTCAGGATTTCCAGTTGGATAAATAACAAGCCAAAGATTATAATGCTCGGCATCTAATTCAGAAGCCTCAAAACCATTTCCTAAAACATTCGCGCCACGAGGATCGCCAACAATTGCACTGGCCCTTACAGAAGTGGTAATATCATTGTTAGCCGGAGCTACAGCTAAAACCCCATATACATTGCGATCAAATTTTGGCCTATAAATGGACGCAATCCCTTCAGCTTCTGCTAGGTTTACACCATTAATTCTCGCAAACCATTGAGAGCCAGGAACAAACCTATAAGACTCAACAATCCACCGAGCGCTTAAACCATTTCCATAATTAATATAAAGAATGTCTCCGCTTCTAACCTTAGTAAACTTTTCATCAAATTCATTTCCAGTATTATCCGGAAAGAATTCAATTACATCATCACCATCTGTAGTGCTATCTACAGGGTTAGCAGAAGGAGGCGGACCATAAAGATAAGCTTGGACAGTTGTGGGAGGGACAATTAAAACATTGTACCCATCAAAATTAAGCGAGTCTTCTTCAAGAGTAGTAGAACGAGTCCAACGAGGAATTCCATTCACATGCATATTGGCACGGTGAACTCCCATGGTTAAACGATCTTGATCATCCAAAGCCTGAAAAGCTAATTGAGCATTAGTCGCGGTCTTAGGTATCTCAGAAAAATTGCTCGTATCCACCACAATGGCTGTAGCCGGATGAGCATCTAAAATTCTATTTAGGTGATCAATTAAATCTTCATTGATTTCTAATAAAGCAGAAGCTACCTGAGTGGCCGGACGCAAATCTCCATATCTATTTCTAAGCCCCGGCCAAATATAACTCGGATCACGGGGATCAAACGGAACCGCATTTAAATCAATTTGGCTAGCTACATGACGAGCCAAGGTAATTCCATCAAGAAGATGAACAGCACCTTGAATATGAAGTCGGAGATTGCATCTATTCTCTTCAGAAAGATCACTAACCGAATCAATAGAAGCAATGTTGGCTAAAATTAAAGTATGAAGACTAATAGTACTAAAATTTAGTTTAAGTTTACTTTCTTCAATTCCAGCATTAACTCCCACCTGATTATTATCAATCGGAAGACTGGCCAGCCCAGCACTCTGTAAAGCTGAGCCCCGAATAGATCCATCAGGGTTAAGGGACTTGTTTAAACGTGCAGCTACACTCGCAGCAGATGCCTGAGGATTTGCTCCAAGAGTTGTCTCAATTGCAAAAACGGCAGACCGCAATGAATTAATTGCTAGTCCTGAGATCTGAGTTAAGTTATTGTCAACACGAGGTAATGTAGCGTCATCATCAATTCCATTAGGATATCTTGTCATTTACCCTCTTCTATCTTCTTTAAACAAACCGCTCCTACTATCCAAATAAAGTGCGATTTTAGGTAGAGTTTAATTAGCTAAACCAAATAGCGAGAATTTGATATAGACCAAAACTTTTCGCTCTCATTGTCCTTGAACAAAAATTACGCGCTATGACAAAAAAGAGTGGACACCGTAAAAGAAGAGAGTAGATTGGCCATCCGATCAGCCGGTCGGACTCTATAGAAAGCGATTTAAATCATGGAAACCACTGAAAACAATCAAGAACAAACCAACGGATCTTCCTCTCAGCCCACCGAAGCTTTTCTCAATCCGGTAGTACAAGGTCTCAATAAAATTTTTGGAGTTCAGTTTACTGTAGCAACCAGCATCGACCGCAATTACCTAGAGGAAAGAACGGACGAGGCATTTTTTGGTGCTAACGAAATCGGTGCTGCTCGCAAATTGGACAACGGCACTCTCATCATGGGCAACCTCGAAATCCCCGCCACCTCATTTGACCCGGACCATTCGTCAGCAATCGGAGAGATTCTTTCGGCTCTTCGTGATGGCAACCTTGTCTCCCTCAAGAACCTGCCCGTAGCCGCTGTTGCTAACACTGTGATGACTCTTTCGCAGTGGAACGCCAACCTTACCATCTCGGGCCAGGGCTACACGCACCAAATCCAGGCCATTGCTTTCCCCTCCATCCAGTCTCGTCAAAACGGTTTGGAAGCAGAGCAGCTTTCCATCAACCCCATGTACGCTCTTAACTGGCGCGTAATCAGCAACAAGCTTACTGATTCCGACAAAGAGTGGCTCAATAATCTCACCGTCTAACAACCCTCTCCCTTTCCAGGTTGTGCCCAGACCTCTTATGAGGGGTCTGGGCTTTTTTTGGTGGGTGATAAAAACTATAGGGGCCCACCTAAATTTTCGGACGATTTCTCCACTCCTTTTTCCTCTTCCCTTTTCTTAATCATATTGTGGACTACTCTATAAGTATGTGCGGAAAAAAGCCCGGCCACACATCCAAAAATTACTCTGGCCCCGAAGGTTTGAAAGTCTTCTGGGTAGGGCCACGCAGAAATGGATGCAGCCAAACATCCTCCAGTTACCAAAGGAAGAATAGGAAGAATTAATTCATTCCATATTTTATTTTGTTTGGCGCTTTTCCAAAATGCATTTACTCCACGTCTAATAACAAAGACAAGGACCGAAATCATTAAACAAAAAACCACATTTGATAGAGTTAAAACCTGAGCTAATGTATCTTCCATAAGAAGAATGCTGTTTCATTAATGGAGTTTATATTTAAAATATTAATCGATGTGTATGTCCTAATACAGGCACTACCTCATTTCCACGTATTGGATGATTGTGGTCTTGAGAAATACTAGTGGTCTGATTTAAGCAATCATCTTCCATTCTTTCGGACTTAACCCATCTATGAGTATGAGGTGGGATTCCTTCAGGGCCAGGAACAAACCCAATAGAAGTAATAAGATTTTCTGGAAAGTTCTGTGCATCTGGAAGGGCGTTCCACTGATAGATCGGATCAGTTTTTCTAATCCGAGCCAAAGCCATTTTCTGAGCACCATAATGATTAAGAAGAATTTTATTTCTTGTTACATTCATAATCATGTAACGAAATTCTTCAGTACCATCAACATTAAATCTAATTACAAAATCTCGTTCTTTAAGAGTCGGAACAATAAGGGTCCAAGAGTTCGGTTTATAATCTAATTCTAAACCAGACTCAATCGGAATTAAGTCATCAACCGCCGGCTCAAACCTCATCATTATTCTTCTATCACTTCTCCTAGGATTGTAATACTGATTATAGCTGGTAACAAACCCTCCTCCATAGCAATTTGGGCAACGATATTCAGGGGTTTCTCGATCTATTCCTACACAATCGCACCTTATCCCGGTCCACATTCTACGAACCAAAACAACTGGTTCTCCGGTCAAGCTCAACAAAAGCTCTTCACGCTGACTATTGAACTCATTAATAGGCAACCCGCGAACTCGCACACACTTTCCATAACCATCATCGCAATAAATGTCCCCACCATAATAAGACGCAACACACTCGCCATTTAACATTTTAATAAAATCAGTTCTTCGATAACCCGAATAATCAAAAGGCTTAAACCCTTCCTCCTCTACTTCAACCGCCCCCAAAGGAGTTGTAACTAAATCCTGTGTAACTTTGGCATACCCATCTGAAGGCGTCCATATTTGATGCGGATAAATAAAAGTGCTGGTAGAAAGATCTAAACCAATATTATCATCTTGCCATCCGATAAAAAATCTAACTAACGGGTTATCATAAAACCGATACCCATCATATCCATCGGGTGTATGCTCTCTAGGAAACGTCCCATACAGTCCTCTTTCACCAATCAAAAGAGTATTATCAACAGCATTTTTGTTTTCGTAACTCATTAGCTCTGCCCCTATTTGCAGAACTCCATACGGGGGAAAATCAGTTACATCCAAAATCGGTACCACTAAAGCTGTAGCAGATATGGTTGAGACTAGAGGCTCTTCAGGATAAAAACGACAACCCTCAATACTTAAAGGAAGGCCATTTATATCATTAAGACTAATTTGATGAAGAGCGGATTTCACACCAAAATAAAATGTATCGCCTGGCCTAAAGTCTCCAAAAATAATCTTTAACTCTAAAGGATCAATAACAACATACTTAACCCCCTCGGCAAACACATCTTCATATCTTGTGGAATAATAAATATTGTTTACAACCTGATAAGCTGGGTCAGGAGAATAAGCTCGGAACCAACGTAATTTAATATGATCGCCATCACCAATAGAGGCAGCTAGATCTATGCCTCTAAGCGGAGGGTTGGCATATACTGGTCGAGGCGGAAAACAAGGAGACATACAAAGAAATACTAAAACATTGATAAGGCATTAAGCGAACTCCTTTGTCGGGCTTCAATGCGATGACTATCTAAAAGCTCACGATCAATAGTCCTTAATCATCACACTTATCTAAAAGCTGTTCCTTCTTCTTGTGTCTTTTCTTGCCCTTTAAGTCATGATGATTCACAACCTTTTCAACATACTCATGAGCATCACGAGGGCTTTGAGAATCGTGAATATAGGCTATTTGATTTTGAAAAGCCTCAACTTCTTCTGGATTATCAAGATAGCTTCCATGCTCTGAGCCGTTAGTTGGCTCGGTTCCTGTGCTTTGATCAAGATAATGTAAAAGCTCATGAATCATATAATGCTCTTGTTCTTCTTCATCTGCATTCTTTAAATCAGGATTAAAGAATATACAACCATGAGCAGTTCTAGCAGACACATCTAGGCCCTCTTTAAAAGCCATTGGTACATAATCTAATTCATCATCAGGAACTTTATACTTCCTAAACATCCTTTTAACAACAGGATGATCTTTAATTTTTTCCTTCACGCGGATAATAATTACAAGATCTTCTTTATGACCCATACCTAAGATACCAGCTTCTGCACAATATCTTCTAAACTAGGATGCTTTTTTTTAGGAAGATCTTTAATGCTAAACCACTTTCCTTCATAGTTTTCTTTATTAAGCTTGGGTCGCCATTTTTCTTTTGCTTCTTTATCTAAATCAGCTTTAAATGTCCTGTAGAGTTTGGGAACATGGGTTAAACAGCTACCTCTAAGGGTACAAGCCGGCATACCTCCAAGCTCCTCCTTAACCTCTCTCAGCGCCGCTTCTAAGCTCCCTTCGCCCTTTTCGATGTGCCCTCCTGGTACGCCCCAAGTGTTCTCATAGTCGCCACCAGGCCCTCGGAGAACAAGGAATACAGTTTGGTCTTCGGGACAATAAAATAAAACTCCTGATACCTTTTCCTCTTTCATAAAACTCCTTTCTTCATCTCTTCTAAATCCTCCGTTCTAAATGATGGAGCAATAGCCGTCTTAGTTGTCTCCCAAGCATATTTAGAAACCTTCCGCTTTAAAACCTTTGATAACTTGGATTGCTTCTTACCCGAGAATTTGCTTTTCTTTTTCGTTCTTTTTTTCTTTTTTTGCATAACTTCCTATCAAATTTTTTCCGTGCTTCTGTAGAGGGAGGATACCAAAAGGAAATAGGAATATGTTTATCCGTCTTTCCCTGGCTTTCATACAAAGACCCAAGAAGCTGTAAATTCTGGGCTGCATTTATATCTCTATCCAACTTAGCTTTACACCTAGTACAAGTCCAGCTTCGTGTTGAGCCCTGAAGAGGAAAGCCCCTATAAAGACACGAATTACATGTTTGTGTAGAAGGAAACCATGTATGTGCAAACAATACTTTTCCATCTTCTACTGCAGAAAAAACATTATTTAATATTTTAGAATTAGGATGATTTAAACTCTCTAAAACAACTACCTTCTTTTCTGTAAAGAGTTCTTTCCCCACTTCTCTAAAATATTTCCTTAAGTCTAACTCGGAAATTCCTGCTTCATAATTATTAATCTTTTTACCATCACTTGTTATTAAATACTTTGGTCCCCAATCTATTCCCAAAACATCAGGAGATTTACCTACTCTTTGTGCCCACTCTACTCTTTTAAACTTACTACTCTTTCTTTTTATTTTGCCATCATCATCTACGATTTCTAACTTAGGTTGTGTAAAAACCTTTCTTCCTTGAGGATCTACCTTTGTTTCCATTTTATCTACCCTTCTAAAGCTAGCACTAACCTGCCTCGTGGGGAGGGGGTCTGCGTTCTGGAGATGCTCTGCGTAGCCTACCTTAGGTACCTTATAGATCTAATACAGAACTCTATAGGCCTAATAGATGCTAATTCAGACTCTTCTACTGTTTCCTGATCTTACTAAATGAAGCGTAATCAATTAAAGAGATAGTTAAACGAAGAAAGGTTACCTCTATTCCCAGTCGTTCCTTCTAAACGTTTCTCAGTAATTAGGATCTTGATTACTTTTTGATGTAGCCTTGAATCGCGCCAGAGCCCAGAACCCGTGCTAGAGCGAGGTTGTCCTGGTTGTGGTGTACTCTCGTTGCATTCTGTTTGATCTAGAGAGGGCGGGGTTGCTCAAAACTCCATACTTCAGCTATATGATCTCAACTATTAGGTATTTCCTAATAGTTCTCCCAGTTGTGTAAGACTGAAGGCTCACTGATGGGAACGCGCTCTCTTTTTACAGAGATGGTAGAACGTACCCCTAGTATAGCGCTGTTTAGGGGTACGGCTAAACTTAGAGTCCTATATTCGAGCCTTCATTGGTTTTGGAGAAACAACCTGATATCTTTTTCAAAACCCAAGGTAGTTTAATTCATTAACTTATTTGGATCTTTTATTTTTTCATCTTTTATTTTTATATTTTCATCTTTGTTTACATAATCTAAAGCATCATCTTTTCCAATTTGATAGTGAGCTTTAAAAATGCGTTCCAAAATTTCTATATCTACATCTTTTTGTTTCGCTAATGTTTCGATTTTTCCTAGACTGTAGGCTATAGCTTTATACACCTCTTGTAATTTTTCTCCCTCATCGGCAATGTAACTAACAATTAAAGCTTCTAGTAGTTCAATAAACTCTTCAGTCATATATAAAATGCACCAAAATTAGGTTCACTTTTAATGACTTATAAACAAACATTCCTAACTATTTAAAATAGCTAGGAATATAAGTTTGAAAATTTTCTAATTAGAATCGGCTAGCAACCTTGAGCATGTCGTAAACATACTTAGGGAGTGAGGCAGTTTTAGTATTTCTAATAGCGTCAATAATGTGATCTACAATTCTTATTGCGCTTCGGGACTGTGCAGAAGTAGGCAAAGAGATTTCGTCTTCTTTAAACATTTTCTTAACCATTTCGCCACCAGAAATTGCAGCTTGTTGTCCACTAGTAACTGCCCCAAAACCCTCTTTAGGATTCAGAAGATGATCTGCCCAATCAAGAAAAGCAATTACATTCTCTTGGCCCGATTTTCCTTGAGCGGCTCTACGGATTTTATCTTCATTCTTGTCTAAAAATAGTTGGGTGGAGGGGGGATCCAGGTCACTTGTAGAAGTAACATTGGTTTGTGAGTATTTGTACATGTTAGAAATCTCCTTCTTTATCTTCAAGTTTAAGATGCCCTTTTGATCTTTGTGTAATTACCCACCACATCATCCAAGCACTGGGACCCATCATAAGAGGGAGTGCTAAGACGGGTAGAAAAATGGAAACCAGCCAAACGAATGCTGCGTTAAACAAGGTTCCAACTCCTATAAGGATGGCAAACCACAGCATAAACGCCCGTGAATTTTCTGAAGAAACTGTAACGGGACGAGCGCCGATAGAAAGAGCAGCCTTTTTGAGGTCATCAGGGATCATCGTATCTATACTCGAATATTATATCAATGGAGAGAATAAAAGATCTTGACTTTCATATTGTTTTTTGACATTCTTTTTTCGTGAATACCTATTGCAAGTCTATGTTATGTCCTGAATCAACATTATATTTTTTAGTAAGCTCCTGGGCCGAAGATCTTACTGAAGAAGAAAGGGATAAATTTATTCGACCTTTAATACCGTTTTCTGACAAGGTAGTACAGGAATCTCTTTTAGAGTCATTTTTAAAAAAAGAGCTTAGTGTGAAATGTCCTCTAGAGGAGCCCACATCGTCCTTAGAAAAGATCTATAGTTTTCGCTTATTGTATGAGTCTGGCATTGCTTCTATTTTTAGATGTAATGATAATCTAAATATTAGATATAGAAAATCTTTTTATAAACTTATGGACCACCATTCAGTTGTGTTGGTTAGAAGTCAAACAGATAGTTCGAAATCTATTAATGAGATTAAAGAAAGATTTTACATGTTTTTAAAACGCACGAGGTTTTTTGAATTGGTTTAGGTACCTATTTTTAGTTAGTCTAATAATCTCTTCCTTTGTATAGGCCTTTTGTAGAGCCGAATAGACATCGCTTAAATAGGAAGTAATTAAATTAGCAACATTTTTTCTTTCTGTAGGAGAAAGCTCATTAGTGGTTAAGGACTTTGCTTGTTCTAATGTTTTGCGCATTTCTGGCCAAAAAGCTTGAGCACTTTCTGGGTCTTTACTAATTAATCGGTCTAACATTTTAGGAATAAAGGATCCAAGCCCTTTAACTAAAAGTGTTCCTTGCTCTAAACGTTTATTTTGTTTTCCTTCCCAAGCTGAAGGATCGGCTAATTGTCTAAGCAGATCTACATACATTTTTTTTGATTCTGAAGAAAATGGACCAGCTAGTTCAGTACTATTAAGAACTGAAGAGATAAACTCTTTAACATTGCTTTTTTCATTTCCCTTTTCTTTAAGACCTGAGCTACCATGTAAAATTGCTACTGATTCTAAAATATTTTCAAGGTTAGATGAAGAAAGTTGATTGGTTTGTTCTTTAGGAGAAAGCTGTTGCCAGATGCTCTTTATGTAATTTATAATAACCTTATAAGCTTCCTCATTGCTTCCTACTCCAGAATCTAAATTATCAAGAGCATCAAAAATTTCTTTTTTTCTTTCTGTGCTTAATAAATCCCCTTCTGCTTCTTCAAATGGCTGTAGTCCTTTACCAATAGGGGCATCATGAGAAGGGGGCTGATCCCGATTAAGAGGTGTTTTATCTCGTCTTTCTAAGCGCATTTTATCTGAGGAAGACGGCCATGGATGTTTTTTATAATGTTCTTTTTGTGCTTCAGTTAAATCTTCTCCCGGCTCCAGAACGGTTGAGAACTCTGCTTCTATTTCTTCAGCCTCTTGTGCTTTCTTTAAAAAACGGTAAACGTCTTCTTCAATAAATGCTTTACTTCCAACTCGCTGTATCTTCATTGCCTTACTCCATTAAATTTTATTTCTTCTATTATCTTAAGCCCTGCATCTACATTGCTAGATCCGCCCATAGCTAATACAATAGAAGGCGTAACAACATCTTTAGGCATCCCACCATCTCCACTGGCTATATCTATGAGCGTTGCGTTTGGATAAGCACCCAGAGCAATAATGTCTTCCATTCGGAAGGCCTGGGCAAACCAAGACGGGCCATTATTAATAAAAGGCGCGACAAAGGGAACCGGAGGAAGGCCTAGTACTATCTCGAAGGTATTTACCAATGGGTCAAAAAGATAGTTGTATTTATCAGGACCAAGAGCGGTAACAGTAAAGTTTGTATCACTGGTGGGCGGTAGGGTTTGGGACATGTTAAAGATTTTTATTAGACTGCCATCTCCATTAAGGTCAACAATTAAATTTATAAATGGAAGTAAAGCAATGGCTGAAGATCCCAAAGGCTCTCCATGATCTCCTACTACAGGCCCTGAGGATAATAGTAAAGTAGTTGTTTCAGGTAAAAGATCTTCCCATGTAAATTCAATGGAATCTATATCTCCTAAAGGAAGGCCCGAAAATCCTCTAAGCCCTAAGATAGGCTTATTCCCGATTCCCCCGCCATTGTAAGCTCCAGTTAAATTGGGTCCAGTTTGTGAACGCAGGGTAGGTATTACTCGTTGATAGTTATCTATTGTAGATTTGTTAACAGATATATTTACCCGGTTAGGAAATGGTATTCCTGCTAGATCATCTAAAGCCTCAGATGTGCTATTTGGAATAGGGGGTGCCCAATTATTTGGAACGAGGGGCGAATAGTAACCGTCTCCAGACCACTGGATTCCGTTAAAATGAAAGGGGTAATTAATATCTGAGTCATAAACCTCTAATCCTCTAGCCGGAGTAGCAATGTTTAGTCGATCAAAAGATGACATTACGGGAGGGAGAAAACCTCGTTCTTTGCTTTGTAACTGGACAAGAGCGCTAGGATCTTGTTCTTTATAAGGGGCGGAGCTATCACTAAAATTTAGTATCGCACCAACCGAATTATAAAGGCTTTGGACATCTGCATTAGGAACATCCCATGCTGTTCCTAATGTAAAAGGAGCGGTATCTAACTGTCTTAGGTTAAAAAAACGTAAGCGTCCTGAAGAAGGACCAGCAATACTATTAACGACATTATAAGCAGATAAACTACAATCACTTAAGGTTAAGCTTCCGGTTTGGAAATCAATAGCTATTGCATCAAAAGCAGTTATTGAACTTCGAGTTAAAATAAAAGCATTAGTGCCTGCCATAAGAACGGTGCCCAAGGCAGAACCATCAGTAAGAAGGCATGCGCGAGTAGAAGAGCACTCTATTGAAGTTAAACTACGATCATCTCTCCATAGAGCGGTTTCTGTACCTATAAACTGTCCTGCTTCGTGTTTAAGAACTGGATTAGTAGACCCTGACACAGTGCGCAGCCATCCCCCATACCACCATACACTTGAATACCAAGCAGACGCAGTAGGTGCCTCAATGTCGTCAGAATAAGGACTGGATAAGGAGCCGCCAAAGCCTCCATTGGTCATTCGTAGAATCCCGTTTCCATCAGCACTGACGTTAACAAAGATAACTTTTTGGGCTATAGACCCTGAAAACTCAACACAATATCCTGTTTGGTTTTCTAATCCTACCTGTTCCCATCGGATGGTGTTTTCAGAAATAGTTGTGCCGGGATTAATTGAAAGATCTATAGTTAGTGTTCCAACCAAGGTAGAGAAATTAGCGTTGTTTGTTATCCCTCCCTTAGGATCGCCCGTGTATCCGGCGGTAACTACAATTCCAGGGGTTCTTATAGAAACATCTTCTACATAACGACCGGGCAAAACTTTAACTAGAGCAGAGTTATTTACTGTTACATGGCCATCTAAAATTCGTTGGTCATTAGCTGCTTGTATAGAGGAATATGGAGCACCACTTCCAGGAAGTCCAACTAAATATTCTTCGGTTATTATTGCCTCTTCTTGCCAAGAAGCAGTGTTAGCATCCAGGCTTTTTAAAACTTCATCTGCTCCAGAAGGGGAATTTAAAACCGTAGCCCTAACCCCAGGAATAAAAACATCAGCAGTATAGCCATCAGAAGAAAGATCTACATCTACTCCTCCACTTAAATTCATTGCAGAGGTAGCTGGAACAATAATTACACCATCCTCTTTTGTTATTAAAGGAGGGGAGCCTGGAACAAATCTGATCCCTACAGAAATCTCTCCCATCCCCGCAGCAGTCTCTAGGGCGGGCTTAATGTTTTCATAATCTGTATCACTAAAATCTAGAGTTAACGTAGTTCCAGCAGGAGGATTAATTCCATAGCCATCTACTTCTACGCCTTCATTTGTTAGGTTAGTTAATTTTACCTGAATAGCCATTTGATCCTAAGTTAAAATTAAGGTGAATCCCGAACCCTCAGTCAAGCGTCCAGCAAATTGGGTAGTGAATTGAAAAGAAAGAACAGTAGATTTTCGGATTTGTAAGCTTTTAGACACGGTAATTGTATCGGGAGAAGTATTGGTAGACACTGATCCAGAGCTTACAACAATAGCCTTTTGTCCAGGCATTTGTGCAAAGATAGAGTAGCCGGGAAATTCAGGAGGAAAGTCGGTTGGTGCAAAAGCAAAGCATACCTCGACTAAATAAAGCCCAGGTGTTCTAATTATAATTTGGTTATATTTATAAGGTTGTACAAATCCTACACGCTGATAAACGGAGGAATTGGTAATACTAAATTTTTCTGTTCCTTCAATAAATAATTGGGGAACTCTAAGTTTAGCTGAAAAAACTTTTAATGTTTGGTCAAGAAAGCCCACACTATCATATGGGTTTATGAATATCTTTTATTTTTGGCTGAGTTATAATTTTTCAATTTTATTAGTAGCTACATGAATAAGCTCAACTACCGAATCCAGTGACCAACAAACTGCTGACGAAGCTAATGGCAACAAAAGATATTGTATGGTAAATGAATAAAGGCAAAGGGGAAGGGTGATTAGAACCCCACACCAAAACCCTAAACATAAACTGCAATTCAAAAGTTCAGTTAAAAATTTGCTTTTGGATTTAATAATATTTCTGGGAGTGTCTAAAATGGTTCCGTATTTAAGAATCCACATTAAACCAAGGCAAGCAAGCAGTTCAATCATCTAACTGAATTATAGCATCACTAATTAATAAAAGCTGTTCCCTGCTTAGCTTTACCTTCCCACCAAAATCATCAGTAAGATCATAACTACCGTCTTTAGATTTGGTGAGGATAGGACAACGCTTCCTTCCACAACATAACATTACCGCATCGCCAATTTTTTTAAGGTCCATGAATCTTATATGAGAATATAAGCTGACCGGTGCTATCCTGCTCTTTTATGGATCCCGTTCTCCTGCGCCCCCAATGCTCCCAATGTAAACGTCATGCGAATACAGTATTCTTGGAAAAGGGAGAACTATATTGTCGGGGATGCTTGGCTGTTCTTGCAAAGAGAGTCTTAGTCCCAAAAACCTTCAGGCGGATTTCTAAATGACTCTAATTCTTTTCTTACTTCAGGGTGGTCTTTATAAGGGCCAAGAATATCAAACGCAAAGTCTTTTGACCCTAGTGCTCTAAGCATTCCATAACCTTCTTCATCTAAAACAATCTCCATAAGTTCAGAGTCTGCTCCAATTTCTTTAAAGAAATTTTCTGCTGCAGCCCGCCTAATATCAGGGTTGGGATCGGTGACGAGATCTTTTAAGTCCACTAGATCTAGAACTATTTCTTTAGGCACATTGTAAAAGGCCGCTGCTCTCAAGTCTGAGTCCGAGCTTGAAAGCCATTCCTCGACTTCAGAAAAATCCTCTTTCTTTACTTTAGAATTAATATAGTCCTCTTTGGCTTTAAATCGCTCGTAACTTTTGCGGTCTTCTTCAGTTCTAAAATCGGAAGCTAATTTTATTCTTTGGGCTTGTGCTTCTAATTTAGCTATCTTGCTAAGAAGTTTTGAGTACTCTTTTTGCAGTGACATAAAACTATATGAAAAGAGCCCTATAATAAGATACAAACAAACGAAATGACACAGGATGTAAGGATGATACCCATGGCAATCATATATAAGATGAAGGTTCGTTTTTCATCCCGCCTATCTAACCTCTTATGCTCTTAAATTAATTCTTCGATTTCTTGGTCTGTCATTTTTCCAAGCCTTAAAAGATCCGCCTAGCTCGAAGCCAGCGTAAACGTAATACTTGAGGTGCAGCGGAAAGAGGTCTGAATGTACCAAGCCCCAGAGGATTCGGTTTCATATTTCTCTTGACGCGCTGCACCATTTCAATCCACTGCGTCATTTCGGTGGAGTATTGAGTATTTAATAAATCAGATACTTGAGGTGGAGTAAAGCTAATTCCGTTATCAGTAATGTTTAGCTCTCTGCCTTTTTCTACTAGAGCTTGAGCGCCTAAAGCAAAAACAGTAGCGCCCTGAACTAAGACTGAGCCAAAGTTTTGAACAATTGGGGTATCTTCAAAGCTAAAAAACGTGAAGGTTGGCTCTGCATTAAAGTGTTCAAGAGACGTACACAGGAAGGTTACCATTTCTTCTACAGTAAAAATGTCACAATTTTCAAAGATAGTGTTGCCATATTCATCGTGAGTAGGGCGTTTTCCAGAGCTTCTTAAACGAGCCCTAAGCATTTGAATTAAGCTATTTATATTACAGATAGCATTTTGAGAGTAGTCAAAACCCGGATCATCGCCTAAATGTTTATACCCATCTGTGTTAAGAGCGGGCATTTGAGAGGTGGCTACTACAAAGTTTCCAGACCCAAAGACCTCAAACCCATTAATAATACCTTTCCAAATATCGGTCCACACACCCAGATCTGGAGCTATCCCAACTTCAAAATTAAAAGCATATTTTCCTGTACCCTGTTGGTAAATGCCTTTGCTTTGGCTTGTGCGTACTCTTCCATTAGGCTCAACAATATCAATAGAAGGAACCTCGTCTAGATTGGTTAGTTCTCCATTGGGTCCACGAAACTCCATGCAAAGAACGATAGCATCTCCCGGCTGAGCTATTTCACTTCTTGGAACAATTCGGGTCGGGATTACTATTTCTGGTTGAGGAGGTATGATTGGGGGGCAGACAATAGCCATAACACTAATATATGAATGTATGCGAAGAGAAGTTTAATCGCTTCGGCCTAATGTAATATCTACAATTCTTTGTTTATTCATTTGTATTTCAACTCGTAAATTGGTTCTTAGAGTTGTAGGATTAGCAGTAGTGTATAATTCTGCTAAATTAGGATTGATATCATCCAGTTCTGTTTCAATAGATTTATCCTCAAATAGTTTAAATTGAGGAAGCAGGTCTACAAATTGTTTATAAAGCTTAACTCTATCTTTAGCGGATCTTAAAGAATTGTCTTCTCGGTATTTACGCTCCCTATCGTCTTTAATTAGTGGCAAAAGTTTTTCTAGCACATCTACATTTTCGTGAGCTAGGCCGAGTATTTTTTTGTATTCTATTAGTTTTTGTCTTACTTTAGGGTTTGGGTCATCTGGGCTTCGGGTAGGAAGGTTGGGAACAACAGGCTTAGGTTCTGCGGCCACCTTTTTCCAAACCAAATCAATTTGAGCTTTAAGATCGTGTTTCATGGGGTCCTAGCAAGGGGAAAGCGAACTATTTCCAAATGGGAGAGCTACTTGAATAAGAAAAGTGTCCCAAACAATACTGCCATTCAAAGCTACATAGCGTGTGCTAACAACAAAGGTTCCTAAAGAAACTGGCCCTGTAGGAAGAGTGAGTTGATGAGCATAGAGCCCTGTTTGAACATTGGACATGTTTTGTGGATACCCTAAGACCGGGGAGAGACTAGGATACAAAACGCTCATTATTCTAGGAAGGGCAGCGACATTAGCTCTTTCTCCATAACCATCAACAGTTTGAACAGTTAATGTAACCGTTTGGCCTGGGTTGGCAAACATAGAAGTAGTCATACTATTTAAATGATTTTAAATGCCTGGAGAATAAGGGTGGTGATTATTCTTTTTCTTTTTCACTAGTTGCTTTAGGAGATAATCCAGCGGTCCGGTCAGCTTCGGCCATTTCTGCTTCATCTGCCGCCCATTGTGTATCTGTAGAATTATCTAAGCCATCAAGTTCCTCATACTCTTTTTTAGGAGCATTGGGGGTAAGGTTTTTGAGATCATATTGTCGGGGCTTATCTGAAACATAAATGCCTGGAGGAATAAGTTTTGGCGGCTGCTCTACTCTAATTTTTATATATTTACTCTTTTTATATATTGAGCCGGCTATAGCAGAATTTTTAATATCTTCACCAGTTATTAAAGGGTATCGACCTGAGAATAAATCTATGCTCTGTAAGGGATTCAAACGAATTCCTAGGTCATCTATAGATACATTGAGTCTCTGAGAAATGTTAGTTATCCAAAACTCAGGTCTCTTTATCGGCTTCTTCCACAACTTCTACCTCTATTGCTTTAGGTTTACCCTGGTTATTTTCTCCAATAAAATACTCAACCCTTTGACCCTTTTTGAGAATCTTAAAGCCTTCCATCTGAATATCACTCCAGTGTACGAATACATCCTGGCCCGCTTCACCTCCTGGGCCGTCTATAAATCCGTAGTTTGGTCCTTTATCAAACCAGACTACTGTGCCAATGAATTTTTGTTTCACGCATAAATGCTGTGATATTGCTCTTTAGTCGGAGAGATTATACAGGCTTAATTTTACGTTCATTTTCAAAAGGATCAGTCCAGCCTTCACGAGCTTCAGCTAAAACAATGCCGTCCCCTACCAAAGCGCTACGGATTCCATAGTGTTTGTGAAGCTCCAAAAGCCCCATATAGGCTATTTGTTTTTGTTCTACAGGGTCTCTGGATTTTTGCATTGCTTTTTCATATTTTGTGATAATGATTTCTGCCTCTTTAGGATCTCCACCCCAAAGCCGAATCATCTCATAAAGCTGAGCACGAGTTTCTGGTTCTGATTGAACTCTGTTTTTATTTAACTTCTTAGGATTACGTTTTCCCATAAATTTTCATCCTTGGTGCTTGGGATATATGAGGTGGTGAGACGTTTTCAAGTTCTGGTATGTTACACCTCCCCTCCTTCTTGAAAACGACAGTACGCCCGTTTGTGGGGTTAGAGCTAGGCCATATACCTATAACCTCGATAATTTTTTGATGAATTAAGCTGTGACAAGAACCACAGGCTACCAGAAGGTTTAAAGGGTGGTTGGTACAGTTAGCCTCAACCCGTTCTGTCAGATGATGCAAGTGCAAGGCTTTAGGCTGTTTTAAACCACAAATTTCACATTTTATTTTCTTCGGCTTTTTCATGCTGGCTTATGAAAAACTTCTTCAAAGCTTTTATCAAATTGGTCTATAAACAGCTTGGCTTCCTCAATACCATATTCTCCAAATTGACTTATCCTCATAAAGTCTTGAGAAGAAGAATTATTATATCCAGAGTATTTCATAAAAGGACTTAACCCTTCATGTAGAGCACCGCATGCTGAGCCAAGTCCTACAAATATTCCCTTTTGAGACAATGAATGGATAAGGTTTATTGCGTGAGGAAGGTGTATAAAAGTAGTATTGGGGGAACGAGGCTTGTCTTTATGAACCACTGTAATGTTTTTATTTTGAAAATAATCTTCAATAGTAGTTTGGAATTGTCGCATTTTTTCGGTGCGTTCATCTAAAGTTCGAATCGCATCCATAAGAGCAACAGAAGTAGCTACAGCAGCCGCCACATTAGGTGTACCAGGAGCATCAAGGAAATATCTAGACCCAGAATTAAGTTCTTCACATAAAGAAGGATCCTTAAAATAAAGGAAACCTAAGTTAGTTCCACCAAATTTATGACCTCCGAAAGCGGCAATATCTAATCCTGTAACATCTACATTTATTTTGCCCAAAGCTTGACTCATATCACAAAATAATAACTTGGAAGGCATGTGGATTAAATCAGGATAAATTAATCCCGTTTCGTTTTGAACTCTTATGCACCCAAGGCCAGCGTCTTTATAGCCATCATGGTTTTCTACATATTCAGTTATAAATTTTGGCTCTCCTATCCACTTTCTATAGGCCATAGTAACAGCAGAATGTTCACCCTCAGAAATAAAGGTTACAGGACAATTATCAGCTAAGATTTTGATAGCCCATTCACATGCTTGAGTGCAGTTAAAAGTAAATACAACGTTTCCTGCCTCTTCGCTACCAATACAGTTAGCTATATTTTCACGAGCTTCTTCCAGTTTAATTGAGGCCCCAATACCAGGAGTAGTCATTGAAAGTGGATGACCATGACCGTCCATAGACTCATGATATTCACAATAAGCTTTGATGGCCTGCTTATTCATGGGGACGTGGGCATTTGCATCTAGATAAATAAGCTTGCTCATTTTTCTCCTACTTTAACTCCAACATTATAAGATTTTTTAAGAGAGGCTGGTTCAAACTTTAAAGGGTTTTTATGAGAAAATCCTTTAGGTGGCATGTAAATATTAATTTTAACATCGGAGAAGCGGTGTTTCTTTATATCGTTTTGGATAATTCCCATGGTTACAACGTCTATAACCTGAATAACTTGAGAAAAAATAGTAGGCTTAAAATCTTTATACTCTTCTAATGGAACAGTAAGAATTACATCCACTTCGGTAGCTCCCAAATCTATAGCCGAACTTATATCTGCATAAGTTTTTAATCCTCCATCAGTACACCATTCGTTTCTTACAAAAACTGGAGGAAAGAAAACCGGAAAAGCCATCGAGGCATGAATTCCTTCAATTAGATCTACATCGCTTTCCGTAAAGTAAAAAAGCTCTCCCGTCCTAAGACAAGTAGCTGCTACCACTAAAGACTTTCCACCATGCAAAATTCGTTCTTGTAAAATGTACTTGCTAAGTTCTCGCTTTAAGGGTGTGGCTGTATAAACAGAGCGTGTTTGTTTAACCATCCTATAGGGCAAATAAATACAAATCCAAGCAATTAAAGCAAGAAGTGTAGTTAACCATTTAGGGTTGTCTGCTAGGAAAGAAAAAAAAGCTAGGTTTATAAATCCAGCAAATATAGCTACAAATATTAATAATCTTTTAGCTAAAAGGTGGTGCCAAATAGAATGTCTGCCAGTGATTTTCTTAAGCCAAATATCTTCTAAAATTGGTACGGTTTCTTTTAAAGGTCCACCAGCTAAAATCCCAGCATTGAAAGCTCCGACACTGCTTCCAACATATATGTCATAATCTAAATCTTTATTTTTTTTTAGTAACCCTCTTAATACTCCGACTTGAAACGAACCTCTACCGGCTCCACCTGAGAGGATCAATGCTCTCACTTAACATCTTTCCAAGTTTTACTAACTATTAATTGTGTTACGTTCCTGACCATGCTTCTATCCGAATTTCTGGACTGCCTGCTGATTGAAACCAAATACCGCTGAAAACCCTTACAACTGAAAAGTTTAACTTCTCACTAGGAGTGCCGGGCCGCATATCCCCATGAACAGAAATTCCATCAAAAGAATATTCGGCAATGCCAGGACCATAATTGATCAAAAGCAGTCCTCTTTGAAAAGGAATATTGATGCCAAATTGTGCAAATTCAGGAAATACCGTATCAGCTACAGTAAGTAATTCAAATTGGTTGTACTTGTAACCTTCAGTATTTTTGGGTACGACTATGGGCATGGTTCTTCCTTAAAACTTAAACAGGGCTATTTATTATATAACGTTATTATACATCAGTGCGGGTTTGGGTAGAAGATGTGATCATGTTTCCAGTATAGACATAGGTTTGAGTTAAGCGGTACTTTTCTATTCCAAGTGCATCGTATTGAATATCGATAACTTGAGATACATTATTTCCATCATAGGTTAGTTGAGATTCTCGTACTTTAATTAGTTTTGATGCCGTTTCCCAAAGTGTTATATTTGTAGCTTTGGTTCCCGAATAAGTTATTTCCTCAAATCCGTTTTGGACATAATTAATGGCTAAAGATAAAGACTCTTCAGCAAGCTTGTAGCCGTCCATGGCCTCCATAACTTTTTGAACATTAGGAGCATCAGATGTAAAGCTTAATGGAGCAACATAAAATCCAACCTTTTGGGCCCCAGGAGGATATCTAAAACTAGAAGTACCACCAGTAGAGTCGGGCAGAGATTCTACTACAGTAAATTGAGTATCACTTATCATGACATCAATCGTGTATGTTCCGGCTGCTGCATTACCCGCAATAACTACAGTATCACCTGACTCCACAGGATTATCTGCATGAAGAAGGTTATCGCTGACTGTTGATACAACTATAGTGGCGGTACCTGAGGTTGTATCAGCTAAAGTTACAGATTTATAAAATCCTGTATAATCAGACTGAAGCTCAACTTGATCGGATACTCCTACATCAGCTAAGTCAAACCTGTCAATTTCAACCATATGTGTCCCAGTAAAGTTTGGCCCTACTGTTACGCATAAATATCGCTAGCTTTTAGATCGACTCCTACGAGCAGACTTCTTCTCTTCTTCACCTGTATGCTGCTCTTCTTCTTCGTCCTTCGGTGGAATTACTACGCTAGGTTCATGAAGTAGTTCTGCTTGTTGGATACGCTCAGATTTTTCTAAGTTTTCTTGTTCTCGTTCTTTATCTTCGGCTGCTACTTTTTGGGCTTGGAATACAAATCCTCTAACAACATTTTCTAAAATAGCTCCCATGGTAGCAAAACCTTCAGCTTGAGAGTCTGCTTGAAGGGCTCGTCGTTTATGATCTTCAGCAATGGATATTAGCTTCTGACGCCTTTTTTCGGTTTCATTAAGAAGCTGAATTAAAGTTGCTTCATAGATAGGTTTGTTGTCTTCGTCAATAACATTATTTATTAAAGCTTCTTGAACAATAGCTCTTAGTCCTCGTAAAGATTCTTTGTAAGCAGAAGCTGTTTCTTTTTGGTCGCTCATTTATTCTTCTTTCCTTTCTTAACCCGATCTTCTATAATATTTTTTATATCCGGAACTTTAAGAAAATTTCCTTTAGATGTAGGAATTGTACCTTTTCTTTTTTCCGCAGCCATAGCATTCATTAAAATAACACAAGGCTCACAATATATTCCAGGATTATTAATACCTTTTCCACTTACGTGATAAAATCTTACCTCGCCCGGCTCTTCTTTACGGCCTTTAAATAAAAACTCCACCCGATGGCCAGAATCACAATGGCCTCCAGGTGGAGCAGTTACTTGTCTTTGAATTATATCAGCCTTTAACATAGCTAATATATATCAATTTAGACCTACGGAGAGTTAGTCTCGGTTATGATAAAGTAGTTGATGTGATCGCCACTATTAATAGTAGCATAAGGAGTGAATGAAGATGTGCTTGTTTCCTCATAGTCATTTCCATCAACAACAGGGCCCGGATCTCTAAGAACACCTCGCCAGTAAAGCCACATGCCGCGACCATTGTTTGAGACATCTATATCATACGTTAGAGAATCAGGAACAGTGTGCGCTACTCCAGCGGCAGCATTTACAGTCAAACGTTCAATCGTACGAAGAACATCTGCATTCTCAGCAATAGCATCTGATAGCTGTTGAAGAGACGCGGTGATTGTATAACCATCGGTAAGAATAGCACCTGTATAATCTCGGTTACCAATCTCTAGGTTAAGAACGTTTAGAGCTTCAACAACAGTGGGCGTAAGGCTTAGGTCGTCAAAGATATAAAACGGCGTTTGGTTGGTAAGATAGGTGCCGAGATCCGTATCGCCCTGAACCGTACCAATGGTTTGACGAATATCATTAATCTCAAGCTGTGCGCCAGAATCACCGATAAGACCATTAACCATGGTAACACGAAGGTCTGCTTCCCCCATGTCATCCATTTGGGTACGATAACCGAGGAAAAGGTCAAGCTGTGTAGGCATTTCTGGACCAGCATTCCAAGTGTAGGGATTTGCCGTAGTAATCGGGTCGCCAAGAGCAACTCGATAAAAAGCAATTTCAATGCCTAAGCCTTCAGTTTGAGACCCCTGTTGAGCGATACCATAAATTCGTTGACCAGCATTTGCATAACCATCCGGAATAACTACCCCAGCTTCGGTACTTGGGTCGATGATTTCACAATAGGTAGCCGAAAGGTTGCCCGCATCAAATCCATCATTAATCGGATAACCAGTTTGATCTACAGCATCGGCATATTGGAAGGCACCAGAAAGAACAAGTACGGTATAACCATCTTCAACTGGAGCGTTTTCTTCCGTACGGTTAACGATTAGTGCTTTAGCATCAAGGGTTTTGCCCGAGATTTGCTCAAGGTTCATCGGCGTAAGAGTGGTAGAGGTAGAAGGACGGCTGTAGGGAGTTACAGCCGTATCATAGGCAACACCCTTAATTGCGGCACGGTCAGTACGTTCAAAGTTGAGGTCATCTTCAATGTTATATGGAGCGCGTTCGGTCCAAGGTAGCGGTAAAGCATCAGCCGCGCCGCCAACGATACTAAGATCGACAACAGTAGGGCTGCTAAACGCTACGATTAAGTGAGTGCTGTTATTTGCACCCGTTCCTGAGCCAGTAATAGTAACAAAGTTACCAACACTGGCTGCAGTGAATGTAGCAGAAGCTGCAGTTAGAGTAATAGTCGGTGAGGAACCAGTTAGGTAACCATCAACTCCGGTTTGCTGCGATTGGCCTAAGCCTGCAGATTCGTCGGTAAGAACTTTAGCCGAATTAACTGTAAAAGAGCCGGCTACATCGAGCGCTTGATTAAGCGCATTAGTACGTGAAAAACCCATTTTTTCCTTTAAATTTGTGAGGGTGGATTGACTTACGTCATCCGGCGCTTTATTGAATGGTTCGGCCGGCCTTTGAGTAAACTATCGGTCTCACTGTATATGTATTTATTCTAAGATTTGTATTTAATTTTACGTTTAATTAGATTCGGATGGTATAATTGCAAGTTAATTTACTGGTGCTAGTCGGAGTCAAAGAAATTAGATTTACAGTATCAAAACCTGTTCCGGGACCTCCAGACTCTCCTACAACGTAATCAATGCCTTCAATTAAGTGCCGCCCATTATGGTCAAGCTGTAATTTAAAGGAGTTGTCTACAGGCTCAGGACCATTGATAAATACATCAGGAGTAAAAAAAGTTCTATTGACCCCATCAGTTGGTCCAATTAAATTTATGTTTTGTTTAAAAGCAAAAGGAAGATCTCCGTCAGTAACTGAAATGCCTTTAGTGATTCCAATGCTTTCAAGAAAATCTCTTTGACAATCATCAAACTGAAGAAGATCAATGTTGCTGTTGACTACAATTATTTCTCCCGCTTTAGCCTTTACAAAAAGCTCTCCTTTTAAAAGAGAGTTTCTGATGTCTGCTTCAGATACAAATGGAATAGCCATTAGATCTCTGGTTTGCTGAATGCTTACAGGATAGGTAAAAATAGATAAGGTTTTCCTAGATATATTTCTAACAATAAATACAGTTGGGCAAACGGGAAAGAGAATCGCTGGCTCGCGAGATATAATAAACCCAACACTCATTTTATTTAACCTCTTGATTGGAAATGGTTATTGTTATTGTTCTCGTTCCATTTCCTGAGGTTATTTTCTTAAAAAGGTTGTTTACGATTTCTTTTGCTGACGCAGATTCCTCTTTAATCTCCTTAGAGAAAGTTTGCAAATCAGAAGGGATTTTGCCATCCTTTCTAAGGCTCTGAGCTTGTTCCAAAAGTTCTTCATCTTTAGATAGAATGCGTTTTTGAAGTTCGGAATTAGATAAACTTTCCACATCTTCCATGCTTATTCGATATCTATTAAAAAGAAGCTGTTCAAGATAAGAAAATTGAGGTTGAGAAATCTCTACTGTTCCTTGTTTTTTACGTAAAGTTCTATGTAATGTATCGTAAAGAAGCCGCGCAAAGCTATCAAACCACCCCTGTTGTCCTTCAAGCTCTGTCTTTAACTCTTTGGTAGCTATAAAGACTTTTCCAAACTTGCCTAGTTTTTCCTTATCATCATTGGTAACAAACGGTGCACTGCGTTTCCAATTTTGTAGGTTACCTCTAGGGTTACGAGCTTTAGGGTCAATACGACGAGTATCAAAAGCTAGTTTGGTAATGGGCGTTTGTGGGGTAGCTAATTTATTAAAAGCCTCGATTCTTAAATCAGAAAAATCTGGATTAGGAGAGCAAGAGAGTTCATAGCTTTGTTGTGAAGGACAGTCTTTTCGTCCCCAATCAACATACTGTTTAAAATCGGAAGCGGCTAATTTTGCCAGCTTGGCTTTTTCAGGCAAGGATAATTTAATTCCCATTTCCTTTTTATACCTTTATATTGACCTGGGTGTTTGCAGAAAACAAAAGAAAAGGCCTGGGAACACCCAGGCCTTTTCATCTTTCGTTCTTACCTATTGATCTTAGGGAGCGGGGTTAATAACCAAGCTCTTTAGACCCTTGGAACAACCACGCGGGTTGACGATTGCGATACCAATTTCTTCAGAAACGATCCAACCTAGCTTGAGTTGTTTCGGCTCATCGGCAGGCATTACTTCAATGTCCTGACGAATCGGCATAACCCCTACGAACTCAGGGTCAGCACAACCAAAGACAGTACCCGGAGGAACAACCTTGGAAACAATGATATCAGCACCCCAGAGATGAGCATAAAGCCCAGTCTGAAGAATTTCACGTTGCGTACACTTTTGTTAAGGGATAAATCCCTGCCAAGTCATTTCTGCTTGGCTCTTTACTTTTCAGTAAAGGTCAGACTATATCATCATCTCTTTAACGAGATGTTTGGCATATAGTCGTTGAGGAGGCTAAGGAAGCTTATAGCTCATACATTCTACCAAAAAAGGCTTTATGAGATCTCTAAGCTTAGGACGGTCAGGTTGGGTAAAAGAAAGGAAGTTAAAACGTTTATTATTTCTAATATATTTTCTAACCTTAACATTAAACCCAAAATTTTCTTTTAACATTTGAGATAAAAGTTGGTTTTCTTGATAAGTAAAACTGTCGGTAGATAACCTACAATCACTTCTCAAAACCGTACCGTCGTCCATAAACCAAATAGCTAAAGCAAAAGGAGTTAAATAAGCTTGAATATCTTTTTTAACAACTTTTATTTTATCTTTATAAAACATTTCTCTTAAGGGATAAAAGTCCTGATGACTTAATGAAGTAAAACCATACATTATAGAGTTTCCTCTTTTGTCTTTACTTCTCGCCACACTATTTACAAAAGGATTTAAAAAATCAGCTTTCCATAACAAGTACTCTTTTTGCGCTTCACAATGGCTAACTTTAAAAGAACAATTTTTGAAATTAATTCTTTTAAGTAAAGAAGCGTCTCCCAGAGTAGAGCCAATTATAAATTCCTTTTGTAGCTGAGAAATATGCAAAGATTTTATTTCTTCTATTTTGTTTTTTGGGTAGGGAGGCCGACCCAAAATTTTTGAAATAGAAGAACTATTAGTATTAAAAATCTCGGCAATTTCTAAGCGGCTTTTATTTTCCTCAAAGAAAAGTTTTTTAACTTCGCTAGTTGGTAAATTTTCATTAACTTTCCTGCTGATTGTCCGTTTCATCCTAACCTTTTGCTTTATCTTTTAAAGATTGTCTTCAATGACTAATCTATATCTTTAAAGTTGTTAGGTATTCGGAGGTTCCAGCATATAGCCAAATTTTTCCAAAAGAATTCACATTCTTAAGGCTGCCACTATCACTAATTATAGTGATTTCCAACAGGATCAACGTCGCCACCAGTTGCGCCCTGACCACCACCGGAACCCCAGTTAAGGATGTCCGTGAACTCATTGATGTTCATGAAGAACTTGGTCGTCACTAGGTCCCAATGGTCAACCTGCCGCTTAATCGCAGCAAGATCTCGCTTTAGAAGACCGCTATCGGCAATATCCTGAGGGATATTTTCGACTTCGGCTGCCGCATCGAGTGAAGCAAAACCATTCGCATCCTCCTGCGCCATGATTTCCTGACGTGCCTTTTGAACAGCACGGTCGATTACGTTAAAGCGCCGACGCCGAACCTCAGAGGTACGGATGGTCGGGTTAGAAACGATCTCGAATTCAGGAACAATAACCGAGTCACCGAATACGCGGCTTTCCGGAGGCGCACCATTGCTGGATACGACAACCGCAGCGACATCAATGTCCCGGTCATAGCGAGGAATAGCACCCTGAGGCACAGGGGTTGTTACAAGGCCAAGTCATTTCTGCTTGGCTCTTTACTTCTCAGTAAAGGTCAGACTGTATCATCATTCAGAGTTTTTATTTTCTGAAGATTGGCATTCTAGTCGTTGAGGATCAAGATGAACTATGTATCTGTTAGCTTCTTTATAAAATGGCTCGGTTAATTCGGCCATTAATAAAGTGTTGCGTTTATTTAAAGAAAGGTAATTACAAACTTTACCCTTCCACTTATATTCACAAACCTTACTTCTTATATTGAAGTTTATTTTTAACATAGCTTGAAGCAACTTATGTTCTTCTTTTGAAAATTCATACGTACTGAAGCGCATCCAAAATTGATTATCTTCAGTTCGCATATAACTTTTGTCCATAGCCCAAAAAGCCACCGAACGAGGTGACACATGGTATAATAAATTTTCTTTTATAACTTTTTTATGGTTGTTATAAAATAAATCTGAGTACCATTTCAACTCTTGGTGATTAGCTGTTATCAATTTTAAAAATTTCTTATCTTTTTTTTCTTCTTCTCTTATCAAATTACAAAGATTCCCGAGGGTTCCTTTTTTATAAAGGATTAGATCTTTGTCCTTTTCAAGATTAGAAGTTTCTAAATGATAAGTTTTTTTTCGACTCCCATGAGAAACAATTCTTCCTCCACCCAAAACCATCCCAATAATCGCTTCTTTTTGTTCCCTAGTTAAAGGGGCTTTTCTTACTAAACGATATTTTCTTAGTTTAGGAGAGTGATCAATATTATTCTCTTTTAAAGAGTTGATAACTACTTCTTGTTTTATTTGTAAAAGCTCTGAAATTTCATATGCAGTTTTTTTCTTTTCTACATACAAGGTTCTCAAAAGCTTTTTGTCCAGGCTAGGGTTTTTCATCTTTTTCCTGCTGATTGTCTATATCATCTTCAAATTTTTACTTTAGTTTATTTAACCCTGCTTTAGTGCAAGGGCTTTAAGGTTAAAGTATTGAAGCTTTTAGGTTTTCCAGCATACAGCCAATTTTTAGATCCGCTGCCTAATTTAACGGATCGACTACTAGTGCTCTACGGAACACTCCCTGATAGTCTAAGTTACGGCGAACATTTTTGTTACAGTTCAGGGGAACTGGCTAAGTCATTTCTGCTTAGCTCCTTACATTTTTGTAAGGACCAGACTCTATCATTACCGGGTTAGATAAAAACCCCTTGGTTCTATCTTTTTCCCGGATGTCTGACGTATTAGTCGTTGAGGATTCAGGCATTATTTTATAACTCAAAGCTAGGGTTACGATTATTTGATCTTAGAAGTTGGGTAACTGAATTACAACTCACTTTAAAGAAATTTGCATTTCAAACGCCATCCATTATCAAATAATTTTATTACCTCTTGAACTTCAGCTTGAGTTAAATTAGAAAGATACTTATTTTTCCCCCATTTAAGATTGGTTTTTATAATTTGAATTACATCTTCCAAATTATAATTAGTGTTTTCAACAATCTTATTAGGTTTCAATCCAGCTTCATATTGCTGAATTATTAAGTCTATCTTTTTAACGTCTGTCTTTCCTGCGGATTGCCCGTCATTCATTTTTACCATTCTTACCCAGACTCTAGACGACCACCTTCTATGGTTAGCCGTTTTATATCTTATATCAGGGTAGGTAAAACTTTCGGAAATTCCCGCATATAGTCAGATTTTATATCCCATTTGCGTAATCGTTATTACTAATAATTGGGATTGGCCATTACCTGCGCAAGCGCATACTTACCGTCTTGGGTAAACATAGCTCGTGAGATAAGGTCATTCCGGGTCTGCTCATCAAAGCCCGGCGTACCAGCCATTGCCATATTGGACGGCTGATTTTCTTCAAGAATCGATGCGTACTTCGCAATCGTTCCAAGAGCTTCCTGCAACGACCCAGCGTTGATTTGCCCTTTGTTATCAAACATATTCATATTTTTTTCTCCTGGTTAGTAGCTGCCTACTTTCGTTAACAGCCAAAAAAAGGGTTTAGCCCCTCCAGGTTAATTCCCAAAGGGGCTAAGACACCTTACGTGCGTGGCGGATAGAACTCGTAAACCGCTCGGGTGAACGTTTGCGGGCGCGATCCGGGGCCAGTTACTGGGGCTACCAAGCTAACCGGCGTGTTGACCAATGAACCATCAGTCATGAATTCAAGGAAACGAGCAAGAACAAGTCCTACCTCGAAGCTCTCAGCAGCATCAGGAGTCAAAAGACCCGTATCCGTAGCAAAGAGCGGCGAACCAACGGTGAGACTTAGGTTGGAAGGTAGAAGTCCGTCAACCGGATCTCTATCAACCGCATCTAGCGTGGTGGCATACAAACCGGGCTTATCCCAGAAAGTAATTTTACCGGAACCAAGTGCGGTGGGCGGACCGAGTACGACCCCTCCAACGGACTGGCGACCAGCAGTTCCACCAACCACAACACCCAAAAGGGTTCCGTAACCAGTTGACGAGAAGCCAGTAGACGTACCATCATCCAAAAGCCCTAGAGGCCTATTGATGTTGGAAGCAACAAGGTTTCGCGTAATAATCGTACGTCGTTGTAGTGGAGGAGCACCAATATAACCATCTGAACCGTCCGCATCAGATGCAGCAAGGTCCGGATTGCTCACTAGAATACCAACAATCGCTCCAACTTCACCACCAAGAATGGTAGCAATTTGGTCGTCGTATCCATCAAATTGTCCTAGCGGTTGAATGCCAGGCTGTTCTAATCTTAAAGCCATTTGAAATTTCCTCTCTGTAGCGTAAAAAGTGCTACAGCAGACTTACACCTTCAACACTTTATATTGATTTAGGCATAGAAGCAGAGGGATTAAATTGCTAATTAAATTCGTCTTTAAGAGGTGGCTTTTGGTCCGAGCTTAAAAGCTTCAAAAAAATTTTAAGCATTACATCTAAATCTTGACCAGAAAACTTTGGTTGTGCTTGATGAGTAACCCCTATAGCCTGAGAGTTTTCTTGTCTGCCAGTCTGAATTTTTGACTGCTCTGAGGTGATTAGAAATCTAGAAAAGAATGGCGGATCAGTTTGAAAATCATCCCAGGAAAAGGCATCAATCTTAGGCTGGGCTTTCTTTTTCACTCTAAATCTCCCAAACCTTTCCAGAAATTTGTTGTTTGATCATCATTTTCCAATCCCTTTCAACCGAAGCAGCTTTAGCTTGTTGGGTAGCGTTATCATTTGCTGCTTCTATGGGATCGTCTAGATACTCTAATGCCTTAGCGGCTTCAGTATCTACCGCAGTATCTACTTCTTTTTTTACCTCATTAAACTCTTTTACCATTTCTTCAGCAGATTTTTTTGCGGTTTGTAAAGCTCCAATGGCTTCATCTAAATCGTGGGGCTCAATCCAACGAACTACAGTTTTAAGGGGACGGAACTCTTTAATCCAATCCGATTCTTTTCTATCGAGAGTGCTCAATATTTCCAACGCTCGATCTATAAAGCCAACGAAAAGCTCTGTTTCTTTTTGAAATTCGGCCGCCTCTATTTTTAGCTCATTAGCTTCTGAATCCTTATTTTCCTGAACAGTATTTTTCATGTTCATAGTTAAAGTTAGGATTTTTCGTTTCTTTGAAAGCCATTTATTAACTGAAGACATGTACTTGGTAATACGGGCCATTATCTTTATTAAGATAGCAGGCGTATGGACATCATCAGTAGCATCCTTAAGCTCTTCTTTAGCAAACTCAAGGTCGTTAAGAATTCCTTGAGATACGGGATTGATGTTATTAACTAGTCCATAGAGAAGAAGAATAGTTCCCCCTAGCGCCGCCCCTCGTCCCATTGCACTGCTCATGGCCGCTCGTTGGGCACCTTTAGCAGCACTGTAGTTTTTTCGGTCCATTCCTCGCATCCCTCTTCCGGATGCTCTACTATCAGACTTAATTCCTTTAGCTACTTGTCCTTCTTCATGCGCTTCAAATAATTTGCTCGCGATTCCAGGGAGGACAATTGCTCCGAGAAGTCTTGCTCCCATTCCAATCCATGAAGCTTCTTTTTGAAACGATGAGGTTTTAACAACCACACCGCCTAAACATTCATCGGCCAATGCCATTAGCTCGGTTTCATTTTCAGAATCTAATTTGAAAGCCATACGTACAAGAAGTCTTTTAAGCTCATCTCCACGTTGAATCCAAGGAACCTGAGTATAGTTTCCGTTAGGAGGGTTGGTAGCAATTTGAGCCATTAAGCTAGATTGCTCAGGATTGGTCATTGCAATTCCATTAACTGCATCATACGCGGGAGATACAACCAAGCCTCCATTAGGATGAGCCTTTTCCATTAATGTTCGGTCATCCTCATCCCCATTAGGCCTTACATTATAAAGGTCTTCAATTTCCTCTGGGGAATCTTTGGCCTCCGCAATCCATCCTAACTCGCTTGCTAGTTTTGCGTACTCATCAAAGATTTTACTCTTCATCGTGTTCAACCTCTCCTACAAACATGTCTACAATTTCTTTAATAGAGTGAGCACCCATAGGAACAATTACCCTATTAGGATTATGAGGGTTTACGCCCTTTCTCATAATAGAAACCACTTTATTAAATGCTGGACTATTCTTTAATTTGCTATTTAACGATTGAGTATGAGGATAAATTTGATTTGCCCAACTTAAAAGCTGTTGTGGAAGCGGCTTGTCGAGCGCTACTACCCAAAGCTCGTTATCATCATTATCAAAATACTCAGTCCCCCAACTGCTTTCTACTGGAAAGGTTGGGTTGCTTGATCCTGGCCAGTTTCCTTTAATACGTAGTTTCTTTTCTAAAGGCAGATCAATCTCAACCGCTCCAATTTGAGAAGAAGAAGAAGAAGAAGAAGTTGGAGTTTGCGGATTAGAGGGGGTTTTATCTTTATCTTTATCTTTATCTTTATGAATATCCCATAGCTTTTTAACTACAACTCCACCAGCCAAAAGCCCCGCACCTATAAGCGTCCATTTAATAAGACCAAATAAAAGTCCACCGAGAAATCCACTTCGACTAAATGGGTTGATAAAATTTAAAGCCCTTCCTAAAACAGAAGTGCTTGGAGCTTTGGGTTGTTTTTTAGCGAACTTTTCAAAAGCCTCAGAACGATAAAAGGCTTCGGTTATTTGAGGCGGCTCTCCTGTTACTCCATAAATCATGCTCTTTAATTCTTGGTCTGAAATAGTTCCTTTATCCTTTAAACCTTTATGAACTTTATCTAAAACAGCATTGGTTGTGGATAAAACGGGAACTCCAGATTTATCAAGAGCAGATACAAGTCCGCTTACTAAATCGTTAGAAAAAAGGTTGGCAGGGGTCAAAAAGTTAATCGTCTCATTAACCCTACCGGCCGGACTTTCGCTTGTTACAGCGGCTTTAGCAGCAGACTCTACAGAAGATTGAATAGCCTCATATCCAGCAAACTTTAAAAGATACTCCATTGGCCCCTAATACGTTCGACCTTTGTAGAACTGTACAATGTCATCAATATATCCGGGCATATATTGAACCGCCATCGCCCATTTGCGATATTTTGAAGATTCTTTTATTATTTCCTCATGAGTTTTCCCTTCAGACCAGGCCTTCCATAGCTCTGGCAAATAAAGACTCATGTATTGTGTAAGCCTACGTACCCAATCCATTGGTGTATAAATTTCATTAGGTCGTCTTCTCTCGATAGGTACCTTTGGCCGTTGAAGCTGTTGTTTAATCTGCGTCGGGGCTAAAGCGTTGAATAGGATAGTGGGTGCGTCTTGCCCACTGGTCCAATTTCTTAATTGAGTAAATTTAACTAATGTTTCAAAACCTGGATGTGCAAAGGGTACATCAACCCCTCCAACGTTCATCCCTAAGTTTAAAATTGGACCAAAGATATCTGGACTCCCTGGTAACTGGCCTGTTTGAGGAGCCCCTGGTTGAGCCGCCACTGGTTGACCTTGTTGGATTTGTTGGCGACTTCCTTGACCGGGGAGAGGACCTGTTGATACCAAAGCAATGTCTTCTATAAACAGTGGCCGAGCTAGCGCATATTTTGGAAAGTGATTATTAAGACCCGTAAGCCATTGGTTCTGGAGCGCAAGCATTTCCCGCCCATATCCTTTTTGTCTACCACGAGCCACGAATAGTTTAAGCGCTCTGGTCATGTCTCCAAATGTAAATCCTGTGTGCGTTTGGTTTCGTCTGGCCTGTTCCTGCTCTTTTATTTTGGTTTGAGTTCTTTGTTGAGAAGCCTGTTGAGACCCAGGGGGAAGTACAGTAACCTGAGGTGTGCGGTTAGGTTTAGAGGCTTCTCCTCCCATTTCTGGAACTGCTGGATAATCAGCACTAGGCATCGGGGCTTGTCCCATTTTTAGTAAAGCCAATTCTACAGGAGAAGACGCTCCCTTAATCCATTTATTATTTCTTAGGAAATTAACAAAATTAGATAAAGAAGAAATGTCTTTTCTCATTACATTTATTCTTGGCTCCCCAACAGCCACATCCCAATCAACCAAGTTAGCTGTTTGGTAGGCTGGATTAATTTTATCTATTATAGAACTGGTAGTAGCTGTTTGACGACGTTGGGCAATATTACCTACTCCAAGTTCATTGCTTATTTCTTTTATGTAACCTAAAGCTTTACTTACCTGCTCTAAAAGTTCTGGTTTGGTAGTAGATCTAAAATGGATGTTAGAAGGGATATCGGCGGTTTTCCCAGTCGCCAAATTATAAAGATCTTTAAGCCCTGTTACACCCTTGTTAGTATTAGGTCCCCATTTTTTGTCAGCATTTCCTACTAGTTTAAGTTGAGCTATAACCCTGTTTATTTCATTCGGCTCTACTCCCAAACCACCTAATTCACGAGATGTGGTTGCTCTTTTAAGCCCGTCTTCTGTAGCAAGGAAATTTGCTAATGATACAAGGGTTTGTTGAAGAGCTTCTACCTCAGGTAAAATAACTCCCGGACCCCGCCTTGGACCTCTTCTTTGAGAGGAAGAGGGGGAGGCGCCTCTAGTGGGAGGATCGCCGGTTTCTAGGAAAGCCTTTTTTTTTATACCTCCAGGTTCCCAGTTAGCGGGAGTATTAAAGCCCATTTCCTCATTAAAAAAAGAAACGCTCTCGTCCGCCGGCTCTTGAGCGGGATCTTTTGCTGATCCTTGAAGTCCGGGTTTTGGAAGGGGCTTACGGTTTCCCCCGCCGTAATCTTTACGCATTTGTTCAAGTAGGTTTGTAGAAAGAGCGCTTAAAGTTCTAATTGCTGTAGGAGATGAAAGATGAGTGTCCCCATAGGGACGAAGCCTATCGTGGTCTGCTACAGCCGAGCGAAAATCCAAGAATTTTTGGCCCTGATTAAATGGAGAAAAAGCCTCTTTAAACATAGTCCACAAGGCTTTGTTATCCGCCGCTGCTTGAGCTTTTCTTCCGCGAAGCGCTGGAGCCAAATCCTGATTACTTTGAATTTGTTCGCGAACGGCCTCCCAGTTATCTATTAATGTATCTGCGAGTCCCGTAAGCTCTGTATAAACTGCCAAAGGAATTCCAACAAAATCAGTATTTAGAGGCGTTGTTTGTGAAGAAGGGAGGATAGAACGAATTTTGGTTTTGGTAGTCTGCTTAGCAAGTTCCGTCTGCATATTTTTAAGGATTTTTAGCGGGTTATCAATTTTTGAATCAAAGATTGAGCCCACATCTTTGATTTGTTTTATTAAGTTGTTAACCATTACTGAGACGTTGTGCCACCATTCAGGACTGTTTGTGGGGTTGCCTGTTAGAGATTTAAGCGAGCGTGATTGCTCATCAATCTTCGCCATATCCTCTTCAAGCTTTTCAATCTGTGCAGCAGATAAGTTTTTATCACTTAACCATTCTTTAACACTTCTTGCCCAGATTTTGATTTTATTATCATCCATGTCAGTATCGGTCATAAACCACTGATTGACTTCAGATTTCATTTCTTTAAGACCAGTACTGGTGTTGGGAATACCTATATGTTCTATTGCTATAGCCGCATCCAAAATCGGTTCCGCCAATTCGACTGGAGTATCGGTCCACTCGTCCTTTTCAAGACCATAATATAGAGTAAGAAAATTTTTAACTTTGATGATATCGTCTACTGTTTCAACTCCTTCTTTAGTGATAACCGAATACAGTTTTCTGGCATTTTCAGCTAGCATATTCGTTAATTGTTCAGAAGTAACTTCTCTATCACTAGATTCACTAGATGGCTGAGAAGTTACTTCCGTTTCTTTTTCAAAGCTTATTGGAGAAAGTCCCATAGATTGGCGTTTTTTATTAAATACATTATTTTGATAAAATTCCTCAGGAAAAGGATCAGAAGAGGTGTTCTTATGAGCCGCCCTTGTTGCCTCTACCCATGCTTCATACTCAGCTTCTTTACTAGCTTTTTTTATGTAGCTAGCTTTTTTTTTAACAACAAGATTTAAATTACCAGTAGGCCTCTTGCTAACAAGCTCTCGCATTATTCGAGCCTGTTCTAATGGAGTATAAAATTTTCCGTATTCACTTTCTGGATCTACATCATACCCACCATCAGGATACGCTTCTTCCAAAAAATCTTCACCGGTCCGATCAAATACATTGTAAAGATGGATCTCAGATGTCTTATAATTAAAAACCGCTTGCTCTAATTCAGCAGCCTCTTTTACATATCCTTTCTTTTTAAGTCCAGATACCAAAGTATAAAGCTTATTGCTTAATCGAGCGTTATTCTTTTGAACTAGCTCTTGTGCCGCTGCCTCTACTCGTTTATTCATCTTCTTGCTCCAAATTTAATGAATCTAAAGCCATGAGAAATTTCTTATTAACCTTTTCTCTAAGCTCGGGATGCTCATCTAATGTAGCCCTGGCTTTCTTAAAGTATGACAGCAAGTAGGGAGTAGAATTTACCTTCTTCTCAAACTCTACCCAAGCCTCAACTACCTTTACCTTTTCACACACGGAAGCTACTCGATCTTTAAATGGATCCTTGGCTTCCTCTTCTTCTCGTTTTTTCTGGGCTTCGTGTGCTGCGAATGCTCGAAAAATCTCTGAGTCCATTAATGCACGATTGTCCATGTCCATAAGAACAAATCCTTTAAATTGATGTAATCATCCCTCCCTTACATATTATTCTAGTAACAGAGAACCAATTAAAACACCAACGCCGTAATACAAGGGTACTTAGCCTCATTAGCAACAACCACTCTTCCTACCGCTAAAAGCTCCGGTCCCTGAATTATCCTAGTAAATTTACCATCTTTTATATATAACAAATCTCCACTAAAATAAGCCCCATCCTCTATATTGTCCGTATCAAATAAGATCCTACAAGTCCAAACATATACAAAATTTTCAGGCGATATTGAATACATACCACTATCACAATCGCCTCCTATTATTCCTATAGGAGAATTAGATAAGCAAGGTACCACTAACCCATTATCATCTATAGAAACTGGAGACCCCGCCTTAAAATCATAATCTGGGTGAGGGAAATAACGTGATGGCTTTCCGGTCGCTTCTCTTACTTGAAACACTATTAACTCCCTGCTAAGCTCTCCCCTATGTCAGCAACCCAAAGAGGCGCTCCCCGTATGTTCTTAGACGATTACCCCACACCTTCATGGGCCATCCGTAGAGCTTTAGAAAAGATGCCGTTCCTTCCCTCATCTGGCTCTTACCTGGACCCTTGTGCGGGTAGTGGTCATCTCCTATCTGTCATTAAAAAGTTCTCTCCTCAAGCCACAACAGCCGGAATAGAGATACAAAATAAATATATCAACTCACTCGAAAGCTCCATTGATGAATACCAAATAGCCGATTATCTAAAAGTATCATCTAAACCAAAGGCAGATGTGATTTTTACCAATCCCCCATATAGATATGCTCTAGAATTTATTAAAGAAGCCATAACCCAAGCCCCTCATACAATCATGCTACTAAGAATTAATTTTCTTGGGTCTCAAAAGCGTCATGACTTTTTAAAAAATCATATGCCAGATATGTATGTTCTTCCTAATAGACCGTCCTTTACAGACGGAGGAACGGATGCTTGTGAATATGCATGGTTTCATTTTCTCCCGTCCCCAAGATCTAAGGGCAAAGTAATAATGCTAGATTCTACTCCTAAAAAAGAACGGGTGTGGCAAGATTAGCTTCTACCCATTTCTCGGAGAGCTTTCCTCATCTCATAAGAAAATGTTCTTTTATCTTTAGCCATATCCTTATACAGTTCTTTCGGGATATATTGAAGAGCTTTTAATTGTGTTTCCGGATACTGCTTAAGGTTTCTAAGAATATGTGAAATCTCTATTTTTTTTAACTCTGGGCCATGAACCTCAATGAGCGTGTCCATTATCTCAGGGAAAAACAACCTTTTAAGACGAGGATGTATTAAAGACCTTACAACTTCTTTTTCTGGACGCGCAGCTATAGCTTCAAATACTATTGGATCTTCTTCATCTCTTAACACTAAAAACTCCTTCAAGAGTTAAGTAGGGAATAACCGCCGCCCTAACTAAAGGGCTTTCATGACTTGAATGAAGAGCTAATTGACGAGGAGAAAAGTGTTCTAATGCACTTATAACTTTAGAAGATTCTTCGTCAAGCCCTTCAGGTTCCTCTTCTTTGACCTCTTCAAAGCTAAACTCTTCTTCAACAGCAGTTTTATAAACAGCAGCATATTTTATTACTGAATCCATATTTTAACTCGAAAATATGCTTAATTTTGGAACACCTTCTTACACATGATTAAGTAGCTGTTTATGCTCTTTTTTAACTGATCTAATTGTATCCCGACTCACTCCCCAATCCTTAGCTACCTCTCTAAGTATCCGAGGATCTAAAGCTATTTTCTCTCGCTCTTCCTTGCTAAATATTCTTCTATCCAAACGCCCAGAGATACCATGCTCCTTCCTTAAACGAGATATTACACGATGACTTACTCCCCATTCCTTGGCTACTACATGCATGCTTCGTTTGTCATGAGCAATTTCTTTTTCTTGCTCCGGGGTAAACTTAATTTTATTGGGCGGCTCTTTTCCTAAACTATGCTGCCGAATTCTTTCCATTGTTTCAGGGTCATGCTTCTTTCCATAAAAAGGATTTGCTTCACCCATACATTTTCCTTTACGACCTTCTGAAACCTTTCTCTTAGTCTCCTCAGACATCGGCACCCCTTTGTTTGGAGGAGACGGACGAATAGGTTCTTCCAAAGACCCATGCAGCCTCAATCGGGCCGCATGCATTTGACAGTAAAAGGTTTCGCTTTTGACCTTGAAACCATCCGTTCTCTCACAGTCCGGAGCAGAACATAGCTTAGGACCATAATTTTTGGCTTGTACAATTCGGCGTTTATTAATTGTTTCTTGAGATTGCTTGGTTCCTAAACAATTTTGATTGCCTTTGTTGGCTTCTGAGATTTTTCGTTTTTGCTCATCGGTCATTATCCTCCCGCGATTTGCTTCGGCCGTTTTTTCTATGGATTCTGGAGGATGATCTTTGGCCCAATTGCTTTTTAGTAGCTGAAGTGTTTTTTCCGAATGTTTTTCTAACCCACAAACTCGGGGACTTCCATTATATCCTTCGGTTGAGGCTCTATAAAACCCCATCCAATAAGCCTCTCGTTCATTTGCTAAGTTACGACTCTTAACAGGCTCGATAATTTCAAATACAAAATTCTCTAAACCCTCTTTAGCTAAGGCAACATGAAATTTTTGAATATCTTTATTTTCAATAGTCTTATCCCCTCGCAAAACAGCACGAGCCTTGGTTTTATGTTCACCCCAACGCTTTTTCACATCAATAGCTTGGCCAACATAAACTCTTTTACTTACCTTATGTGTAACTTTATAAATGAACATATCTTTACTATAACACCAGAGCAGCGTTTAGCAAATTTTAAAAGCTTTTATTTGTATGACCAGCAGGCAGCTACCTCTAAGTTCCAAAATGGCCTTGTAGGGAGTGGAGTAATCACAACCACAAGCACTCTATCATACTAAAAGGACTCGTGGGAGGGCCAGTAATAAGCCCAACTCCAGGATTAATAGCGCTTACCTGTCTGCTAGTTAGGAGTCCGGATTCATTAACAAACACGTTATCTCCTAGAGCATAACGTTGATTGGTTTCATACTGATCGGTTTGAAAGATCATACGTTGAAACCAGACTGTTACATGGCCAGACGCTTGGGTTGTATCATCACCAGGCACGTTGGGGACTTGATAGGTGTAGTTAACAACGGTTCGAATAGAGTCGAAGTTACCGGTTCCTTCTAGAGAAAAGTTTAGAGGGGTACCAGCAGGAAAGATGATGACTCCATTTTTAGGGACCAATTCTACACTTACGGGGTCGCTAATGAAGCTTGATGCTGTGATATTAGAGTTCTTTAATAGAGCATTAACGTCATGGATAGAAACGATTTGGCCGTCTCTACGTTCACCAATAGCGGGAGCAATGACAACCTCATTAATTGAGGGAGCGGTGAAGGCCTTTGTTTTGATATCATCTATAATACCAATAGGAGCCGTACCATCAGAAACACCACAGACGATGTTATTACCTAGCGCTCCCAGTTGTGCTATTTGGCCTGGTTGAAAGGTTGAATTAGGGTCTACAGGCCAACTCATGGGTAACCCGTAACCTGTTTGTACCAATTTTAGGATATAACTCCTTGATATTGTTGAGGTTTTCGATTTTTCATTTAAGTCCTGTATAAGATTTTGTAAGCATTCAAAAACATGCTAAGATTTCCTATGAATGTCAGAAAATACCAAGCACATCATCATATAGGAATATAACAAGGGAACTTCTATTTCTAAGATAGGGACGATAGTTAATGTTCATAGAAAACAAGCAATCATCAAGCCTATAAATTTCTTCATTGGATCTACAAGGATGCTAATGTTTATTTAACCCGGAAGCATGAAAAATATTTAGAGCTTAAAGCGTTGGGATATGAAACGGGGGAAAGAATGTCTTGGACAGAGCGAAAGAAATTGGCTAGGTTAAAATAACATTTATCTTCTTTGGCTTTTAGGAGCAAACGGAGGGGGTCTGGCTGCTAGAGAGATTTGTTTTGCTTCTTCTTTAGTTAAAAGGTTTTCTTGTACTAAAAATTCTGCAAACAATTTTTCTCGTTCGTGATGGGTCATTGTATCGCGAAGGAGGGTACGAAACTTTTTTGCTATACGCTGGCCTTGTGTGTGCTCAGGAAGCTCAGGATTATGGGTAGCGGTTTCTTGCCATTTATACTCTTCCAAAACTGATGGAAAAGTCCCTTCATCAATTTGGGTCACTGCTTCGGATCCCCCTCCTTCGTCAATTTGAGTTACCGCTTCATCGCCCATCTTGGTGAGCCAAAGCTTTTCAAAAGGGGAAATGTTGGCAGCGCGTTTTATCATTTGACTTTTGGTCCTTCAATCGCCCCTTTAGGAACTAAGAGAGAGAAGCTATTTCTTCTTTCTCTAAGAGTTCAACATTTTCATTAATGTTTTTTTGTATAACTGCTATGGCTTTTTCTAAAAAGCCTTTCATACGTTTGTCGTGATCGTAAGTAAGATTCAATTCTTTGGGCATTAAATTATAGAAAAGCCACGTTGGAGTTCCGATAGTTTTATGATGGCCAGGAAGAATTGTATAAAAGTAGTCCCAAAGTCGCCCATTAGATTTGTCTACAGCCGCCCTTATTTGATTTATATTTTTTTTTGTTACAAATTTATCACTCCTGCCTTCGAAAACGTCTCCAAGATTTGCAAGAGTAACAATTTCAGCATCTAAATCTTGGAATAATTGGTGGTATTTACCAGCACTAACTCTTTCGTTCCACATCCTCTCTCTTCGTTCATCAAAAGTTAAGCTTTCTTCTTTATCTTTAGCTTTTTGGATAGAATCACGCTCATCATCTTCATCTTCTGCTCTTTTTCTTAGCCCATAATTGCTTAAGCTACCTTTTTTTTTAGCAGCCCCAGGTTTATAGGACGCTGGGCTAACCTCGATACCCCAGCCTTTTTCCTTAGAGCGGCGTTTTACGGCATCTGCGACCTTCTTTAGGAGGCTTTTAAGACTACCATCATACCAAGGGGGAGATTTCTTATAAACGTTAGCATAGCTTAAGGCAGAGCGAGCTTGGCCAGCAGAGTTAAGAGGGAAATGGTTTTTGTTATCATTTACATCATTGTCGGTAGCTTTGAAAACTACATACCCTCGATCTTTAGCTTTAGGCTTCTTCTTCTTTTTCTCTTTCTCTTTAGCACCGTAAGAATAGAGGTTTTCTCGAAGCCTATCGGAAGCGCCAACTTCTTTTAGGATAGCTGAGAGGGCTCCGGCAACACCTTCTCCTCCAGCCTCTTCCATGTCTAGCTCTACTACTTCGTCATCTTCGTCATCTTCGTCTTCTTCCATAAGACTAATAGATACGACATTATCGCCTTCATAGTCTTCTTGATCATAGTCTACTGTCTCATCGCCTTCACCATCGCCCTCAAAAAGACCTGTGTCCATTCCAAAGGTTTCACAAAGAGCAGCAGCAAGACCCATAGCATCGTCTTTATCTAACTCATAAGGAAGAGAGCGTCCGCCACCTACAAAAACAATATTTGCGCGGTCATCAGAGATTTCTTCGACTTCAATCTTGAGGGTATCTTCATCGTCCTCATCCTCATCCTCATCTCCAAAGCTCATCTCTTCTTCGCTAAAGCTCATCTCTTCTTCACCATCGTCATCCATACCTTCTTCCTCTTCATCTAGTTCTTCAAAGGCCATAAGCCAGTTTTGATCATCAGAGTTTGAAAGGTCTTTACCAGTCATTTCTTTGGTCCAAGTAGCTAAAGAGTTAGTTGTTTTACCAGTGGTCATATCATGGTGATCAAGCAAATGAGCGCTTTCAAGAGGCATCTTTGTAGTAACTTTTGCTGCAGCAGACATAAATTCCTCTTCATTATCTACTGTTGCCGAGTCTTTCTGGATCATTTTCTTTTGAGTATCATCCATTTCTTGAGTGTCTGCATAATCATTAGCAATATCAATTATTTTATCACCAATATTGCTATGACCCCTTTTGTGTGCGTACTGGGCCATTTGATACAAAACCCCATAGAGAGCGTCAGCGCTGCCCTTTTCGGGGTCGCCAGTGATAACCTCCTCTTCAATTAAGACTGAATCGGGAGTTAGGGAAATCTCTTCTTCTGCTACTTCTTGGGCGATTTTAGCGAGTGAAACTATTTTGCCTAGTTCTTCAGAATATGCTCCAAGTTTATTTGGAGTATATTCGTCTAGCCATTCTGCACACTTTTCTATGCAGTAAACGGCTTCATTTAGAGAGCTAATCTTAAGAGGGCGGTCTAGTTCATTGGCTACTGATAAAAAGCTGGCTGCTTCTTTATGTCTGTCTTTTGCTCCGCTGTGTTCTTTATCTAAGCTCATACCTAGAGTTAGAAGACGCTTTGCAAGACTCACATGCTTATTGTCAGCACACCAATCAGCTACAGTGATAAAGTGGCTTAGTACTTTATCGAAACTTAGCCTCCCTAGTCCTGTATCTGAGGCAGTTTTTCGACGTGCTGCAGCAAACAGAGCTTGGGTTTCGGGAGCGGCTAGTAGTTTGGCCATTTCGGCGGCGTATTGATCACCGTTATCACTGAACATTTTTGAGACCTTTTCTTCTTTTAGTAGCGACGATTGGCGAAACACTGGCTAAGCAAATCTTTTAGATCGCTGGTTTGCGGAGCCTCTTGGGTTGGAAGCATAAGTTTTTCTGAGTCCATAAAGCCCACTTGAGGCATGGCATTTTTTGTTTGTCCGGTTGATTGTTTGGCAACAATCTTCTTGACACTTTCGTAACCTTCATCATTCCAAGACAAGATTTCTTTAACTTGATTTGGGATTTGTTCTTTATCGATAATGCTTTTATCACGCATTTCATAAGCCAAATCATACGCTCTCTTTAGGCGAGCTTCCGTTGCCTGGTTATCTTGAGCGGTCTTATCTGACGTATAATTTTCTACTAGTTGCTTAGCAAACTCAGTAGCTTCGGAATCCCCAGCTTCTGCCCAGTAATTCTTATAGTAATTAATGGCCTCTTGATCGACACCAAAAGCGGCCAACCCATCTACCTCTGAAGCATCAAGGCGTCCTTCTGAAACCATCTTATGAATATCTCGGGCATCACTGGCGGCGTATACCGTATTACGATCTCCACCTTCGTCATGTGCTGAGTCACGATCATATTTAGGTTCGGTTTCAACAACATCCATCATTCTCTTATGAGTCTCACGGATATCGTTCATTACCCCTTTCATGGTTGAATGAGGGAATTTGAACTCAAGTTCTGCAGAGCCATCGGGATGAGCGGCGTCTAGAATCGGAGCCCATTTGATGCCAGTTTGAGCACACTTAGAGCGGAAAGCGGCACGACCTTCTTTGGTTTGTAGGTCATAACGAGCAGCAAGCTGAGCGGCTGTAGTAACCTTGGCACCCTTTAGAGCATCAGGTCCTAGTTCTAGTTTCATTGCAGCGCTGTTTTTATCTCCACATCGCCCATCAGCGGCATCATCTTCGCCACCATCTTCATCGTGTTCCTGGGCATCAAGATCTTTTTTATCCTTTTGAAGCCAAGGGGGCAATTTACCCTTTTTAGACGGCGCTTTCTTTTTTGTGGTCTTTTTCTTTTTTGCGGCGATAGCGATTAGAAGCGCATCCCGTTCATCGGAATATTTGTCCATGGTTTGAATCTCCTCCTCGGCTACGTCTGCAGCTTGTTTTACTCTCTTTAAAAGGCCAGCCGTTCCATGTGCATATTTTTTAAACGCATCTTGGATATCAGCAGTGCTCTCCAAAGAACGATGAGCAGACTCCAGAGCCTCTTTTACTAGGCCAACAAAATGACGACCGGTTTGAGGGGTAAAGTCTGAAGAATTATTACGAGCTACTTTGTATGCAATCTCCAGTTCTTTTGTATGATTGTTAAGCCGGGAAATTCCATCTTCCATTCCTTCACGGATCCAATGATGAAGAGATTTGCGCATGCTTTGAAGCGAGGCCACAGTGGGCTGCTCCAGACCAACCTCTGCCTCCAGGAATTCCTCTTCACCAGCACGGGGCACCTCTTCTAGAGCAGGAGCCTCACCAGTAAGAGCCATGACTCCTTCTTCAAGATCTGATGCTCGACGTGCGGTTTGTTCAGCAAGCCCACGAACCTCTGAAGCTAATTGATCAATAGTTTCTTCCGGAACTCCAGCCGCTAGAGGCTCTTCAATAACCTCTAGACCTTCCATTCCGACCATGGCACCAGGATCCATTCCAGGCATAGCTCCTACCGGCGGCCCAGCAGGTGCAGGGGGCGCAGGAGGAGGCTGGAACTGACCGGCTGCTTGTCCCGGCAATGGTCCCAAAGCGGGAGCTTGAACCGGAGCAGGCTGAGCTTGTTTAATTCGCGCGGCCGTTGTCTCAAAGCCGTCTCGACGAATTTGAGTGATTAGATTTTTACCAAAGTCGCGGGTAGCAACGGTTTCAAAAAGAGAAGTCGCATTTCCCTTTGTGATCTCGTTAACCGTAGCACTTAGGATAAGATGATCCTTGTCATCACTCTTTGCGTATACATCCCATCGAGAGCCGCCTTGATCTGCACTACCATCAGGAAGAGAGGCTTTAATGAAACGCGCACTAAGTTCTGCTCGAAGAAGTTTTTCTTTTAGTTGCAAATCGCCTGGGTAAAGACCATCAATGTTGCCAACTCCAGGAAAGGGAGGAGCCCCAACCATTTGTTTATCTTCATGGTCTCGAATATACTCGTAGTCCACGGTATTTGGATAACGCAGGCCGGGCTTATTAGGCTCGGGCTCGTTTACACCACCGCCGCCTTGATAATAGGCCTGTTTGTTGTCAGCTTGTTTGGCGGCTGCTTCACGGCGCAGTTTTCGATCTTCAATTTCTGACGCTAAACGCTGGAGATGATTTTTAAGCTCTAGCTCCTGGCCTCCACCATAAAGACCATCAATAGGCCCTACTCCGGGAAACGGGGGACGGCCCACCATTTGTTTATCTTCGTGATCCCGAATGTAGTTTGCATCTACCGTATTGGGATACCGTAGTCCTTGTTTATTGGGTTCTGGCTCATTTACGCCTCCCCCACCCTGAAAGTAAGCCTTTTTGTGCTGCGACATTTCTGATTCCTTAACTTGGTTTGTTAGCTTTTGGTAGTTCCCTTGGAGTTTAGCCATTTTCTTTTTAAGTCCTGTAAGTTCATGCTTGGTAACTTGAGATGCATACGTTGGGAAAGGTTCGGGAAATTTCATGACTGTTCCGAGGGTGCCTGCTGGCTCTACCTGAGGAGATGTCATATAAGATACAGATCTGGTTGGTCCGATTGTTGTATTATAAAGTTTTTGTTCATCAGTAGGCTCATCTCCTAATAATGATGAAACTTTATCGGTCAAACTCTGTAATCCTTCCCTTAACTCCTTTAGCTCTGTATCATCAATTTCTTTGCCCTGAGAAATCTTTTCGGCTAGTGCAGCGTCCAGATTTTCGGCTTGTCTTAATTGACTTGCAATAATATGCTTAATTTTTGCTTTTGGATCTGCACCATTAACTACTATAGAAAGCTCAATTGGATTTAGGTCCACATTGATTTCGCCGTAACAGCTTTTGGATTTCATGTGGCCGCAAAGCTCTTGTTCACTCTTTGCTACCCGCCCACAATCAGTACAGATTGCTCTTCCTACTGCGGTGCCCATGGAGACGGAATTGCAATATCCGGCCTCTACTTGACGAGCTAAATCAGGATAATTTTTTTTATCTAAAGCACAAAGACCAACTACTCTTTTATGTTTTTGGTCATAATAAGTATCTACAATAATACCTCGGACCATTTCTACCGAAGAGCTTTTGTGGTCTAAACACAAAGGTTTTCCTACCCACTTTTTATGGGCTCGAAGCAATTCTTCTTCAGGAAATATATCACAGTTATGTACGGCGATGCTATCAGCCAAATATGAATGATCTTCTTCTACCTCAAAATTATAAACTTTCCCAGAAAATGGAATCCGATTTATTTTTCTTAAATAATGAAGGCCATAATCGGGAGTAAAGGAGTTTCTTTCTTGACAAAGTTTTGTAGAACTAAAATCATATTTTGAACTAGTTTTTTCTAGTCCAATTTCTTTCCAACCATTTCCATAAATTTCAATTCTGTAATGGTCTTTTGCATCATATTCTCCATAAAGTTTATTTATTGTTACTTTACCGGGAGATAGATTGCGGCGTAAGGAGTTATTTATACCTAATGAATGAAGAATGGTACGTACTTGAAAAGCAAGATCTGGTGATGTGGTGATCCCTACCAGCTTGTTATTATCAGAAAGACAACCATCTCCATCTAGCCAGCCAGTGAGAAAAGCTTTTTTATTTTCATCAGAGGAGAAACAAAGGTTTTCATGGAGAACCTTTCTATCTGAATATTCTCCTACATAGTGATAAAAATACTCAGCTATATTTTGACCTGTAGCGGTTATTCTAATTACAGATCTAGAAGGTTCGGGAGTAACAAGTACTGAACATTCTGGAAACTCTTCGGCAAAAATATTTTTAATTGTATCAGCAATTGCCTCTTCAGTAATACCTAAAGTAAAGACAGCCGATTGGCGTTTACCGTATTTTTTAGAAAAAGAACCTTCTGCAGCAAAATATCCTAACAATAAAGCTCTATTAGGATTTAAATCTTTTGCTTCTTTGTGTAAATGAATACGGGGAGATGTTAATAGATCGCCTTCTTGCAAGTTTGATGCAGGAGTAAATTTAAAGGTGGGTTGAAAATCACCGTTGGTTTTTCGTTTCCTATCTGTTAAGGGCTTTAAACCACGACGTTGGGTTTTAAAATTATCAAAATCTACATTATAAAATGGATGCTCTGAAGTACAAAAAAGAGATATATTGTTTTTAATTTTTAACTCTAAAAGCTCTCCATCATGCTCTGTAACAAAGGTTTCTAGTACTTTTCGCGGGCGCCCTTTATGAGTAATTACCTCATCGCCTACTTGAATATCTTCTATATTTTTGGAAGAGCCATTAGCAAGCAATATTTTTGTACCAGGCGGGAAGCAATTATTATTTTTGAGAGGCTTGATGTTAGTATCAGAACAAACCCATTTCCAAGAGTTCCCGCCTTTATCCCAATATGAAGTTAAAGGCTTTCCGTCTGTACCACATTTAAAAGTACCAAGATCGTCAAGCAAACTAGCTTCGGCCGCATGCATCATAACGGCTGTAAAATAAAGAAAATCTTTTGCTTTAGGGGCTATTCTTTTCCCTTCACCAAAAGACTTAAAATATTGGGCAGTAGAGCCCTCAACTGCATTAGGGTCTAATTCATCAGCATTTTTAAAGGCCGGATTAATTTCTTGAGCTTCACCAAGTTTAATTAGCACCTTGCTCCTCTTCTTTAGGCTCGTCTTCCGCCATACCTAAAGACTCTTTTAGGTGGTCTAATTTTTCTTGAACTTGCTCTTCAGTCGTATCAAGCTTTACAACTTTCTTTATTTGACCTTCAGAGCGTTTAATGAAACCCATTATTTTCCTAACACCTTTTGTCGTTCCTTGAAAAGCTCAACGATTAGTGGAGAGTTTTCAAACAACTTAGTACTTTCTTCGTTTGTTATACCGCTAATCCAATTCTTTGCCAAAATATTAGTGTCTAAGTATTCTAAAACTCTATCATTTAATATTTCCTTTATCTCATCTGTGTCTTCTTTAATTTGATCTATGTCTTTAGTTAAAAGTTCAGGGAATTTAGGATTACGTAATTGAGAGAAATCACCAAGCAAAGTATTTACATCATCTTTTAAATAATGAACAATATTTGCAAACGAATCCAACATTTCTACTACATCCAAATCACTAGAAAATGAAGTCATTAAAAGAGTGGCCTTCTGTATTTGAGCTAAAACTTCTTGATAATATTCCTTTACTTGATTTCTATATCGTCTAAAAACTAAACGGTGTTGGTAGATTTCATCCGGGTCAGATTCTTTTAAGTCTGAAAATGGTTCGTAGATTTTATTTAAATATCGCTTAGCAATTCGAAGACGACTTATGACCTCTTCGAAGGCTCTTTTAGCTTGAAGGGCAATATTCTTTTGCTCATCAGGAATATCAAAAGACATTTGGACAGAATAAGCGCGTTTAATCATCATTAAAAATGTTTTCTTATTGCTTAAAAGTTAAGACCATATGGAAGAGTCATTACTCCAGCCAACCCACCAGTGACTCCCTCCATTAGCCCAGACATTCCAGCAGAGCTTCCAGGAAAGTTATACTGAGCTAGCCCGTTGTATTGGGCAAAGTTCTGTACCCCTGGCTGAAGAGGAATGCCCATGTTGTTATTTACATCCTCTCCCTCTCTTTCTTGGGGGCTTTGTAAATCAGTTATGGCTGTAGGGTTAATTACTAATGCCTCCTTTATTCCCATTATTGGAACGAAACAAACAATATCATAACCTTGGAACATTGCATCATGAACTAAACGCTTATTGGCATTTGAAGGATGAGTAATTCCTTTAGCTAGGGGGCTAATTAAAGCTGTAAACATTTTAGCATTTTTTAAGTTTCCTTCAGCATGAGCTTTAGCGGAAGCAGGATCGGCATACCAAAGCTTATTTCTACTTAATGCATCTGATGGTTGGCAGTACTTATAAATTCTATTTGTTAAATCCCATAATTTATCTTTTTGAGGACTGTTCCAATACGGATAAGTCATGCTGCTTTGATCTTCGTCTATATATATTTCGGTTGTTCCTCCAAAGTTATCAGCGCTTCCGTAAGGAGCCAGTGATTTTAGCAGCGGATTAGCCTTAGATTGGTCATCAACGCCTGGAGGACGTTGATCAAAAGCAAATTCATCTCTTTGGATATCTACAATAGAGAGGCCGTTGTTAATGTCTTCTCCGCTTCGACCAAAACTTTTAACTGCATCGTAAAAGGTTTTGCTCGCTTCATCGGACATTCCATTGCCCATTCCAAAGCCTTTAGCCTCAGTTAAAGCATCTTTAAGACTCCAACCATTAACGAGCATTCTATAAATTGCTATAGCCATACCAGTACGATCTCGACCAAGGCGACAATGTACATAGGTTGGAACATCATTTAGAGCTTTAGCAACTAATGGCAAAAATTTAACAGCAGAACTTTCTCCATCTTGTAGTGGTAATGTAATATGTTGTATGTTATTTTTTTTACAAAATGGATCAATCTCCTCCCCAATTTCTTGATCTAAGGACACAATTCGTTTAATTCCTATTTTCTTAAGTAGCTCTAAATGCTTAGGACTAGGTTCGCCACCCCTTAAAAGGTTAGAGTCCACTTGAGAAAAGCGCACAGGAAATTTAGACAAAATTACCCTTTCCAATACACTCCATTAGGGCGGCTTCTTCTGGATCATCAATTTCTGCTATTAACGCTTCATCAAACTTTTCTTTAAATAACTTTTGGAACGGTCGAACGTTTTCAGGGGATTTTTTTCTTAAGTCTCTTAAAACTGATGAGAAAGTTAAGTCTACTTGGGGACGTTTTTGGCCACTAAGCGCTGCAAAAGCACAACAAACCCCATCAGCAAGCTCGTTTTCCCCAGCCTCCCGAAGAGATTGAGCTAATTTTCTCAGTTTCTCCAACATTAAGACCTTGTTCTGTCAAGCTTCCAAGCCTCTGCAAAAATTTCCGGTAGGTCCTTAGAGTAAGGAGCAATTCCCACGATTAAGAGACCATTTAAACAAACCTCTACAGAAACGCCGCTTTTACCTTTCCACTCTAAGAACAAGCAATCTCCTGCCGCTCCTATAATTTTTCCTGTAACTACATTCTTTTCTTCAATATCGAACTGTTCCCACTTAGTTCGACCTGCACTTTCGGAAAAATAAACATGAACCATTATGCCATTGTATCTAGAGCCTGCTACTTCCGCAAAGCTTGTTAGCTTCTTAGTTTGTTCAGTTGCCATTCCATATCCTCGTAGTTAATAAGCGGTAAATCTGACTCGGTACTATTGTTTATATTGAAAGTTATTGGTTTTAAAGTATTAAAATTTTTACTTATACTTAAGCAAACTTCTTTCACAGCGTTCTTAACAATTGAAGGACTGCCATGAAGAGCGGCCTCAATGATAAAGCTTTTGGGCTCACCTTTAATGGAAACTTCTGCCCCAAGCTCCTCTCTTAAAGCTGAACGAGTTACGTCAGCTACCTTTAAAGCGTAAGGTGGATAATCAGGAGATCCTATCTTTATAGAGATAATGGTTTCTGGCAACGATCTGCGAATTAACTCTTTTTGAAAGCGCTTTTCATCCGGTGAGGCTTGGGTAAAAAAATTCTGTAGAGAATTAAGTTCATTAATCAAAAGCTTATTTTGTTTAGCATTATCAAATTGAGCCCAACGTTCTTGAGTAGAAGCTGGCTCATCTGGTGCTGTAGGTCCAAGCACCTGGCCAGCCCTCCATCCTTCCACTCTAGTAATGGCATCGGCAATCTCAGGTATACTAAGACCCTTTAAAGGGGCGTTAACTGACACTCCCAGATCTCTAGCTACTGACGCTGCATAGCTCTTCGGGTCATTGGAATCTTCAGCAGGGGCGTACATTTTTATAAAATTAGCAATAGTAAAGTTTTTGTTAATGCCTTGAACCTGAATATATTTTTCTAAGGCTTCTCGACCCGCTTCTAAATTTGGAAAGATGGCCATGTTTCCGCCACGTCCTACAGCGCCATAAAATTTCCATGCAGTAGGCAAACGTAAGTTTCCAGGGTTATTGTTTCTCCAGGCTTTTGTGCCTCCAACTCTAGTTTGGTCTGGAAGAAAAACCGCAAGCTCTCCTTTAAATGTTCCTATCGCTGCATCTCCTTCTTTATCTTTAACCACCACCTCTTTTTCAGAGATAGGAGCTTTCTGGTTTACAGATTTGCTTGGAGCAGGCTGGTTTACAGATTTGCTTGGAGCAGGCTGGTTTAAGTAGTTTAAAAAATTTTGTTGACCTAGCTTTGTAAGAAACGAATCAAAGATGGTCCCTCCAGCTTCAGCACGTCCCCGAGCCTTTTCTGCTAAAGCAGCTTCATCTATTGCCACATCATCAAATTCTAATTCAACACCACCACCATCTTCCTTCTTATCATCTTCCTTCTTGTCATCTTCTTGCTCCCCTGCCTCTCCTTCCTTCCCTTCTTCCGAAGTCTGAGGAAGATCAACACTTTTGCTTTTGCTTTTGCTTTTGCTTTTGCTTTTGCTTTTACCTTTGCTGCGTGATTTGGGCTCTGACTCCTCTTCAACAATAAGCTCAAGAGCGACGGGGTTAGTAAATTTGATATCTGCCCCAGTTTGCTTAAATATATTTACTACATCTAATCCTGTAGGTTTAGAGGTAAGGCTGGGATCTTCAACTCTAAATGTTACCGGCAAAGTAACTTGAATATCTGGGAGATCAATTTTTAAAGTAGCATCAATATAGTAAAAAAGATCATTAGCAGAACGTTTGCCTTTTTCTCCTGTTGCATGTTCTACACTTAATAGCGTTCCATCCCACACAGCATCTTTAATATCTTCTGTAAGTTCTGTATTTTTATATTTTTGAAGAAAGCTTTGCGCAGCTTTTCGTTCGCTTGGCATAGGTAGATTTATTATGATGTCAGATATTAATTGATTTAACGCTTTTGGTTGAATTTTAATACTATCTCTACCTAAATCCTGAATCCAATCAAAGGAATTAAAGTCCTTATTTATTTTAATATTAAGGGGGATATCAAAACCAGCTTCTTCTCGTTGTATTTCGAGTTTTTCTAATATCTCTGGGTCTTCTAAATCGTCTCTAGATACACGATAAACTTTTGTTATTTTGCCCTTTTCAATGTTGCCCATATCTACAGGAACATTTGCGATGGCTGACTCGGTGGAAGATCCAAGATTGGCTAATTGCTTTTGAAGAACAGGAACGTATTTTCTAAGTTCAGTTATATAAAACCGGTAGTCCTCTGTGTCTTTATCTTTAATAGCCGATTGAAGCTTAGGAATAATGTTTTTCCCTAAGACATCCATGCTTTCCAAAAACTGTGCGCTTTCTCGTTCTAAGTCCGTTAGATCTCTTCGATATTCTGGACTAAATAAAACTCTCCACCAGTTTTTGAAGCGCCGTATAACTCCGGCCATTTTAACAATATCATCATCGGAGGTATTGTTTAAATCTTCGGCTGCCCACTTTATCCATTGCTCTTTTTCATTCATAAATCTCCTAAAAGAGCTTTCCTTGGGCGGGACCTGCGTCTTCAGAAGAAGGAACATTGGGGTCATCTATTAAAAGAGAAGCAGGATCAGGATTGTACGTCTCCTTCTCCGTTTTGACCTCTGTCTCTGTTTGGGTTCCGCTTGATTCTTCAGCCACTTCAGCCACCTCTGAGACAGCTTCTGGTGTGGTCTTTGCAGGCTCTTCTTTTGGTGGAGCCTCTGGGGTGACTTTCTGAGAAGGGGTTTTTTCCGGGGAAGCTTTTTCAACTTCTTCCGAATGTTCCTTTTGGCGTCGTTTCACTGGGGTCCCTAAAATGTTAACTGTTTCTTTAGGTTTTCTGACTTGTTTAACAGGGGTTCCAGAAACATTAACTATTTGAATTTTTCTATTTCCCTGTTCATCAGCTACAATATTTACTGTAACTCTCAGCCTGTCTTCGACGTTAATTTTTCTTTGTCCAAGTTTGGGTTGGCGTCCTGTTGGTGTTACAAATCGGTCCCCAATAATATAAGCAGTAATACCATTAATTATTGCAGGGGCATTAGCTTCGTACATTGGCATAATTACTGGGTCAATTGTAGCTTCAGGTTCAGGCCAAATAATGTCCTCTACAGTAAATCCAGTAAAGGGCTGTGCTTTTGGTGTAGCGACCGGTGTAGGTTTATCTTTTAATTTTTCTTCTTCCGATTGAACCGATTCTGGTTCTGGTTCTGGTTCCGCTGCTTCCAATGGCGTGGAGGCTACTGGACTTTCAATGGCCTCAACAACAACTATTTCTTTTCCATCTTTGATTTTAGGAGTAACTAAAACTTCAAATGGGATCTTCTTGTCCCCTCTAGTCAATACAATGTCAAGAGATGTTAGTTTATCTATTTCTAGAGGGCCTAAAGCGTTAAGTCCGTAAGCAATTGCACGCACAAAAGCAGGGAAAGCTTTTATCGATGCTGCTGGTGTTCGGCCTGGAATTGAAAGACTAGGCTCTTTCCATAAATGGCCTTCTTTAACTCCTTCAGAAAGAGGAGTTATTTCTTTTTTAGCAGGATCAAAAGGCTCAATAATTGTTTCTGCTTCTGCTACTCCCTCTTCTGTAAAATTAGTTATCGCAATAATTTCTTGTCCAGCCCTATTTTGAGTTTTAATTAGGTCTAGGGTCATAGAAAGAAGGTTGCCGTCAGGTCCAGGAACCTCAAACTCTAAGGTCAACGAAGAGGTATCATCAAGATCCTCCGGGTCAATGTTAGCTTCCGTAATGGCGTCTAAAGCTAAAGCCTGAATGTCTTCTTCAGAAGCCGTAAAACCTTGTTCTAGAAAATCAATATCGTTGTTCATCCAAATATGATTTTCATTTATACCCATTTCTAAAGGGCCTGCCAATTGATGTTGAGCTAGCGGAATAAACTTATCTTCGGGACCTGTTTTTTCAGCGCCTTCATCTTCCAGAGCTTCTATTTGTGGTTGGGGGCCGGCGTTGGATAAAGCAATTTCTAACGTACGAATAGCTTCATCAATATCTCTATCATAAGTTTCGTTTAGAAAAGCTTCAATGTCGGTTAAATAAGAATCTTCTCCTTCAGCACTTTCTACAAGCTCGTTCATAACTCTAACTGCTTCTTGTCCTTTTTCTTCAGTAAAATTACTAAAGTACTCAGGGTTAGAAATAATTGTATTATAAAGCTCAGAGTTAAGAACAATAGGATCGACTACGGGAGATACCTCGCTCGTTACATCTTCTTCTGTTACATCTTCTTCTGTTACATCTTCTTCTGTTACATCTTCTTCTGTTACGTCTTCTTCTGTTACGTCTTCTTCTGTTACATCTGTCTCCGGTTCGACTTCTGGAACTACAGTCTCAGCCGCTATCTCTTCTGGAGTTTTGGGCTCACCTTCGGCATTTAAAGGATAAGGGTTAAGAGTGCCATTACGTCCTCGATTTTTGGACGCAAGTTCTACAAATTTATTTACAACGGTTTTTGGAAATGCGGAGGTAATAGGATTAATAATGTTTTCTTGGAAATTGTTTTTAGAGTAATCGTAGAATTTTTCTTGTGGATTAGCAATTTCAGCATCACGAATTTGGTTCCACATTTGTTCAAGCTGTTGATAAAGGGGAGCAGGAACGGGCGGTTCTTCAACGATACTTTCTTCGGCAACCCCTGTTCCTGTAGCCGTATCCTCATCAGCGGTTTCTACAGTTTCTACCGTAGGCTCTAGAGTTCCCGCTGCTGCCTCGGCCTCGGCTTTATCAGCAGCATCCTGTTTTGCTTTAAGGTCTTGGGCTCCTTTTTCAACCGCATCCCAGCCAGGAAACGGAGCTATAGATGTTGATGTTTGGAATCCAGGAAGAGCGTTTTGAACTCGTTCCCATTCGCGCCAAACTACAGGTTCATAATTTTTAGCAGCAACTAAGAAAGCCTCTCTGTGCTTTTTTGGATCTGTCTCTTCAATAGCTTCAATGTCTTTCCAGAAACTTTCTATTTGTTCTTTTAACTCATCTTGATCTTTAGGCTTGGGACGAGGGTTAGTAGGCTTAGCTTTGGCCGCTGCCTTTTCTGCCGCCTCTTGTGCTTTATTTTCTTCATCAGTCTTTTTTTGAAGTTCAGCAATGATAGCAGCGTCTTGTTCGGCTTTTCTTTCTTCATTAAATTCTATATATTCTGTTACTAATGCCTCCATGGCGTCACCCGTTGAGCGAACCTGAGTTATCATATCGCTTATGATATTTTTGCGCGCTTTCTTATCAACACCATTTTCTTTTAAATATTTTTTAAGATCTTTTGCCCATTCTTTATCAGATTGAGTATAAGGAAATTCGGCATCAAGGTCATCAATATCTGTCTCAACATCCGACTCGGCTTCGTTTACAGCTTGATTAACTGCTGCCGCTTGGGCTTCTGGGGAACTTTCATTAAATTCTTCTGCATCCTTTTTACGCTGTGCCTCATCTGCTTTTTCTTTTTCTTTGGCCCTCTTTATTTCTTGTTCTAAAGCATCCCTTTGACGATCAGCCATTTCTTTTACTGACCCTCCAGGCGTACCAGCACCCGCATTATATCGTTGAGAAATTTGGTTTTCTAAAGTGTTATGAATGCTATTAAATCTTCTAGCTTTGTTTAAGTAATCTGTAATCTCACCGCCTGCCCTATCAGACCCAAGATCCTTAAGAAGACCAATAGTTTGATCTACTGCCCGAGCCGCATCATCATAGAGAGCTTTCATCTGAAGTCTGCGCGACCTATCTAGTTTATCAAGCCTTCTACGATCCCTCTGTCGTTGGGAAAAATAATCAAATAACTGAGCTTCTTTTAAAAGCTCAGCCTCTATCTCTAAATCACTTTTCTTTCTTCTGTTCTTCTTAACTTGTGCTGGAGTACGAATCTCTTCTAAAGTTTCTAAAACCTCAGTTTGATCTGCCTCTCCCGGACTTCCATAAAAGTCACCTAAAATTTCATCGCGCAACCCTTGAAGCTCGGTTGCTTTTTCAGCTATGGCGCCTATAATATCACCAATTCTTTTAATAACACCAACTTCAGTTAAGTAATAACCACCATTTAAAGATTCCTTAGCAGAACGAAGCAAATCTCTTAAATCCGTTGCTCCTTTAGTTGATCCTGCTTTGCCCGCTTCTAATGGACCTTTGCGTATAGCATTATCTACGGTTTGTAATTCTCTATAAAGCCGCGCCCTTTCAGTACCAGGAAAGAAAAGCGGTATCTTATCTCGGATGGCCTGAAACATTGTTAACCTAGGAGATTTTCCGGTTAATGATTCCCAACCACGACCCAGAAGATTCGTTTGGGTAGGCTCTAGGGTCTGAGCAAGTTTTAAGAATACTTCAGCGCGTTTATGTAGATCTTGAGGGTTCATTGGCAGACTTCTCCTAATACTTTTTACACCAAAATATTCATTACATTGGCGCGTCATCCATAGACGGTAACCCTCCTCCACCTGCTTCTCCTTCGTCATTTCCCTCAGAAGTTTCGCCCGGCACCTTCTTATTTCTATCGTCTACCTCATCCCCAGGACCAAACGCTCTAAGCTCATTTAATGAATAGTTGTCAAGTGCTTCTGTTTCCTTATTGCGGATTGTTCTTTGTACACTTTCATACCTTAGCTTACGATCTTCATCTTCATAATTTAGACCCAAAGAACGATAAACCGTATGAATTGAAACCTTTTCTTTTCCTGGTTCCGTACCCAAAAGATTGATAAGGTTGCTGATGTAATCATTCATGTCAAATAGAGACATGTGGTTCCAATCAACGTCAGGAATAATTAATTCTTTTTTTCCCTCCCTATACTCATAAAAGTTTTGTAGTTTAGAAATAGGAGCAAACACTTTACGCCGTAACCAAAGCGTCATCATCTCTCGAAAAGACAAATAACGCTGACGCAAAACATCAAGAGCCACACTGCCAGTTGCATAGGTTGTGTCACTGCCATCCATGATTACACTGGGAACCATTAGCCCAATGTAAATTTCTTTTATGATTTGAGTAATGTCTGCAGAAGTATCATAAATCCCTGATGCATATCCTACTCTTTCTACAGCCACTTGGTCATGTGTGAATATTTTGAAGTCTCGGTCATATTGGGCGCTCTGTTGCTGGACTGTTACCTTATTGTTTCTACGAGTTATCATAAACCCTGTAGGTGTAGAAAAGCACCAAACCTTCCCTGAATAATGAGGATTAGTTAGAAGTGGGCGGCGAATTTTTGTGCGAGGGTCTATAATGTTTTTGTTCAATAGAGGAAACTCACCTATATGAGAATTGCTCCATTGAACCGTATACAACACTCTTCGTGGAGTTTTCCTTGGAGTAGAGCGCTCTTCTTTTGTAGAACCATAAGTATAGAGATATCTTTCATCATCTCGTTTAAACATGGTTGGAACAAAGTCGCATTTATACGCTACTTCATAAACATCATCAGCCAATTGTTTAGAGGTAGAATAGTAAAAATAACCTGTTAAACTTTTATTTTTTGGTCTTTCAAAAGCGCTTCCATCTCCAGCTAATAACGCTGAAAGAAGGATGTTTAGAAGACGTGGGCTGAGATTTAAAATCCATCTCGGGATATATTTTTCCCAAGATTTCGCGCTTTGTCCGGTGCCGATTTCATCTTCAAAAAAAGATACTAAATTGCGATGGGATAAACGACCCGTCCATAATTCTTGTGTCGTTTCTCCTTCTTTTCTAAAGGAATGTCCTACACGAGCTTGAAAGATTTCAGCAAAACTTTCTAAACATTTTTTCATTTTTGGATAAAAAGGATTGGCCCCTTTATTCTTTACTGTTGTAGTTTGAGCTAGTGTAAGCATACAATGAGAGTCATCATTAAAGACACAGCCTTCACTTAAAAGGTATCCTAAAAATTCTAAATAAAGCTCGATAGGAACTTTATTTCCTTTAATTTCCACCTCTTTAATCTCATCGTTTCCCTTCCAGTTAATTTTTGAACGAAAACGCCTGTCCGCTAACTTAACATCCTTAGCCTCGATGGCTTCCCATTCTCCCCACCAGGATTCTCGTTTCTTTCCTTTACCTGTAGTTCCTTTAAATCTTTTTCTTTGTACCCACATTTTATGATTGGGGGTAACCTTGATATCCATCTTGTCATTAGCAAAATGATACATCTCCCCGTCATAATCATAAATATGGGCGGCATCTGGGAAGTGATATTCTAGTTCTTCAGTATCTGGATTAAAGCAAGCAATCTTAATTCCGGGCTTTGGTCGTTTCCAGGTGATTTGAGACATTCCAGTGGTCCCATCCATAGCTTCTTGGTATTCAATTACTTCATCGAATTTCATGAAGCCTTGGTCAGTTAGGACTTCGGTTTCTTCATCATGACATTCAAAGACCTCTCGCCAAGCTTCAAGGTCTGTGGGGTTGGGCTTGAATTCTGCTCCACCAATTTTAACAAGAGTCAGAGGGTTAATCATGTTGTAAGCTTGCGCAAATTTTGACTCTCGAAGCAAGTCAAAAAGCATTAAGTCACGGAAGCAGGAAACGATGATGCTTGTTCCTCGGACCTCATACGGGCTGATTTTACGAGCTAGATGAGAAATGTAGAAGTTATTAAGAGGGATGTTTTCGCTTCTTTTAACGTGATCAATGATGGTTGGATCTAATTGTTTACGTTGTTGAAGGTCTACGGGGTTATTAGAAAATACTACTCGGCGCAAGTTTTCATCTGGACGGAGGCTAATGATTGGTTCTCCAGCAATGACAGACTGCTTGACAACAATATAATCTGGATTTTGAATAATGATGCGGCTCCATTTTCCTTGGCGCTCATCTAGTTCCATATAGGGGAAGGCCTCACCAACAACCCAGAATTCTTGAGCAATTTGGATACACTTATTAAGAAGATCCATTTCTTCTGCCATATCTTGGAAGAAGGCCTCTACCTTTTGGTTTTTACATTTAATATTTAATTTAGAGATGGGATAAGTGGAGTGAAGACTAATTGCGTTTTGTACTATGGGGTTAAGCGCGAAGAAAGATCGGGCCCAAGCATTAAGGGTAGCTCTATCTCGTGGAAGGTTAAGGTTACTGTTAAGCCAGAGAGGAGAATAAACCTCAGGCCCTTGACGGACTGTATCTCCAGCGCTTCCTCTAAAGCCCTGACCACCTTTTCCAACTACTCCTCCTCCTGATCCTTGTGCGAGCTTCAGTAGGCCTTCGCTGCTTCCCCTGACGGCACTAGCAAGAGTTGGCTCGTCGGAAATAGAGGACATAGGTTTAGCTCTACCCCCTCCATCTGAATATTGACCATTAAGAACTTGGTCATGAAGCTCTTCTCTTCGGTGGTCGCTTACTCCTTTAGCCATTTTAGGAGAGATAGAGGGAGGGGTAGTGTTTCGGCTCTCTAAAAGCTCTTCTGCACGGCTGGTGTTTTTGATGATAAATTTCTTATTCACTTACGTCCTAGGGAGAAGGGTTTATTAAACATATATCTCGCTATCTATATATGTTAATTTTAGAATTTTACGTGACCAACTATTGCAGGTATTCTAGCTCTTTTAGTGGGCGCTGTAAAATCCATGTTTTGAGGATTAGCGATAGCGAACCTTTGGGTAACATCAAACTTCCATGCTAGGTATGCGTTTAAAAGGGCCATAAAACCATCATTAGGTGAGGTTCCTTTAACAAATCTACGTACTGGGTCTCCGGATCTGTCTTTAGTGACTTTAATATCCATGGAAGTACAATGAGTAATAAGCCAGAAAATTTTATCATAATCTCCGTAAGGAAATCTAATTGCTCCTTTTCTGAGAAGACCTACAAGTTCTGATATATAATAATCTTTTTCAAATCTTATTTCTTTTGGGAAAATGCTGTCGTCAAACTTTACGTGCCCATTTAATTTTGCTACTGCTCTAGAGGCGATAAATTGTTCCCCAAATTTTTTCTGTAATGTATGAGTTAAGTCATGAGCATCCCCGATATCTCCAACAGCATGACTAATTGAGTAACGTTTGAATAGTTCCTCTACCACTTCTTCTTTATAAGCGGGGTCGGTTTTCTTTAACCGAGTAGCAAATTCTACATTAAAAAGCTGTGGGCCTATGGAGCTTAAGATAACGGCACAACTATATGACTGGCCCTTTTGAGTTCCGGATAGTTGACTCCATTCACCTTTTTGTCCCCAGTCAAATCCTGCATAGACCTTATGGCCTTCATGAATTGTTATTTCTTTTCTGAAATATCTATCTTTATCTGCACACTTTTCTTCTAATTCTTGTGCTGTAATGAGCCCGCTTTCACCATCATAAAACTCTCCTAGTACTTCATTTTGGTAAGTCATCTCAGTATTAGTGGGATGATTTTCGGGCTTCTGTTTTAGAATTACTTCTTTAGTAAAGGTAGGAATGTAAAGTTGATTAATATGATAACCAATATAGTCAGATTCATCAGCGTCAGGATTTAATGCGACCCAACATCCATCTTCTGCTGCTTGTCTCTTATCTTGTTCATGACCGCACTCTCCGCATTTAACTATGTATCCATAAAGCCAAACATCTTCCCACTTAACATCAGGGCGATAAAGGGGGAAAAGCTCTTTGCATTTGCCACAGCGTAAATAATAATATTGCTGGCTACTGGCTCTCCAAAGATTAAAATATGCGGTTCCTTTTTGTTTAGGTGTTCCGAAAAAGACCTGAATTCCTTGACCAATAGGACCGTAATGAGACTGGGATAAAATCTTTCCTACTGCACCTAAAGCTTTGGCGCTCATATCCTGCACTTCATCAAAGAGCGCTATATCTCCGGTACGACCACGAATTCTGTCTCCATCTAGACCGGTGGAGTCGAGCCAAATTTCAGATCCATTAAGAAAGCGTTTAAAGTGTTGAGTATCATTGGCGGGGGTGCTTTTATCTAATTTGGATTCAATGATACTTAGCGTTCTTCCTCTTTTATCTTTTAAGCCGGAATCAACAGCAAATTTAATTGTTGCATCTAACTTCTGCTTAGAGAACCCAGCAGCTAAAGGAAGGCTAGGAAATAAATGAAAAATACGAACAGGAGGATTGTCTGCGGTTCCAAAAAGTCCACAGGTAGCAAAGTAGCATTCAAGGTTGACCGCCATTGTAGTAGCTCCCACCTGTCTTCCTTTAACTAAGACAATGGGTTTAGAATCTCGGCGTAAAGCTTGAATTCCTATGTATCTATAGATATCTGCAAAGGGCTTGTACCCGTTACCACTGATCCTAAATTTTTCCCCGTCTAGCTTTAGATTTCGTTCAGCATAAGAAACGGGATCTATATTGAGCAGTTTATCTTTAAACTCTTCAAATATATTAAGACCATTATTTTTTGCCATCTAATCTCTAACTAATACGTTCAGGCATAAGGGAAGCAAAGGGATTGTCTACTTTTCCGCTATCAGGATCCGACAGTCCTACTCCGCGTCCTAGTTGCGTATAGTTATTAAAAGTTGGCTTATGGTTAGAAATTAGAAGAGCGTTTAAAACTTTGGCTAGATGTTCATCGTTTAATTGAGACTCATCTACCCCATCAATTCCAAAAACTTCTTTAATAGAATGAAGAATGGCAGGAATTTGAATACGGGGATTGGTTTCAATTATATTAATAACAAATCTCTCAACATCAGGTAGCTCAATAAAAAGCTTTGGAGGCCCTAGGTTTGTTGGTTCAAGTAGATTTTTTTTTTTACTAGTGATCTCTTGAGCAAGCCTTTTGATTTTGTTGGCTTTAGCAAGAGTGAAAACAGAAGAGATCTTCAATCTACTTCGCTCGTCTTCGCTGGCGTTCTTATACGGCGACATCTCATCCTCGTTTGTCCATGGTTCTTCGGGATATAGATGATCTTGTTCTTCCAAAAACGGCGCACCCAAATACGATTCTGCTGGTTCAACATCCTTTTCTTTTGGTTTTCTTGAAGGCTTTTGTTGTGCCTTATGATAAGCATCAAGAACCTTTTCTTTGCCCAATTGGTTTAAGTAAACAAAATTATCATCTTCATCAGTATTAAAATAGGGTTCCATCCAATTTTTCCACCATGAGTCAAGCTCTTCTTCGTTTTGGTCTTTAAGATAAGGATCGTTTAATATGTCTGATTTTCTAAGTCCCCAGTTGTTTTCAATTATTTTATCCCATGTGTCCTCTAAATAAGGAAATTCATTGGGAACTAATGGGTTCTCGTTATGATCGGTACGGTACTCTGCTGTTTTGGTTCCTAAATCATCCATTCCTACAGCATCTCGATAATGAGAAACAACATCGTCCACACTATTAAACTTAGGACGAGATGAGGGGTTTAAACTGTTTTGAATTTGGGTTGTAAGAGGTAAGGGTTGGTTGCGGTTTCGTGCTACTTCAACAGCATTTCTAGGAACTGTAGATGTTTTGCCCCATTCATTAGCAAAAGACTTAAGCCAATCAGCCTGTTCCTGATCTCGCTCGTGTTCTCCACCATGAGCCCGATAAAATTTTCCTCCACCTCTAACCATTAGTTCCTCCCTAAATATTCTTATCCATCACTCTAACTGTTTACGTTGCTCTGCCAGTCGAATTTATCAACAGAGGAGGGCACGATATCTTCATCAAGAAGGTAGCCTCTATCTCTTCGGATCCAATAGCCCATATCCGCTAGAAGCTGTTCAAGCTCAGCACGTTCTCTTTTGGTGAGTTCATATTTTTCTGAAAGACGCCAAAAACTATCCTCAATGCTATGACCAGAGGCTACAGTTCCGTTAATACATACCCGAGCAATTCGAGAAATGATAAGAGGGACCGTTACAATAATACCATGAATAGCTGTTGACCCGGCTGCTTCCTTTACAATGCCTTCAGGCTGATTATCATTTCTTCGGTACCGCTTAAATTTAGATTTTCTTACTTGATTTAAACGCTTAAGTAGGCTCTCAAGACCATCTTCCACTTGGTCTCTGTAAACTTCAGCTTCAGCAGTATTGATTTGATTTCTAAAATCTTGCTGCATTGCTCCTGTAATCTCTTTGTTTATTCTCTCAAAATAAGCAATGGCTCTTTCAAGACCTGTAGTTTTTTTTCCATCATGAGCCGGTACAGTCTCTAAACGATTAGCTACCCATTTCAAAAACCCACCTAAACCATTTTCTTTCCAATTCCAAATATCTTCATCTAAAACAATTTCGGAATCTTCATCAACAGAAAGCTCTCCAGACCTTTCTCCAGGTAGAGATTTGGGTTGAGTAGCGGACTCTTGAACAACCAAAAGATTATTGTTGTCAGGTGCCGCTGGAGGCCCTTCCAAAACTACAAGATTGTTTAAATCGGCACCTGGAAATCTGGGTGCAGCAGGAGCACGAGGCGCAGTGTTTGGGGGACGAGCAGGGATTCCGGGGTGACTAGGCATAAGTTTTCCTTAAAGTTATTCTGCTTTATTGGTAGCTCCTAAGGAATGGAAACAATTTTACTTATAGTAGCCTGTGTAACTCTATACTTTTTGGCTAAGATGGTTTGAAACTGTCCTTGGTGGAAAGCTGTCTTTATATCCTGTTTATATTCTATAGATAAATAAACCGGTTTTTTCCGAGGTTTATAACGATTAATTTCTCTTGTTTTTTTTGAAGATTCAACCATTTTTTTAATAGATTCAGGACTCTTTGCTTTACCCCCAAGCCCTACATATATTTTTTGAGAAGGGATACATGTAACTTTATAAATTATCCACTTATTTAGACTTGAGTTTTTCATCTTCTCCTTCTTTAACTAGTATATCATCCTCTAACTTACAACTTCCTTGCAAGGAATACTGCGCATAATATCCGTTACGCATTGTGTTATCAGAATAAAACCCCATTGGGACATTATAAAGGGAATCTAATCCGATCCCACTCATAATTCTTGCAAAATAAGGCGTGCCTCTAAGTGGGACATTGCCCTTTTCACCAGGGACAGTGCTTCCATAGGTACATTGCACACCGTTAAATTGAGGTAGAAGCTGTCCGGCATATCTACAAGAAGCCGGTCCACTTTGCATAATTCCCCACACCACAAGTCTTAAGTTTTGATCTTTAACTTGTGTTTTCTCTTCTTCAGTGAGATCTGGAAGCGCATCTAATGGAGCCAGTCTATCAATCCATTGACCAGCAGCCTCGCATCCCATAGGAATATCTAAACCAAAAGGACATCCGTCTTCATGATTCTTTCTTATGACTGCAAGTTTTACTAATTTTTTTTTACAAACCATTAGCCGCCTTCATGAAGATAAGAGAAAGCTCAGAAAGTTTTTTGTGCTTTAAGAATTGTTTAACACTTTTGTACTTTCCCATGTTACCCGAATATAGGCCCACCCCTGGTCCAGTTGAAGTTGGAGCCATATCATAGTTATCAAAAAACATAAGTGGTCTAGATTTTGGATGACTCATCGAAGCTCCAAATCTTCTAAAGAGGGAATGTATTTCCATACTCCAAGCTCATCTAAAAGAGCTTCGGTATTGGCGCGGTTATAGCTAAGTGCTCTTCCTAAAACCCCATCAACGAAACCTGGCTTTACATCTTTAGATATTTCTTCTGGATGTGCCTGAATCCATCTAACCATAACCGGGTCTAAAGTGAAATCTAATTTAGATGATAAGTAAATTGCTCTTATGATACGTCTTGGATCAGAGCCCAGAGTGTATTGAGGAGGCAGGCAGGTTTTTAAAAGACGAGCATTAATATCTGGAATCGCTTCTTCAGTTACGTCTTTAATGGTTCTTAAATCTAGGCTCATGAGAAGGGTGTTGCAAGTAAAGTCTCTGCTGTAAAGTTCTAGTTCCATAGAGGTTGGGTTTTTTATTCCGCGCCCTCTAAGAAGCCACCCTGCATCTGGGTTAATTAAATTACTGGAGAAATCAATGCTTATATCTCCAACTTTAATTGTAGAATGAGTGTCTGGAAAGGATTCAAAAGATGCTCCTAAAGGCCTTAGATCTCTAAATATTTCACGGCCTAATCTTCGAACCGACGCATCTCCAGTAGTAATATCAATATCTTTAATAACTTCTGAGCGGTTTAAAACACGGTCTCTAGGAAGCCCACCTACTATATAGGGAGTTCCTGTTTGCTCTTCTTGTGCCGTGCTTTCAATGGTCGATAGAAGAGACCGGATATCCATTTATGCTCCTGGTACTGGTGCAGGCGGTGGAGCTATTTGGGCAGCGGTCATTGGAACTGTTGCCACATGTTCACCGGGATTAATTGGAGGAGCGGGTGGGGCCTCTACATTAAGGGGTTGAGCAAGTTCAGATTGAAGCTGTTCCATTGTGGGTCCGGCTTCGGGTCCCAACAGCTTTTTATCTTCTTTTGCTCGGCGCTTTTCACGTCGAAGGTTAGCAATATCATCTTGTCTATCGAACTCTTTTCTCAAGGCTTTAGCTTCTGGAGTAAGAACCTTTGGCTGGTGTCCTGTTTGTTGAGTTTCTTCTACAGCAGCCCGGATACGAGAGGTGATGTCTTCTAGGCGAGTGCTGATGTATTGGTTTGCTTCTAAAGCCTTGCCCATTGATTCTCCTAAAGATGGGAAGAATCCAACAATCCCAAGACGATTCATCATAAGATCGATAATAGAAAGTTTTCTTGCAGTGTCGCGACGTTTAAATTCTCCTTCGACTTCTTCTAATCGTTCAAGTACGTCTTCAATAGTAACCGAAGAAAGAACCGCCTCTAAAGCTTCATCTACTTCACCAGGAGGAGTTTCTGTTACGACTATTTCTTCTTCACCGGGGAGTGGAGCCGTTTCAGTAACCACAACCTCTTCGGCCGGTGCAGAAACCTGAATGTCCGGTGGGGGAGCGGGTGCAGCAAGAGGGGCGCGTGCAGGAACAGGGGTTGGAACATTTTGGGTTTGGCCGGGCAATAAAGCTTGAGCCGTAACTTCGATATCAGCTTTTTTATGGCGTTTTCTGGGAGTATCTTCGTCATCAAGCAAAGACATATCCGGACCTGATTCAAGATTGGCAAAAAACTCTTTATTAGCACCTTTAGTATTAGAGGCTACATCGCTTTTGCTTTCTTCCTCAGATTCCGAAGGTGCCTTATCCATTGGCTCCTCATCTGCAAAGGCACCCTCTCCTTCTAGCCCCATGTCTCCTTCCATAGGAGGAAAGGTGGCGTCCATACCAGGGCCAGCAGGTGTGGCTGCTGGGTCTGAGGGAGGGGCTGCATCTGGAGGCGAGGCAGGAATTTGGGCTTGTGCTACTTTAACAAAAAAGTTACCTAGCTTAGGGCGTCCAGAGGCTTTTAATAAATTAGCTGTTCGATAAATGAAATCTTCAAATAAAGTTGAAGACACGCTTATTTTTTGGGCCGTTTGAATTTTAAGTTTAAGTTCATGGAGAATTTTTAAACACTCTCCTAAACTGTTTCCACAAAAAATTTGGCCTTCAGGAGTAGTAAGCAAACGTTCGGCTGCATTTAAGCGACTTATTATTTTCTGACGTTGGTTTTCAATCTTAACTCGTAAAGACTGTACCTGTACGGGAGACATTGGTCGAGCATTAGGGGTATGTTCAATAACACAAGAGGGGGCCGGGGCTGCTTGCTGGGACTGAATGTGAGGAGGATAAATGGTAGAGGGTGGTAGAGAACTTCGCAATTGGTTTATAGGAATTTGGGCTTGAGCTAGTTTGTACTTTACTTCTTCGCCAGAGCCATAAAATCTTAGCCAGTATTGAAAGCTTTCTATTTCATCATTTTTCCAAGCTTGAGTAACTTGGGCGAACGCATCATTAAAGCCTATTTTGGTGGTTAGAATGTGTAAGGACTGACTGGCTTCAACCCACTTATAAACATTATAGGGAGGAGGAACATATTTTCCTATGGAGCCTTGAGGGTAAGCTGTTTTGTCCATCATTTCCTTTTTTGTTTGCAATGTTGGCCCACTTATAAGAAGCTGTTTTGCCCCTGAATTTAGTGGTATGCCTAGCTTGTCTCCTACTTTAGATACGGAATAAAACCATTCTCTTAAGTTATTTAATGGAAGTTCTTTTCTTTTTTGAAAAACATCACAAATACAATTAGCTACTTGTTTTTCAAAGTTCCCGGCTGCAATTTCTTTTAAAATAACTGGAACGTGTTGAGATAAAGCAAAATAAAGAGACTGGTCTTCTGGGCACTTAACTCCCAATTCAGACATTACTTCTGCCTCTCTCGTAAAAGATTCTAACAGATGTCGAGGAAGGGAAGGCCCATGAGCTTCCATTTGCTTATTGAAATAATCATTAATCTTCCTCATTTTCTTCATCCTCAAAGGTGGCTATAACCTTATTTAATTCCTTACGTTTCTCTTCAATTGTCAAATTATGCTGGACAGGTGCTTCTATTTGAGGAGGAGCCAGGGTCTGTAACTTGGTGGCTAAAAGATCTAAAAATTGTGTAGATATGACAGGATCAAACTCTGTAAGAACTTCAGTAATAGCTTTTTGAAAGGCCAATGAATGTTGCTCAACCATCTGAACCGTTATGTTATTTTGTATGATAGTATCACCCGCTCCATTAACAAACTTATCTAATTTCTCTAAAGCATTAAATAATAGCTCAAACCATTTAATTAAAACATAGTCGCCCTTGTAATTTCCAGGGTCTTGTTGAATTTTATCAAAGACCTGTTCTACACGGCTTTCGACTATTTTAATTAGATCAACAGTCTTCTTTTTGATATCTAGTTCATCATCAACAAAGCTGGCTAAGCGCGTTTTCCAGACATCATTTTTGAGTAGTGATTCTGCTAAGTTGCGGTCGTATTCGGCACTACCTTTAATAACCTTTTTAAGAAATTTATATTGATCAAGGTGGTCATCCCTAAACTCTCTGAGAAGGGATTTGCCTACAATTCTAGATTTATCTCCGGAATATTTAACGCTTAAGAATTCGCTAACTTTTTCTGGAGAAGTACCGCTCAGAAGCTCGCTTAGTATATAATCTTTTTGTGGGTGCCTGAGAATTTTAGTAAATTTTCCAACATCTACCAAACGCCCTCCTCGGCATCTCTGTCTTTCTTGGCTCTTGTTTCTGAGCTTTCTTTTTCCCCTTCATCTGGATTAGGCCCGAAAGTGAAGAATGGATCGTCTTCTCTGCGTCCATTAAGTTCTTCAGTAATTTTGGCCTCATTATATTCTGGATAGTCTTTAGGTTTATTATCATTTAAAATATCAATGAGTCCTTCTAGACTCATTTTCCACCCATGATCCTCCATGGCCCTAATCGCAGGTGTATCAGGAAACTTTTCTTCGGTTTCACCTTCTTTAAGAACTTCTTTGCCTGTATTAGTTAGATAAACATATTGTTCCATAGAAAGGGATTCTTCTTCTAGTTCTTTATCTGAATCATCTACCGAAGCAATATCTAAATTAATCCTGTGACCTTCTCCTTTGTTTTGGTCCAAAAATTTTTGTACAATATCAATTTTTGTTTGGACATTATCAACTCCTTTAATGCCCGGCTTAAGATCTTCCCAAGCTTTAGATGCCTGTTCTGGTGTGACTTCGTTAGCTTTTTTAGTAAAAGGACTACTTATATCTGAAGCGCTCGTTAACTTAGATTCACGGGTTTGAAAGAGGTAATGACCCACTCCTGAATCCCAATCTTTAATTTGGTTAGCTAAATCACCACCAGGAACGACATTGCCCTTATAGGTCACAAATCCTTGTTGCCAGGGATAGATACGATGATCAAGAGAGCACTGGTAGGTATTGTCCGCTACACGCATCATTTGAGCACCAGGATGATCAGGACAGGTGCGAGTGCTTAAAGGCATTTGGAGGGGTCGATAATTTAAGACCTGCTCCTCATATTGCTTTTTAACTTTTTCTGGATGACGTTCGAAATCAACTTGCTTTTTATAAGCGCCACCGTAGTTATTTTCTCTTTCTTGAGTTCTATCGGTGTGGCGAATTTTATCTATAGCCTCCCAGTCATTAGCGGCCGGCTTTTGGACCTTTTCTTTTTCTAATCGTTCTTTAAGTTGGTTAAATCCTTCGGGGAAGTTATATTTGCTATACTGCGCCTCTTTTTTTTTTAAACCCTCTTCAAGAATTATATCATCTAAAACAGCAGCATACTTCATTAAGACGGTATCACGGCTTTCATCAAAGACATTGGCCAATGCTACCAGAGCATCTAGGCGCTCTTTAGCGGAAGTTTTTGGGCCCAGACTAGCAGCTTGCTCTTCCAAAAAGTCTACGGAAGAAGCCAAGGAGGCTAATAGAGTTGGGTATTCAGAACTTCCTTCAGCTTCAGCTAAGATTTTGGAAGACTCTGTTCTTACAGCACGGGCGAGTTCTAACAATTTATGAGATGCTTCGTTCATGTTTCCTTTAAAGATACATCCGATAATTAATGAAAGCTACAGGGTCAGTTGCGTCTTTCATGCCTTTTCGATAAAGAGGCCGGCAATCACCATTATCATCTTGGTATACTTTGGTTAAAGGCAAATTCAAGTGTCCACACAAAGATTCAGTAGAATGAGCGTGGTTCATAACAAAAGAGCATTTAGTAATGGATTCTTCGGAGGCTTCTTTAACCAGTTCTCCAGAAAAATGTTTGCCTATCTTCTTTACAGCTTGGCGGTAAAGTCCAATATCCTGAGTAGATAGAACATTAATGAGTTCTTCAGCCACAGATATTTTATTTTCTAAGAGTGCTTTCTCAAAAAGCCCAAAGACTTCTTGAGGCTTTGATCCATAAGCAGCAGAGGCTTTTGCCATTACTCTGCCGTCAGTTTTTCCAGCAGTGAGTTGCCTTAGCCCACCAGGAGTAAAGGCTGCAATTTTGCCCGAAGCTATGGCAATTTTTGGAGGAACAACTAGTCCATTAGAAACCTTAACAGGAACTAAAACTCCCTGATTGCCATCCAAAGAAACAGCAAACTCTAGTGAGTCTTCTTTTACATTTTGCAAAGAGATTTGAGGATTGCTGTACTTATAAAGAGCTAATTTATTTAAAACTGAATTATAAGCGGCTTCAACAATTTGCTTACCATGAAGATGTTGAGCAATTCCAATTGGCGTATTAAGCCGTTCTTGAAACGTAAGCTCTTCTTGATTTAAATCAAAAGCAGGAGTGATCTCTTGGACTGGTTCATCTATGGACGCATAAACCAAATCTCCACTCATGGTCTGTTGGCCTTGTTGGGTTTTCATTTGATAAGCTGCTAATGCAACTTTATTTAAAGGCTTTTGAAGTGGAGAAGAGGCGGTAGCAATTACTTTAAGAAGGTGCTTACCATCTACCTTATATGATTTTCCCCCTGTAGCTCTTACGTGGTTATCAATTGCTCTTTTATCTAGGTCAACAAAACCTACTGGTGAAAAAAACATGTTGGGAGGAATTGCCATGCTCTCTTTAAACTGAACTGGAACTAAAGCATGAGCCACTCCTTTAGGGGTTTCAAAAGCTGCAGAACAAATTATACAATCTGGGCTACCAATAAAAACTGAAATGTCTTTTGGGTAAACCGCAATTTTGCTGAGCTTATTTAAGCAGGCGCGCTGAGCTTGCTTTTCCATATCTTTTGAATAAAAACGTGGCGTTTCATTATCCAATAAAGACTGTAAGGCATTGACTAAAAGAGGATCGCCCGTATTAGCATTAGCTTGAGTAAGGTAAACTTCCTCTTCTGCATGTTTTGCTCGGGTAGGTTCAGGAAGCTCGGGCCGCTTAAGCTCTTGTTTAAAAATCTCTCCTAATTCAGTTCCATTTGAATAAAGAGAGTCATAAATCTTGTTAAGCTCTGCACGAGTAATAAGAGGCTTTTTCTGAGCCCAATCTCCTAGAACTTTTGCTGCCGTACAAACCGAACTATCGGTAGGGTCTTTTAATGCAGCGGTTTTGGCTCGTTGTGCTAATGCTCCAGCAAAGAATTTTTCAGAACTGTCTAAAGCAGTAGCCAAGCTTGAAAGAGCACCTTTTAACTCATTAAAATTCATTCCTATTCCTTTAGTTCCGGGTACTTCCGAACGAAACGCTGTTGAGTGGGTAGGGGAAGCGCTGCTAAAAGAGATTTTCGATAGGAGGCGCTTTTTTGCAAGTTTCTTTTGATTGAAGTTGAGAGAGTATGAACTTCATGAGAGGGAACGCCTAAGTTAGAAGGAAGTACTTTATGAATGGGCTCGCCTCGGTAATAAATATTAATTTCTTTACCTTTATTATCTGGGACTGCAGACCACCCATGTTCTGAAGCCTTTTTTTCAGGAAGCTTGGCGTCTTCATATAACCCCACGATGACATCCCCATCATCAGTAGACTGAACTATCCAAAGGTTGTTGATATCATCGTCCTCTTTAAATCGGACGACATCAAAAGCAACTTTTTCAATCTTATCCTTAACATCCTCTAGCCGGTATGCTTTTTTGTGGATCTTATTATTCAACTGTTCAAAATCTTTTAGTTCGAAATCGCTTCCTACAATTCGCGTCATTTGTCCCTCAACATGTAAAAGGCCGGAATCATTTGTTATGCTGTGTTATTCCTAAGCCCTGCATTTATATGTATCTATATTACGTATATATAGCTCTTCCTGTAGCCTTACAATAATTAGCTTTTTAGGAGTAAATATCGTCATCAGACAGTTCTACCATCTTTTTAATTAGTCCTTGAATCTTTTGATCTTTTTCTGCTAACTTCCTAAGTTTTTTTCTAGCACCACCGTAAACCTTTTTTCCATTTCTGTAATCACAATTTCCATTGATAGATTTGGTAATGCTAGACTGATTTACATTAAGCATTTTAGCTATCTCCGTCTGAGTATAGCCTTGGGCATAAAGTCTAATTACTTGCCGTTGTCGAGGAGTCAACGCTGTATCTACCAGCCGCCAAAGTTCTCGCCGTAATTGAGATTTTAATTCAAGCAATGCTTCATTATAAGAATTTAATTTAGCAGTGAGGCCTGCTTCTATTGCAAAGTCAGCCAACATTTCTTGGCTATAGGAGATTTCATTAAACATATTTTGATAACGATCTGAACGATTCTTTTTCATTTTCTCCTTGTTGCAAGCTCTTAAGAAAGGCGATAAAGCTATCTTTTTTATTATATTTTCTTAAACATTCATCAATATCTTTATATCCAGCAGGCAAATTAATGAAGCGAATGTTAGCTGAAGACCCAAATTTCTCCCTGATTTTATTTGTTGCCTCATGGCCCGCATTATCATTATCTAAAATAAAAGAAAGGTTGTTTGTATATCTTAATAGTTTAAAAAATTGAATTATACTTATTTTTGACCCTCCTAAAGCAACCGTGTTTGTCAGGCCTTCTTTAATACAGGTCATGGCATCAAACTGGCCCTCTACAATAAAAACATTATTGGTTTTTATTATTTCTGGAATAGCTTTATCTAAGCCAAATAAATGAAGGAATTTTAATAAATTAAATGAGTTTTTGTATTTAGATATTTTACGATCTTTCTGAATCTTTTGGCTTAATAACGTTCGTCCGACTATTCCTAATGTTTCTCCAAAACAATTAGAGTAAGGGAATACAAGCTGATGGGTATCAAATATGCTCCTCCATTCATTATTGTAATTTACAAAAATCTTAGACTCTTCTAGGTCTTGTTGACTTACTAATGATAATATTGTTTTTCGGTCTTTAAATAATGGAAGGAATCCAAACTTAAAGGTTCTTTGTATAGACCTAGGAATTCTTTTATCTAAATATTCTAATGCTGATTTTGCGCTTTCATCATTATAGAGAATATAATTTGCTCCTTCAATTATGGTGTCAAAGCCGTTCATTCATTAGAACCTTTGGAGCGGGGAATTACAAAAGAAGGTCGTTCTTCGGAAGGTAACGGAGTATCTAGACTTTCTTGTTCTACCTGCTCGGAAGAAATTACATTAACATCATTATTTAGGAAGGTCTTAAGGTCTGCTAATGGAACTGCAGCTTCGGTAGGTGCTGCAAACTGATTAATATCAGCATCTGAGGTAAACTTAGGGCGTTGAGGATTGGCCGCTTTTGAAGCCTGCTTTTGGCGTTCTCGAATTTTTTCCAGGAATTCATTGCTTTGCTTTACTTTGGCTTGCATTTTAGCATGAACATTGGTTTGTTTGAGAACCTTCATTTGGCGGCGAGCGAAAACGGTGATGGCGTCTTGGTCTTCTAACTCTTTACCACAATCGCAAAAAACAACATCAGTAGCAGGATCTATGGTGGGCTCCATTTCCTTGTTACACCTTTTTCCTTCTACCATATTCGAACAATAAATCCTAAATGCCATCTTTTTCCTCTTTGTTTAAACTATCACTCTCTAAAGCCTCTATAACTTTAGATAAATCTTCTGGATAAACTATATCCATCTTAAAGATATGTTTGCCTTGTTTAGTTAACCCTAGCTCAAAAGCAACAACATCATCTCCTTGTTTTCTTCTCTCTGGGATCTTTAGTTTCTTTTTTCCCTTGACTGTTTTAACTTCTTTAGTGCAACCTTTTAATGCTTCCAGTAAAGTAAGTTCACAAACAGAGAAAATATTTACTCCGTCAGTTTTTAATTCAGAGTGGGGTAACAAGTAGACTACAACCACCTGCCCATTAATTTGTACTTTCCAACCCTGACTAATTCCTGAGGGAAAGTTTATTTCCACAGTAGACCCCTTTTGGTTTACGCATTCACTACAGCGAGCCCTATAAGCTACTTGGCCTTGTCCTGAACACGTAGCGCAATAATGCTCTCCTTGCTTTCCTTTTCCTCCACATCTCTGACACTCTTGGTGTCTGGCTTCTTGTCCGGAACCATGGCACTTTTCACATTGGGTACCAGGAAGTGAAACGGATTTTCTGCATCCGTTTGCGGCCTCTTCAAGCGTGAGACCTATCTTGGTGGGCCTTTGAGATTGGCTCCAAAACCGTACACGCTTCGTATCATTGCCTTGTGGAGGATCAAAAAACTGTCGAAAAACATCTTCAACGTTATAAGCAAAGTCTCCTTCGTTTTGAAAAAAGTCCTTCATCCCAAAGGCTTCAGGAGGGGCCGAGGCCACTCTATAAGCTTCATTTAATTCTTTAAATTGATCTTCGGCATTTTCTGCCTTATTTCTATCAGGATGTAATATAGCAGCCTTCTTTCTGAAGGCTTTTTTAATTTCTTCTGGAGAGGCAGAGGAATCAATTCCTAAAACCTGGAAAGCCTGCGAACCCGTCATCATTCATCCCTTTTTTATAAAAAGCTAAAGCCACCGCTACAGCGTCAGCTATATCAAAGTTTTCTTTACGATTAGCTAGCTTTTTTTTTATATTATAATACTTAACCCAAGGAAAGTCCATTCCTAGATGTTTTGCTACCAATTCAGGCATCTCTTCTTTTTTAGGTATGTGTTTATCGAGCTTAAGGATTTTGCGTATTTCTTCCACTGATAACAAATAGGGATTCTTCCCAGAAGCCTCAAAAGAGGTCAGGCCTACCATCCTATTCCAAATAGCTAGGGTGGTAATTGTTTGGGCATTAGACTTTCTTCTGCCCTTTTTTCCTCCCATATATAATAAGATATCTTCAATAACTATAAAGTCTGGTTGATACCCGTCTACCCATTTTTTTACTGATGCTTTGGTTTCAGATAGGCGTTCATAAATTGTTCTTTTTCCTTTTGGGGGCTTGTAATAGGATCCCACAACCAGCGTAGCTTTTTTAGAATTGCAGTCTAATAAAGCCACTCCAATGGTTGTAGAACTCACATCAAGGCCAAGTATTTTCATGGAAACTGCCTACAAAAAAATCCCGCCTGGTTTAACCCAGGCGGGACTCCCCCACCCATTACAACTAAGTTAAGGCACAGTCTACTGCACAAGGATCACGCGGGTTCAAAATTATATATATCATCATCATCTGAATCGGCCTTAGGAGGAATGAAAGAAGTTTCTTCCTTGGGCTTAGACTGAGAGGAGCCAGGCTTAATTCCAGCCTTGATCATCTGCTCTCGTACCTCATCAACAGAAAGAGGCGTAGTGATGCGCTCCAGGGTGTTCAGGAGATCTTCTCGTCTTCCTTCAAGCATGGTTTCATCTTCATCCGAAAGAGCTTTCACAGGCCGTGGAAGAACCTTATAAAAGTTTGCCGGAACTTCGCCGTCTTTGCGTTTAATGTTGATATCATAGGACGTGATATCCTCGTAGCCTTCTTCTTCTACAAGGTCATCGATTTGACGTTTGAGACCAGGAGAGAGGGTCAGGATTCCCAGAGAAGACTTTCCTTCTGGATCATTAATTGAAGGACGCATTAGAACCCCAACAAGACTTTTTTCGTCAATTTCAATGCCCGCTTCCCTGAGAGGGCAGTCATTAACAGCACTACGAATAGGCATTTTTTTACCCGTATTGGCGTTTACTACCCAGGCTTGTTGTTGAACATAAGGGCCAGTTACAATTCTAATGAGGTTATTACCATTCTTAGTTTTGAGAAACGGAATTCGTTCCCCAGTGTTTTGTTTTTTAGCCTGCCCATTGCCGCCCCAGCTTGATAATCCAAATTTCACCATTGTCTTTTTCTCCTTAAAGGATTTGTCCACCTTCAGAGCGCAAGATTGCTTTGCGCTTTGTTGTCTTTGTACCTGAGTAAGTAGCATTTCGAATTGAAATAACTCTGCTTAAAGGTAGCTCAACATTAATCTCTTCCCCAATTTCATTTAGGGGATTGGCTAATACATCAGCTACAGCCTTCTCATCGATTAATGAGCCTCGAAGGGAAATAAAAGTCCCTCGATTTTCTACGTCTTGAGAGCGGTAATAAACCACTCCCTTTTTTTCTGTTGGGTCTTCTGTTTTTATTAGATAAACAGCTTTGGCTGCTTCTTTTGCTGGGTTATTCATTATCTTCCTCTTCGGTTATGTCGGCACGTTGTTTAACTTCTTCGCCTAACTCTATTGTTTTGGCGGATACAACTATATCTAGTGTAGCCACGCATTCGTCTGCGTCAAACAAATGGTTCTTTTTAACCTTAGCTTTAGACAAAATTCCGTACTTCATGGATTTGCCTTTTCGCTGACGCACCAAATCTTTTTTGCGGGTTAGTTGAAGAATAAGACTGCAAGCATAGAATAGCCCCTCTCCACCCTTTTCTACAACCCCTACACTTCCGATGTTCTTATAAACTTGATTAACGGCAATGGCACACATCGTATCTTCTCCCGTATCAGGATCTCGATACTTTTCCATTAATTGGTTTATTCTTTTACAAACTCGATTAACTTCTTTAGCTTGAACACCAGGCTGATTAGACCAGTCTTCTTTTTCTTCAGACTCTAAAGCATTAAGACTGGCAGCTACAGAGTCCCAAACAAATAAAATCTTTACTTTAGGATCTATTTTTTTAGCTTCTTGAATAGCAAAGGTAAATTGTTTCATACCCTCTTGAATAAGCTTAGAGCGGCATACCAAAATCTCATCTGGTTTACCGCCCATCTTTGCAAGGCGTTTAGAATCAAACTTCTTTTCGGCATCCCACAGAACAACAAGCACTCCTTGTTCCTGTGCTGCCTTCATAAAAAGGCAGGCCATAGTGCTCTTTCCGGAATCAGGACGCCCAGAAAACTGAACTATCCTACCAAACGGGATACCTTTAAGGCCAGTTAGTTCTTGCCAAAAAGGAAAACCACTAGCCAAGACAAAAGCATCATCATGGGTAGGAAGATAAAGCTCATTTCCTAAGGTAATAGCTGTGGCCAGACCTTGTTCTTTTTTGCTGTATCTTCCTTTAACAGAAGCTACTAAAGCACTAACATCAATCATAGTTTTTTACTTTGCTCAATTCGTTCCCTAGCCATGTCTTCTTGTTTAGAGAACTGACGAAAAGTTAAGTGGGTTTCTTGGATCCAGTCCATTAAGCCATGATAATTTTTAGCATCCTTTTCATGTTTAAGGTGTGAGGAGATTGTTTCTCTAACCTCTTTTGCCATCATGACTTCATTATTTACAGTAGCCTCGGTCATTTTAGTTGTAGAGTCTTTGCGGATTTTAGAATAGGTATCAGTTTTAACAAACTCAATATCTCGCTTAATGCATTTGGCTCGATACTCTGCTTGGTTAACCAGGAGATTTCCGTTATATTTAGCTTTCAAACATAAGAGCGCTACCTTCTTTGCATCATCAGGGTTGCTAACTCCTTTGTAAAATGAATCCGTTTCTTCAGTAATAGCTTTGACCTGCTCTTCAAACGCTTTCTCGATATCTTTTAAAGCCACATTATTTCTCCTTGTGGGGTGGGGTCTCAGCTAGTTTAGCACTCTGAGTGACTTGCTCCACAATTTCGCCATATTTTTTTGTGGCTTCCTTTATAAGAGTGTCAACCTGGCTTTGCATGAGTCGCAAGTGCTGGTTAATCATGATAGAAACTAGAAAAGTATAAATTTCCAGGCTAGAATATCTTTTATGAGGAGGACGAACAAAGGTTAGTATACCATGTTTATTTGTTTCGAAATGTTCTTTAAAGAATTCTTCGCCTCTTTGGTTATCTGTTTCATAAGCTTTGCATAAACTTTTATAAAACTTCCACTCATCATTAGTTAATAAAATACGTTTATTATCAATTATTTTAATAGAGTGGACGCTCATTCTGATCTCCTAAAGCTTCCCGTTCCCATATCGAAGTTTTTTTGAGCACTAACCCTTTTCATTCGTTCCTTCATAAGAGCATCTGACTCATTAGATCCTCGGTCCTTAATTGCTTCTAGTTGGCTTATTTCTTCTGAAGTTAAAGATTTAGCATTTGGATTAACTAGGGCACCCGCTTGAGATGCTAAAAGATCTTTTAATTTAACTGGTGGAGAGGACTGACCTTCCCTGTTTCTAGGTAGAGATGTTCCCATTAATTCTGCAGCAGCTTCAATATCGGCTTTACTAGGACCAGAAGGATCAAAATCTTCTGTGACATTTAACTCTTCTTCTTCCCCACCATACATGCTATTTTGGTTTCCTTGAATGGATTGAGCTAAGTGTGCAAGTTTAGCATTGGTGGCCTGGATTCCTTTGGTGGCCTCATGTTTATTTCCCAAGTATCGTTGATGACTAGATGGATAATTTGGATTAGCCGCTTGAGCCTGATGTTCTTGAGGTGGGCGGTCTCCATGAAAATGATCTACAGGCAGAGCGTCGCCAATTTGACGCACTTGGAAGTTGCTAAGAATCCATCCCGCTATTCCTTGAGGGTTATTGGGCATTTGTTTTAATGCCGTAGCTAAACCCTCCATCAGAGCTTGGGCGGCATCATCCATAATAGGCCCTGAACAAGCTGGGCATTGGTTAGACGCAATAGCTGCAACCCAAGCTGGAGGTATTTCTACAGAACAGTTTTGGCATATCATAATTTTTCCTTAAGACTTTTCTAATGAGAAACCTTGTTCAACCATTTCTAATTCCAGTTGCTCTTTTAATTGTTCTTTGGTATATTGTTTAACTCTTTTCCTAGGTGGTGCAATCTTCATAATTACTTTTTGGGCTTTCAGGTCTTTATCGGATGGTTTTTGTGGTTCTTCTTTAAAGTCTACTATATCTTCTAAAATAAATATTTGGCCTGTTGAGCCCTCATGTTGAAAGGTGCCTTCTACTAAAAGAGCCAAACGATCTGAATCTAGTGACGACTCTCCTCTAGACAGTTTTCTAATAGTCTCTCTCGCTCGGCCTAAAGCTTCAGGGAAGACTAGTAATATAAGTTCGTTGCCCCAAATATCCTCTAAAATACCTCTGGCCATTTCTTCTCCAAATATAGAGCTATCTGGATTTTTAACTCGGAAGCTGTAAAACTGAGTAAGAATTCCCTTAAGGCCTGGTGGATTAGTTGAGCTATCTATTTTATGACTATTAGCTTTTCTATCTGCTTTAAGAACCGAATGACGCTTTTTGTAAGGAAACACATTGCCCAAAAGAGAAAACTCTAGCTCGTCTCCTTCCTCCATTCCTGGCCCTTCAAAGAAGCCTGGATAAAGGCGTTTGGCATTGGCAGAAAGACCTTCTCCTAGAAAATGTTTTTCCAACCCATACTGTTCTACTTCGGTCCATTCTTCTGTCTCAGGCCATGGATAATGAAATCCTGTTTGGTTAAGAAGCGTTCTCTTGTCATAAGAAGCAAGTTTCTTTTTAAAATCTCCACTATATAAAAACAATTCTTTTCGTGTTTGATTAAAAGATCGTAGCGCTCCACTAGCTGCAAGAGCTTGAATGGCGGGCATCCTAAGCTTACGACCTTCCGTTCTCATTAAAAGATCTTCTAATGAGGAGAATGGTCGATGCAAAAGAATTTGTTCCTGGGCTGGTTTTCCAACGAACTTTATTGAGTCCAGACCCATAAGGATTGTTTTGTCATCAATAATTTTATAGCCATTTTCTGAAGAGTTAATATCAGGAGGCAAAATGTTTATCCCCCCAAGTCGTAGCTCTTTCTTAATCGCTAAAACCGTTCCTTCAGCTTTTGGGCTGGCTGAAGCAAGGTTAAACTTGAGATTGGAAACCAAAAACTCTAGAAAGTAATGAGCTTTTAGATAAGCGGTTTCATAGGAGGTAAGTGAGTAGGCAATAGAGTGGCTATGATTAAATGAATAGGCTCCGAATTTGGCTACTACCTCGTCCCAAATAAATTCCCCGTCTTTTTGAGAAAGATTTTTATTTTTAACCGCTCCCTCAATAAAATCTTCTTTCCACTTTTTAACCTTTTCAGGGTTCTTTCCTTTTTCTTTCGTGAGCTTCCTAAGTGCATCAGCATCATTAAGATCCCACCCTGCTACATCTTCTGCAATGACCATTAAACACTCTTCATAAAGGCCAAATCCGTAAGTCTCTTTAAAGGCTCGTTCCAAAAGAGGATGTAAAAGTTCTACTTTCTTTTTTCCATCCTTGGTTGCAATGAAATCGTCTTGAATATCTTTTGCTGCTGGACGAACTAAAGTATTAATAATTGAAATTTCTTCAATGTTTTTTGGTTTAATCTTTTTACATAAATGAACCGCTGCCCCATTTAATTGGAACACGCATTCGGTTTTGCCTTTACTAATTAGTTTATAGGCTTCAGGATCATTAAGGGGCAACGGAGAGGGAGGTAAGGGCTTGCCTTGCTCTTTGATTAATTCATGGGTATGAGAAATGATGTCTAGAGTAGTAAGCCCTAAAATATCTATTTTAACTAACCCATTAGCTTCAGCGCGGACTTTATCATATTCCAAAACTAAGTTGCCATCATTATCTCTTCGTACTGGAACCAATCCTACTAGAGATCTGGCTCCTATAATAAATCCACCAGCGTGTGTGCCCCATGCTCTAGGAAGGCCACATAAATCTTTGTATTCTACAAGCTCTGGATACTTTTCACAAAACTCCCTAAATAAGAATGATTCAATAAAGGCTTGTTCAAAAGTATGGGCAGAATCAGGGATAGAGCTAGCAATTTGGTCTCCTATATATACGGCAGCCCCTCGATCTCCCCCAAATTGGCAAGAACGAGAAATGTCCCTAGCGTAAACTTTGGGAGTAATCGTATTAATATTACTAACGTTAGCAACATTATTAGCCCCATAAAGATCTTCTAGGTAAGCTTTAATGTACCCGCGTCCTGAAGGAGCAATATCTTGATCCGCATCCGGGTAGGCTTCTTTGTACTTATTAATGAATCGCTCAAAGATTAATCCATATTTTAGCGGGTCCAACCTATGAAGGCCGGACAAGTAACCAATCAAAGATCCGCCTACTGACCCTCGGCCTGGCCCAGTTTTTACGCCCCGATCATTGGCCTCTCTCATGAAGTCACTTACAATTAGCATGTAAGAACAAAACCCTTTATAATCTAATACTTCAAGTTCTTCTTCCAATCTTTTTTTATAAGGTGTAAGATCTCTAATGCCCAAAGAAATTAGTTTTCTAATACATTTAAATTTTAAGTAATCGGTATCTAATTTTCCTGGAGGCTTTAGCTTTTTTCTCCAATGTGCAAAAAGCTCATAGTCTTTTTGCTTTTCTACAGGAAAGACTGGAAGTTCTTTACCTGATGGATTGCTATATTTGGGGTCTACATACTCAGCCGAACCACACCGATCAGCAATAATCTGAGTGTTGGCTATCCCTTTTTGAATGAAGCTTTCTCCCCAAAAGGATTTATGACGGAGGAAAAAGTTTTTAGTTTGTTCTTCAGATTGAAGGTAGAAATCGTTTGTATTAAATTTTAATCTAGATTGAACAAACTTAGGGTGTCCACAATTAATAGCTAACAGAACATCATGAAGCTCAAACTCTTCTGGAGTAGTATAAAATGTTGTAGGGGTAATAACCCATTGAAGATCATTTTCAATAGCTAGAGTTTTTAGCTTGCGATTGATAAAGTTTTGGTCAATTGGTCCAGACCAAGGGTTGTCCAGTCTTCTTAGAGAAGAGGGGTTAAGCTCAATATAAAAATCATCTTTAAAAATAGATTTTAATTTGAGGGCTGCAGTTGTTGCTAGATCAGTTTCTCGTGCCATCAAAAGCTGAGATATATATCCTTGCCCATCTCCACTTAAACAAATCAAACCCTCTTTAAATTCTTCTAAGTGTTCCCAAGTAGTTTGAGGAACAGCTTTCTTAAACGCACTAACATGATTATCAAAACCTTTTTTAATTAAACATAAAAGATTTTTGTATCCCTGTTCATTCTTAGCCAGAAAAACCAGAGTTCTATAATCTTTTGATTGCTCCTCGGAAATAACAGGAACGAAATTTAGCTCAACCCCTGGTATTAGCTTTACTCCAGTCTTTTTACTTTCCTGAAGAGCATCGGCCATTCCTGCAGCCGAACAATAATCTGTAATAGCTATAGCTGATTGATTTAACTCTTTAGCCTTTTGAAAAAGGGCTTCCGGTGATGATAGGGCTCGAAGGATAGAAAAAAAGGTCCGGCTATGTAGCGATACAAAGCTCATACTTTGGGCGCCTCCTCCTTTACATATTGACTCAGAACAAGGGATTTGGAAACACAAGAGGCCCAAAAATGATTGGTCCCATGAAGCGCCTGCGTGGCCCAGCTTAAAGTGGGTTTATCGTAATCAGCAAGCAATAAAAGGCATAAAACCAATTTTTGGTCGGTATTATTAGTTAAAGCTACAGACTCATCTAAATCTATTAGATAAGTAATTACTTCACGAAGATGTTTAAGACCAAAAGAAGAATTAGAAACTACCATATTAAGCTGTTTATAAACAGGTGTTTCGGTTTGTTTCCTACAATATTCAGATAAAGAATCTACCTGACCTGCACGAGGAAGGTTATTAACTAATTCTAATATCTTATCCATGTAAAACCTTAACTAAAAGCGTTTCTAATTCTTGAACCAACGAGTCGCATATTTTTTTGCTACTGCACCTAACCTGGAGCCTCCGCATTCCGAAGACTCCAGTGGCAGCAATGCCCTTTTTTTGGACATAAAAAACCCCACTTTTAGTATAAGCCGGAGAAAGGCCATAGCCGGCACCAGCAAATACCGATAAGTGGGTTTTTTGAAGAGCCTTGGACAAAGTTAAAGTGTAGCCCACAGACCCACAGCAGGATTTAACTGCTGTTTTTGTTATCACCGCAAGCCTCTAAGCCTCATTACGTGAAGACAATATTTGGTCTTTGCCTTTTCTGCGCTGATGACATCCTTATATCCAGTGCTTAGAAACTTAACATCCTCCTTAAGAGTATTGAGTTTGGCGTCTTCACTCATTTCCTTTTCTGTATCAGATATGACGCCTTCAGCTTTTAGAACGGTTTTTTCTATTTCTTCGGATGATAGAGTTTCTACACTTGTTACAAAATCATCACTTAGTTTCTTGAACCACTTCGGGGGGAAGTTCTCGGGGCACTTGGACATTTCTTACCTCGTTATTTGTAAATGTTGTTATCCAATGAAGAGTATATTCATCCTTAACGGATTGAAGGGACGAGGCTAGAAACCCTCGTTGTTGCAAAAGAGTAATAGTTTTCTGGGGATCTTGACCCATTTCTTTTGCTCTTCCCGCTAATCCTTGGATCGCCTCTTGATCGGACAAGAAGCTCTCCGGATGATCTTCTCTGACTGCCTCTAAGACTAGCGCTAATTTTACAGAGTTGCACGCTTCTGATGCAACGGTCTTCATTTCTTCTTCTCCCAGGCTTGCTATCTCTAACCCGTTTCGAGCAGCAAAGACTTTGGTTTCCTCAAGGATAAGGGAAGCAGGAACTTCAAACTCATGATGGTTAACTAGCCATTGAGCGGTTTCAGTGCGTTGATACATGGCCTGCTTTTTATTGTTATAAGCTGTTTGAGATTTTTCTACTTCCCCAATTAATTGTTCAACATTTTCTAATTTATATTTCTTAGCTAATTCATCATCTAAATCAGCCGGGACATTTTTTAATCCCATTTTAACTTTAACTTTAAAAGCATAGTCCTTTCCGCCATTATTAAATGTATATTCCTTTTCTTCATTAATCTTCATTCCGATTATCTCATCATCTAAACCCGGATAGCCTTGGGAGCCAACATCATAGGGCTGTGAATCTAGGACTGTTTCTTCCTCGTCAATCGTATAAGATATATCTAAAGTTAATTTGTCTCCTTCTCCTACCACATCTTCTTCCCCAAACGGATTAAGAGAGCCATGGCGATGACAGAGAACATCTAAAGTATTTTCCAAATCTTGTTCAGGTATTTCTAGAGGAGGGATGACTAGCTCTTTTAAATCAACTAACTCAAATTCGGGCCGTTTGACAACAGCCATTTTACAACTAAACTTTTTACCGGTTAATTTTACTTCTGTAAAGTGTGGAGATCCTACAACCTTCATTCCTGTGTCATACAGAATCTCATCATACGCCTGAACCGCAAGCTCTTGTTTTACCAATTGATCAATTTCTTTTTTCTTATGAACTCGAATTGCGTTTGGTGTGGCCTTACCTTTTCGGAACCCAGGGATATCTACGTCTTTAAATTGGTCGATAGCAGTTTCAAGTTTTTCTTCTACTACCTCGGGGTCTGCCTCATAGAGAAACAAAAACGATGAATCTCCTAAATCTTGCGTTTCAACTCTCATTTCTTTCTCCTCCGTGAACTAGTTTGTTTTAGACGAGACCGGTATTCATCAATTAATACCTCTACATCTAGTATTCTTTCTTTAGCAGTTTCAGAAGGGTTTGCCAAACTCCAGTTGATGCCTTCTAAAAAGCCTTGCCAAAATTCAATAGCGTCTAATAAGACACGTTTCTCTGTTTTTTTTGTCATCGCTCACCAGGATTGCTTTCCATATAGTGGCGTAGGATTGCTCCGATTTTTGCCTAAGCGGCTAACAAATTGACGACCATCTTTGCAATTGCTAAGAAAATCACAAAAGTTACACAAAGGAGAAGGAGATGTACGCCAAAGTTTTTCTGTTCTTATCTCGGCTGCACGTTTCAGGTATTTTTCTGAAACAATCTCTACATCCTCCCTCCTAATTTCTCTAGTTAGCCATTCTGAATTATGACGTAATAAGATAAAAGACCCGCGAACCATTTCGATAGATGGATCTTCTAACATTAAAAGCCATGCATAAGTGATTAGCTGGAAAAAATCTTTTAAATACTTTTTATTTTTGGTTGTTTTATAGTCCGCAACATGCAAGATGCCATCATCGTCTAAATCAATGCGATCAATAAAACCATTAACTAAAACCGACTGGTCAACATCGATGTAAAAGTGACGCTCTACAGCCATTACATTGGGGTGGTGGCTGCTTATTTGTTTGAGATAATTATTAACTATCTCCCAACCTTCTTTAATTTGGGGAGGCTTTAAGGACTTATACCGCTTTCGTCTGTAATTAAAAGCCCTACTCATTATTTCATGAGGCCATTCCGTTGTGCCTTCCATGACTTCTTTATGATAATCTTCTAAAACCGCATGAACAAATTGTCCAAAAACATGGAAGTCCCATGTTTTCCTTGGTAACTTTTCAATATAATTATACTTATACTTGGCCTTACAATCTTCAAACGTTTTTACTTTGCTAACCGATAATGGCAGATCAGCTTTAGACTCGGCTTTTTTTTGGATTATATGTGCGTGCATTATGCTAACTTGTTGTAGAGGTAAGTTACCCAAGGATAAACATAGCGCGCATCTTTGAACCTGCCAAATACCACAGCACCTAAATTAAACAAACCCGGATCTTTAGATACAAATTTAGTTTTTGATATTATCCATCTATTAGTATCTCTATCCCTATAATAATAAATCATTGTATTATCTTTTGGATTGTACATTGATTTGGTAGTATTAGCAGTGGGCGTATTTCCATCCAATCCAGTAGTAAAAAAATAGTTTCCATCTCTTACTCGCTCTGGGTTCATAAGGCTAAAAGAGTGGCGCATCATAGGCTCTATAGCCGGGTCAAAAGATGGCTTTGTTCCATCTTGGTAAATAACCAAAGCTTTAGGATTAAAAAATGGGGAGTTGGTTTCTGACTCTTCGGGAGGGTTGACGCGAGGAGGAATAACGAAGGTTTCAGAGGGCAAATTTCCTATACCTCGTCCATATTCTCCGGCTTGATTGGTTTCTGAGAAGATTATTTCATAATTTTCAATCGTAAATGGCTTATTTGTAAAGGCTCCAGGGTTTCCATCGGCATCAAAACCATCCGGAACCCCTTCTACATTGGCGCTTTTGATTGTTAGGCCCCCAGTATTGCCATAAACGCCCCTTGGTTGGCTAAAGGAACCAAAAGGATAGGGTGCTGATGGGGGAAAGCCAGTATTTAAACCCTTAACTGTATCATGTGGTCTTCTGTTAAAAGCTATTGTAGTGCCGTAGCATTTTTCGATAATTGGAGAAGTATCCGTGCCATTAGTAGCAAAAACCTTTAAATGAACTAAAAGGCCGGTAGTTGGTAAGAAAACATCTCCCACTGCTACTAATGAGGAAGTTGTAGGCTCTGTACCATCTAAAGTATAAAAAACTGTAGCAGGAACATTGGTTGTAAAGCTTACAAACGCTGGTGTTCCGGCAACGATTTCATAATCGCCATCTATGATACTTAAACTTATTACTGCCACTTACTCCTTAATAATATCTAAAAAGTCTTTTAAAGTTGGATAATTATCAAATGTCCTTCTTCTCTCCCTATAAAGCTTATGCGCTGCTCTCCTTAGAATTTTTCCCGTCTTAAAAAACTTTTCTTCTCCAGTTTTTCTGAATAAAGCAAAAAACTTATCGCTTCTAGTTAATAATCCAAGTTCTGGAAATTCTTCATCGCAATTAATAATTATATCCCCTAGAACACGACGGTAAAGTCGCTCTTCTCCTTCCGCTTCTAATAGCGTTATATAGGGGTCTAAGGATAATTGCATTTATCTAAATGCAATTCTTTCCCTAAATTAAAAATACTCTTTGCCTTATCCTTAAGCAAACCTAATTCTCCAGTTTTCACTCTTATTGTAATATCGGAAGGTAAGTCTTCAATATAAGACTCTGAAATATGGGAATCGTCACACTTTATGTCGGTGCGAATTATTTTTATTATAATTCCTCCTCTGCTTTTAATAGAGGCTAATTCATCGGGAAAGCGTACATCAGAAATTATTAAATTATCTCCTTCTTTATAAGAATTAAAAACACTATCAATCCAATAATTAGGATAATATTTTTTACAATAGGTTGATCCAAATTGCTGTAACACTTGTCTTGGATTAAAAGCAGTTAAGCCTTCCCGAGACATAGATAGACCTGTAAAGACCTCCATAGCTGGTAAAAAAGTGTCCATATCAATGGGGTCGTGACTAAATGGCTTGTCCTTAAGACGAGGATTATTGAATAGCTCTAACCTTAGACCAAAAATTTTAGATGCTAGGAGCTTAAGCTTTAAAGCAAAAGCTGTTTTTTTAAACTCAGGATTGTATTTGCAAATAAAGTCTGCAAAAGTATCCTTACCATGTTGTTTGGCTCCAGCTATTCCTATTAACATAATTTTACCAGTTATTAACTACCTGAGCACTAGATGTTCCATTGCCATCTCCTTCAACCAAAATGGCGTGACTAAACTTGTCTTTTAATGAATCATTATGAGTGATAACAAAAATCTTAAAATCTTTTTCCCATCTTTTAATTACCTCGGCAAAGGCTTCTACCCCAGCTTTATCTAAACTTTGATCAACCTCATCCAAAGCCAATATCCCAATATCTACCCCTACTTTGCGTTGGATGATTTTAGACAAAGCCATTTTTAAACTGAGTGCTACATATACCTTTTGGCCACCGGAAAGCTGGTCGTAAACCCTAGTTGCTCCTCGTATTTGATAAGACATATCAAGATTAGCTGAGAAGTTAATCTCCATTTCAGGACGCAAGCTTTGTAAAACAGCATTAGATTCCCATTGAAGCTCATCGAGAATAGAACGGATCATTAATGCTGGAACTCCTGATGGACCAAAAGCTTGTACCACTATCTTCTGTAAATGAATTGTGTGCTTAAGATCTTTAGTTTTTTTAATAAGATTTTGAATTTTATTTTCATCTAGCTTAAGTTTTTCAATACGAGAGGTTAACGCAGTCTTTGTTCCTTTAAGATCGTTTAATACTTCTTGATACTTTTCTAGAGTTCCCTCTCCTTTAGTGATCCGAGTACTTAGATCTATGATTTTTTTAGAAGTTTCCTTTTCAGGGTCTTTAGCTAACTGAACTTCAAAAGACTTAGACGCCTCTTTTAATTTTTGATAACTGCTCTCTAGAATATCGGCTTCATTTTTAATATCCTTATTGTGACTTGCAAGATATTGGATATGTTCATTTAAGTTAATTATAGCACCAGCTTTGAGTTCTATCTGATAATTTAAATCGTTATATTTATTTTCCAAAGCTATATATTCTGCGATCCTTTTCTTTATATCTAATTTTTTTTCTTTACAACTATCAACACTTTCTTTTAAAGAGTTATATTTGACGGTTAGTTTTTGAATTTGTTCTTCTCTAAATTGACGAAATTCTTTTCTATATTCTTCAGTTATCTTTTGAAAGCAATGAGTGCAAGTTTCTTCATGGGGCAATACGTTTTCAAGATCAGAGATTTTGCTTTCTAATTTAGCAATAATTTCTTTACCATTTATATAATCTTGTTCAGCCTGAGATAGTTTGCTCTCTAATTTCTTCTTAGAAGCTGTGTCTGGGACGCACTTTTCTCGGGTATCTTTAATTTGCTGAAGTTCAATTTGGATTATTTCTAATTTACCTGAAGCCGTATTCAAATCTTTTATACTGGAAACAAGAGATGTTTTTTTTGTAGTTAACTCTACGCTTACAGTTTTAATTCGCTCATTTGTTTCATGATATTTTTCTTGTATCTGTTTGCTTTTATTAGTTAATGAGGATGACAATGAAATATATAAAGCCTTATCACTAGTCAGGGCAGAATCAATTTTTGTAATCTTATTAGATACTGTTTCGATTTTTATTTTAATGTCTTTTAGATCAATCTCTGAATCTTTGCGTTCTAAATCCGGTCTTCCTAGCAAAGCTGTAGTGCCTGTAATTGTAATAAGCTCTGTCTTAGAATCGGCCATTTTCTTTTTGGCAGCCTTTTCTAGTTTAGAATAGATAGCTAATTGCAATGGCTCTTTTAATATCTCTTTCCTATGTTCAGGCTTCTTTGCAGAAGCTAAAGCTGAGATATCATTCTGTCCATACATGACAGAATATCGGAATGCCTTTTGAGAAATCCCTAGAATGCCAGCCAGCTTCTTATCTGTATCAGGCATTGTGCGCTCAGATATCGATACCCACTTGCCCGCTACCAAACGCCATAAACGAAGGTCTGAGCGCCCCTTGGCTGAGCGTCCTCTAAGTACCTTGAGGTGCTCTCCCTGATTTTGGAAAATGAGTTCTACGGTGCACTTGTCGGCTCCATCTCTAACGATTTGTTCTAGAAGCTCCGTAGGATAGGTTCCATAAAGAGCATATTCTAAAGCATGAAATATTGTAGACTTACCCACCGCATTAGATTTTGCATCATCACCTTTTTCTTTAGCAACAATGAGAGCGCTATTAAATAGTCCACAATCAATGTCACTTAGCTCGTGACTCATAAAATTTTTCAAAACCAATCTATCAGGCTTCATAGTGTCTTCTCCTGTGAGTGAGCCATTTAAGACTAAAGAGTTTCAAGCTCCATAATACAGTCATTGGCTAGTTCCATAACTCTCTCAACATCTTCAGCAGAAAGATCCATTTCCGTAGAGAAAGTTTCCAGAAACTTTTCTACTCCCTGCTTAGGAGAGGTTTGCTTTTCTAAAACAACTGCATCTTCTTGAACTACAAGAATAGAACGGGACTGAGAAAATTTTGGAGTGTGAAAAACCTTTTTAGAAGATAGAAAGTTCATCACAATATCTTTGTTTACTTCCGGTTGAGTACTTGATATTTTAATCTCTAAATTTAATAAGCAATTTTCAAGGTCTTCATTGTTTAAAGCGTCTAATACATATTCGGTAGTGAATTCTTTATCCTTAGGGATATCAATTAGAATTTTTTTTAGAGGACGAACAGGTAAAGGGATAAAGTCTAAATGCTTTTTGCTTGCGAAATCAAAAACTGCGAGATATTTTTGGCCGTTCATTTCGGTCTTACTAAAGTTTGAACGATCCATACTTCCTAGATGGAAAATGAAAGGGTCATTTTCTAAGATTTGAAAGTTATGTATGTGGCCCATTACTACATAATCAAACCCTTTAAACATGGTCATAGGACAAAAGATTTCGTTTAAGTTTGAGTCTATTTCATGACCAACAGGAATAGAACCATCTAAAGTCAAATGGCCTACAATTATATTTGTTTTACCTTTTTGAGGCTTAGGAAGATCTTTGATTAATTGTTTAAGAGCCAATTGAGGAGTGTCCTTATCATACATTCTTCTATCTCTAAATGGAAGAAGAGTAAAAACCACATCCTTATACTCAATTTGCGAAGGATCTTTATAAACGTGAATGTTATTCAGCTTTAATGTGGGTATTATTTCTAGGGCTGATTGTGTAAATGCCCCAGTCCTAATTATGTCATGATTGCCTACAACAATATGAAGATCTATTGCAGCGCTCTCACACTCTTTAACCCACTCTAGAAAGAGTTTAATTAACTGAGGATGGGGCTTGGCTTCTTCAAAGATATCGCCAGTTAAAAATAAAGAAGAAATATTTAGCTCAATGGCCTTTTTCAAGGTGAACGTTAAGAGATTTTTCTGATCTTCTATACGGCTATTTAAAGCACCTAAAGTTCCGGGCTTGCCAAGACTTAATCCTTGGCCGATATGTACGTCTCCCAGAACCATAAACTTATTTGTCAAGGTTATCCTCCAACACTTGATAGACCTTTGCTATTCTAGCGCACAGTTCTTCTTCCTCCAAGCTTTCGCCCTGGTCCAGATACGAATCGAACCACCACAAAACCTTTTGAAGGTCCTCAGTCTGATTTTGGGAACGTAACCAATTAGCTAATTTTATTAGGTGTATATCTAAATTGGGAGAAACAATATTGGTAATCGAAAGCCTACCGCGTAAACGATCTCGAACTACCTGTTTAGGGATACCTTCTTTTTTAGAAATGAATTCAACAACTCCACCTCCAGAGCCGCATCCAAAACAATTAAAATAATCTTTATTAAAATTATACCCAAAAGAAGAAGTGTTTTCTTTTCCACCTTTGTGTTCATCAAAAGGACAACGAATTGGGTGACTCCATTCTCTTTTAGACGGCTTTAAATGAATACCATAAAGCGCGAGTGTCTTAAAAAGAGTTAAATTGGATCCTAAGGATAGGAGTTTCTGGAAAACATCTCCATTACCTCTAAGCGCCCCTTGTGGACCGCTATGACTATCGGATCGCATGGCACTCCATATTTAGCACATAAAATCTTATACTGGGAGAAGGCCTCTTTTTCGTTGGCTATCCATTGAATGAGGCGCTCGAAATCACTATTGTTTTTCAACGCCTAGCTCCTTTTCTAATGAAGCTAGCCTAAACTCAAGACTATTGATTCTATCTCTTTGGACAAAAAATGTCTTAAGAAGAAGCGTAATAACTCCAGCAGAGCCCATTCCATCTAGCTCTTCGTCTTCATCATTATTAATTTCTACAAGCCAGCTAATGAGTTGCTTTCTAAGATCTCCCTCGCTTTGGTTGGCCAATTTGCTTCGGTTCTCATCAAGTATTTTTGACTTCATGAGTTCCATAAATTGAGAAGCTAGCTCAATTCCCTTATGGTTTCTTGCCTGAATCTTTTGAGCTAATGCATTTGCCCGCTCCTCAAAATTATAATCAGGCGGCTCATTGCTTGGAGGGGGCCGAAAACGAGACTTTTTATTATCCAATCTTAAAGCGCGGGTACCATCGGGAAGCGGCTCGTCATCATTAAAAGCTTTTTTATTTACATTAGTCATCTTCACTAATAGTTATAGCAGTCTCTTCTCGTCTTTCCCCAACAATTAATGGCTCATAAGGACCAATACCATCTTCTACTCCTGTCATAGCTTTTACTTCAAAAAACAATTGAGACTTCATATCTTCTACTAAATCATGAACTTGACGCGAATCTGGAGCTACATTGAAGTAGTCACAAATCCTCACAGTAGCTTCCGCTAATTTAGATTCAATATCACTATAAAGCTCTTCTTGTGAGTAAGAATAAAGCTGATCACTATCCCTAGTTGGAGCGGTTAATTCTTTATCTATAAAAGAAGCAACCTTCGTTAATCCTAATTCATTAGCTTCATCTTTTTGAAGAGCTAGCTGTGACGCAACCTTATTTGAAATAGTTCTCATTGTGGGTCTCCCATAAGCTGACCAATATCAGCATAACCGTAATTATAAGTTCCTCTATCTAATGGGCTAATATAGTGTGGCCTAGGCCCATGAAGATATGCCATTTGACTCAAATACCTATCTCTTTCAGTAGAATAAAGCTGGTACATTCTATTTAATACCGGTTGCCAAGAATCATATTGCCCCGCATCAAGCTTGGACATGAGATGCATAAACTTTTTCCGACGAGATTGTTGAAGCTTTTCATAGATTTCATGATAAAGCTTTTCGTTTTCAGTCATATCTAAATGATAATGTAGTAAGAGATTATCTACGATTCCGAACCATTTTGAGTTCAAACCGAGTTGGCTCAGTTAAAGGAACCAAAGATTGAGGAGTACCAGGAATACGAACCTTTTGTTCTAAGGATGGAGCAATTTCGTCAGGACCATCAACAACCAGTCTAATAAAATTGCCACAAGCCCGATGATCTAAAACAAATTTCTCTAACAAATGAAACTTATTTTGACGCCATAAAGGCTGTGGTCCTTGCGCATAACGCTCCTGCATGTTAAATAAAACATGGCGAATTGCGTTCAAATCAAACACGGGCCTGTCAAATAAGCGAAGACCTTCAAAGTATTCAGATATTTCATCTATATGCTGCAACCGTTCATCAATAATAAGAATTTTATTACTAACGCCCGCACAACTAATGAAGTCTTCATCCCGTCTTCCGAAACAACCTAAGACAAGATAGATGTTTTGATTTTTGTCATCCACATTGGAATTTTATTCTTCTTCTTCAATGAGCCTTATCATAACCTCATTGTTGCCACTGCCCAAAGGTAGTACGTCATATTTTTGTCCAGCGGGTGGTGGAACTTTAGCAACCGATTCTTCTACAGCCCGCAAAGCAGCAGTAGATTTGAGATGCAAATAAAGCTTATCTCCAACAATCTTATGGTCGGTAATGTGAGCCTCTAAGGTCTGACCGGGAAGGCCAAACATATTTACACTCTGGTTTTTAATTGCTCCCCAAAGCTCTTTTGGTTCGCTTTTACTGGTCGTCGGTCGTGACATTATCTAGCCTTTCTTGGAGGGTTTTGAAGGCCTTACGTAAAGGACCAGTAAGAACCGCTCCTACTAGCCTCTCTACCTCTTTTCCTTCATCTAAGAATATAACCGTAGGTACTGACCTTATCTTATGTTGTTTTGCCAGTTTTGCATCCTGCTCTACATCAAGAGCAATTACAGTAACTTCGGGAAACTCTTGGGAAACCTTATAAAACTTAGTGTCCAAAACCTTACATGGACCACACCAAGTTGCTCCAAACTTATACACAGTAACTTTACTTCTCATGTTCTTATCTTTTTATACCACAACAGCGCTTGAATTTAACACTTGATCCACAAAAACAGAGTTCATTAGGTCTTCTTTTTTCTCTTTTAAAAACTGTCTTATTTAAATTTTCCGGGTTTAAATTTAAAGAAGGGATAGCAACATCAGGCAAAAGGCGCCCATCAAGATGGTCTAATTCATGTTGACAAATTACAGCTAAAAATCCTCTTGCAACAAACTCTTTGTTTTTAGGCTCAGCATTGTTATTAATGTGAATTTCCTGATATCTCCAAGTTCTTTCAAATCGGCCAGGAAAACTTAAACAACCTTCATTTTCAAAAATAGCTTTGTCATATCCTTTAACTATTTCGCAATTAATTAGATCAACAGAATAGTCTTTTGTTCTTACAATAGCCATCTGTTGAGGAATGCCAATTTGAACGGCAGCCAAACCAACCCCTTCATGACCTCTAGCGGCAGAACGAATAAGTTCGCGCTCTAGCTGATCCCTTAAAGGCCCTATCTCCTCGGGGAGAACTGGAACGCTCTCAACCCGAAGGAGGGCTTCGTCAGTTATTATCATTCTTCTGGGTCGCTCCAAACTTCAATGATGGTTATGCCACTATCCTTTTCTGCCTCTTCGTTTCGCTTTTTTTCTTCAGTTGGAGGGATTAAAAGGTAGCTCTCTTCCAAGTAGAGGTGCAATTGTTCAAAGTTATTATCTTTTCTGCTCATGTTGGAAACTCCTCATGTTGGTTTAGCTTACTATAGTATGCCAGATTATCAATACCCACTTTATCAAAGCAGGAGTGGAACAAATGCGCTTGTTGCCAAGGTAAAAAATAGAACCGAAAGGCAAAAGTAAAAAAAGCCTACGCAACTAAGGTGATTGGAGTGAAAGGTTTCGAAATCTTGTCCAACTTGTAAACATAATAGGCCTACAAAGAAAGAATAAAAACTTATTGGAAAACAGGTTCCTATAACAAAAATTAGTATAGCATTTATCATAGCCCTACTCCAATTCCTCCTAGCAACGCAAAGTTTCCACTAAGATCTACAGTAAGCGACGGACCAAAGAATAAGTTCTCGGTATAAGGAACAAAATTGCTGATGTTATATCGGACAGGAGAAAGAATAAAAGCGAGATTATTTTCTTGAGTAGCATAACCGCCTCCTAATCCTAAGAACGTCCAATCTGATGCTCTCTTATGTTTGCCGTAAGAAAAAAGGGCCATCTGTAAATTAGGAGTTATCTCTCCCCGAACATTATTAAAATAGATTCCACCATCAATAGCAATAAAAAGCCTTGGATTAAATCTAAAAGAAGACTCAGGAAAGACTTCAGCGACCTCACCTTGTGTAATAGGAATGTCATAAATCTCTTCTCCCACCTTTACTTGGAGCTTGTTATTTACAATAGCACGCCCCTCTTCATTGCGGCTTAGAACCGTAGTAGATGAGTATTCACGAGCCAAAATTTCTGCCGACCAAGGTTTTTCTTTCCAGGCCTTAAACTCTACGGACCCTACAGGAGCGGCCTTATCTCCGAGAGGCTCTTTAAGCTCTAGCTTCTGGGTAGAGGTTAGATAGCCATATTTGTCTTCTACATCTTCTGGAGGATTTTCTCTTGGAGTTTCAGAGGTTGATGGAACTTCAACTATTTTAATTCCTTTAGTCTTGGCTACAACATAAGAAAGACCTTTCATCTCAGCGTTAAGCTTCTTGATGTCTTTCTGAATGGGATCAAGATCAACACCCAGTTCATTAGCAAAGCCGTTTAAGTCTTTCTTAGTTACATATCTGGAAGAGCTTCTTATCCAACCATCCTGAAGCTCTTTCATTTGGATTACAGACTCTTGCAATGTTTGTTGCTTATCAATAAGATCAAACTGGGCTTTGATTATAAAAATTAATGTACCAAATGCTAGAACAATTAGCCCGGCAAATAAAGCTTTCCATTTCCAACTCATGAGACCTCTTTAGGTCTATATCAGTTTCTTAACGATCCGGAAAGTAATCATCTTCCGCTTGAGGCCACTCCCTCCCCCCGGACATATAAGATTTAAGATTACCACTATAAAATTTAGCTTCTTCTTTGGTCAACCCAAGTCTATCCATAAATATTTTTTCAATTGTCTTTCGACTGGCTGTGGGATTAGATCGCCGGGCATCAGATGTTCTTCCTGGTGTATCTAGTGGATCAGGACGCATATAGCCTCCAAAGGGATGGCTGGCTTTTGTACGATATCCTATTTCTGCTATTTCTTTGGACAACCGATTAGCCCCGCGTAAGTCTTCAAGTATTTTTTCCACTAATTCTGTCCAAGGAAGCGGGCCACCACTCCAGCCCCCCTTTATAAGAGAGCTTCCTTTTTCTTCTGGTTCTTGACTTGATAGTTGTTCATCCATCCATCCTTCTGGTGCTTGGCTTGATAGTTGTTCATCAGGATATTCGGCCAAGTCTCTTTCAGAGGGCTTGTGGTCATGCTCTTTACCAGGCGCAAAAGCTTTTCCTTTTGGCTTCTTTGTAGCTTTCGGAAGCCCTCTTTTCCAGCCGCTGCCCATTTTAGAAGTAAAAGGCTTAAGCATATTCAAATAATCGTTAGCAGATTTAATTTGTTTATCTTTTGGATCACGCTTGAAATCATAATGCATTTCCCCAAGACCATTAGTAGGAAGTCCTAAAATATCAAAAGCACCCATAAGTCCGGAAATGGTTTCATTTAGTTTAGCTCCCCATTTGCCATCAACCGTGCCGACACCTTCCATCCAATAAATCATTTCTAAAAGCTCTTCCTTATCGTAATCTGATAGTTCGGCTGTTTCTGCCATCTTCTTCATTTCCTTGGCTACTAAAGGAATAACTCTTTGAAGATAGGCTACCTCATCAATGCCCGGAGGAGATGCCGTTTTCATGAAAGCTCTTTTGATTAAAGCTTCTTGATTCTCTAATTTTGCAATTTTATTTAAAAGGCGCTGGTATTGAGCGTTCAAACTTTCCATATCTTTATGTTAATTATTGCATATGTAAATCCCAATCTACTAAATAAGTCTGGGCCTCTAATTCGTGGATGCGCGTTTTTAATTTAGTATTGAGTTCACCAAGAACAATAACCTCCCCAAACTCTTGTCTTATTTCAGTTATGGATGAAGAATATTTGGTTTTACAAAGAAACTCATCTAGCTGGAAAACCCAAGCTAAAGGAATATTATTAAAAGAAATTTCTGGCCAACGTTCTTTAAGGAGATCAATGTCTTCATCCTCAAAAACATGACGGTTATCAAAGAATTGCTTACGAGTTAAGAGATCCATTCCCCAGCCCATGCCCAAGTTTATCACCGATCTCCCGAACTGCCAAAGCCGCCTTTGCGCTCATTTTCTTCGTTTTCACAGTAAGAATCAAATGCCTCACTGCTTATTGCAGAAATCTCAAAGCTTTCTATTCTTCTTGGAATTAGCTGAGCAATACGTTCTCCTCTTTCCACATAAGTGCTGCGAGAAAAAGCTGATGGAGGAATGTATTGGCAAGCAAGCTTAATAGACTGTCGATAAGAGGAGTCAATGATTCCATATAAACAATTAATATGTTTCTTATAAAATGTACTAGAGCGGGGTCGTAGCTCTAAATACCATCCTTCTGGTAAGATAGAGCGGATTCCTATATCTATTAATTGAGTATCATATTCTTTTAACCAAACTCCTTCTGCGGCTTTTACATCCCATCCAGCAGCTTGTGGTTCGCTTTTGGTTGGTAAAAAACTGGAGTCTAAATCTTCACGCCACAGAAATTGAATCTTCGGTATATCCATCGAGCACCTCCAACTCAGAGGTTAGCTCATCTGATATAAAGTGCAATGCCGCGCTCTTATGGATTAGCTTGCAGGTATCATAATATTCACCAAACTGTTCTTCTGTATTTCCGCCATACCCATACGCATCATGAAAGTGCTGGTGGTGATAAACACAAATGCAAATGCCATTTTTTACATCATAACGTTGGCTCTCGTACGTATCCCATGCATTTAAATGGTGGGAGTTTAATTCAACGTTTTTTAATCCACAAATTTTGCAAACAAACCCATCTCGTTTCTTAACAGCAAAAGCCCATTTAAGAAATTTTGGGTCTTCAAATCGTGTATCTTCCATAGAAACAAATTAGGTTTTATAGCTATCTTTGTTCTACTTCATAGCCTAATTTTTCTAAATAGATGGCTAGAATGGTTCTATAAGATAGATGTCCCTTACGTTCATAAGACAAAAGAGTATCGCCATCTTCAAAAGGCAGATCTTCTTTTGAAGCTACCTCAAGAAATTCGTCTAATTGTTTTTTATAAGCATCAGAAAATTTTTTGCCAGCTAAAGGATCTGTCTGTTTTGTTTTGTGATATTCCCAAAACACATCTGCATTAGGAACAAATGGGTCGAAGCGAAATTCACACGATCCTTCTTCAGGCTTATTAATCGAAACGCCTATCTTTCTTCCGGGTCCATGATTTTCTGGCTCGAAATAAGATGCAAGTACAAGTGTCATCCCTCCTCCAATTGAGGAGAAGGAAACTCTACAGGTTTTTTGGAGACAGGAACGTTAATTGAATATTTTAGCTCTACTTCTGGAGATCCGTCTTCCCCACCCCTTTTAGATATCTGAATTGAATATTCTCCGGGGCTTAATCCTGCTACCCATCGTCCTTGAGAATTGGTACGGGTTTGTCTTAATATTGTTCCCGAAGAATCCTTTATAGAGACCGCCCCTAAGAAAAGAGGGTCGCCATTAGGGAAAACTATTCTTTGAGAAACGGCAACTCGTGGCGCCCCTCCTTCAAGCTTTCTTTCCCCCCTTCTATTGCCTTTGGGTACTGCTACTTCCTGAAGAATGGGGTTGCCCTCATCATCAAAGTCAGTGGGCTCAAAACCAACTTTAAAGCCTTCCATAGCATTAGGGTTCTTAAAATCTTCTGGAGGTAAAGCTTCTATACGTTGAGCGATCTTTTCGGCAGGCATTTGAGGGCGGGATTGAGTAAACTGTTGAGCCTCCATTTCAGTTAATGGCTCTTGAAGCGTTTGATTAATTTGATTAATTTGGTTTAAAAGAACTTTAATATTATTATCCATATTAGAATATAGGGCAAGCGTTTTACTTACTTTTCCTTCTAATGAAATAACAACTTCTTCTAAACTACGAGTTTTCAATTTAAAGAACCCTCTTCTTCATCAATATCGTCTCCCTCTTCACCAAAGTCTAAGCCCCACTCCATAAGTTCATAGTTTAAAAACTTTCCTCTTTCTTCAACGGATATGAGCTTTTTTTTATCTTCCCCTAAAACCATGCCCATGATTTTTGACCCGTCTTGATTCATGATTAATCCCCAACAAATAACTGGCAGAGTCTCTACTTCTTCTTCAGAAATATCAAAGACTGCCACAACTCCATTGGCAGGGATAATTTGACTTAAGCAAAAGCTTCCTAAACTTTTCATGTCTTAATTACCAAACCAAAATCCAAAGCTACTTTGGTATAAATAGAAAGATCATCTAGTTGGCATTGGCCGCTAAGCAACAATCTTTGGCCCTCTTCTAAAAGCCACTGTAGATTTTGAGAACGTTCAAATGGTGATGATTTGACCAATAAACAATGTTCTCCTGGCTCTAAATTAAGAAGAAGCTCAGCACCCGATGATTGGTCTAATCTGTTCCCAACCTTCTTGTCTTTCCACATCTCATTTTCATTACCAATGTGGAGAGGTTGGGCGGGTGGTGGAGCCTCTCGGTATCTTGGTTGTTGTTCATCATTTAACATTTGTTTTAAATCATCATCACTTAATGATGGCCGCTCTTCTGCTGCCCATTCTGGAGGTCGTTGCATAGGAATTGCACGCTGATCCTCTCCTCCAACAGAATGGAATTCATGAATTGGCTCAACCGGCCGATTTTGAGATGGCTGTTGGTATTCTTCATTGGCTTGGACGAACTTTTGAGGGGAGGGCTGGCGATTAACCCTAATGCCACCACCTCGACGCGTTATCTCTTCTTGCTGCGCGGGGCCTTTAAAAGGAATGCTTCTGGCAGGTGTTACATTAAGGCGCTGATATTCGGGCTCTATTCCACCACTGGGATAGTAACTGGGAATAACGCCTCTATTTTTAGAATCCATAATCATCCTTTGAGTTCTGACGTTTAGCTACCTTTTCTTTTCGGCGCTGGTCTTTCTTTTTCATACGCTTTTCCCACTCGCCATTCTTAATCATTTTATCACGCAATTCTAAAAACCATTTGCGCTCCATGGCCTCTCGGGTTTTGCGCCGTTTCTTCTCAGAGGGCTTTTCGTAAAACTCGCGTTTTTTAATTTCACTGATTACTTTTTCGTTTTGAAACATAGCTTTAAATTTTCTAAAAGCATCTTCAAAATTATTCCCTTCCACAACTACTTCTAATGGCCTAACTACAGCAGGCTTTAGGTCATATTCGCGAAGCTTTTCCTTGTAACTCATAATACTACTTACCAAAATAGGGCCTCCATAGAGATTAATATATCCCCATCTTAGCTGACTTTTGAAGCTTTGCCCAATTTAGGTTTGAACATAAATTTTTCTACTACCTTATTCTTTTCAGCTACTCCCCAAACGGCAGGATTTACCCAATTAATCTTAAACTCATCTGGCAAATCTTCTATGTGAGAGCATTTAGGGAAGCCCAAACATAGAAGCTTAGGGTTTCCATCATATAAGGTAAAGTATAAATCATGTTCTCGACATTTAGAGCATTTGATTCCAGAGGGCATTTTTCTTTTTCCATAACACCTCGGATATTTTTTACAGCAATAAAACGGACCCCATAATCCATCTTTGCGGACCATAGCTGATTCACAGAGGGGACAGGCTATACCTTCAATTATATCATGCTCATTTACTTCAATTATTTTTTCGCCCTCTAGCTTTGCGCTGACCATGTTTTGACAACTTGGAAAGCCAGAACATGAAACATAAAAGCCATAACTGCCATGACGCAAAATCATTGGAAGACCACAATGTTCACAGTCTCTTCCTCCATAAGGATACTTAGTATAATAAGCGTGTCTTAATTCTTTTCTAAATCCTTCAAAAAATGTGGACATCATATTTAAGTAAGTTAGCTTTCCTGCAGCTACTTTATCTAGCTGCTCCTCCATCTTTTTAGTATAGGCAGTTTCCATAAAAGAAAAGTGCTCTTCTAAAAGATCAATTAATTTATAGGAATCTTCTTTGGGAGATAAAACGTTCCTCTTCTTATCTGAATACTTACTAAGCTTTGTCATAATGGCTCCGTAAGTAGACGGCCTTCCAACTCCTTTTTCTTCTAGAACCTTAACTAAAGATCCCTCATTATATCTAGCAGGAGGCAGGGTAGTTTTTTGTTCTCTATTTACTTTGACTAAATCTAAGATATCATTCTTAGAAAGAGGAGGAAGAGTTACGGATTTATCTTTTGCATCCTGTTTTCCTAGCTTAAGCCATCCCGGATCTCTTAAGGTCTTTCCTGAAGCCATTAGTATGGTTCCAGAAGACGCTGTAATTTGGGCATTGACTAAATCAAAAATAGCCGGGTTCATTTGGCTGGTTATAAAGCTTTCCCAGATGAGACCATAAATCTTTTTTTCATCCGGAGTGCCCTGCATAGACTCTGAAGTACAACCCATAAAAGTTGGGCGGATAGCTTCATGGCCTTCTTGAGCTAAAGAGTTTTTATTCTTATAAGTATTTGGTTTAGTTGGATAAAGGAAATTATTTTTACCCAACCAATCTCTAGCATTAGTAATAGCTTCTGGAGAAGAACTAACAGAGTCAGTTCTCATATAAGTAATCAGCCCTCTTTCATACAATGTCTGGGCTACTTTCATAGTTTTTTCCACGCTCATTTTAAACCTGCCAGAACTCATTTGTTGAAGTTTGGGAGTTGTTAAAGGTGGAGATGGAGGGATTTTTTTTGTACTCTTTTTTATCTGACTAACTTTAAATGTAGATGTCTTGAGTTCCTTTTCAAGAGATTTGCTTTCATCTTCATCAAGCTTCTTATCTATCTTTGCAATGATCTTGTCTTTATTCTTTTTAAGCTCAACTGCTATCCTATAAAAAGTTTTTAAATCGAAGTCTTCAATTTCTCGTTCTCTTTCTACAACAAGCTTGAGAGCAACGGACTGAACTCTTCCTGCTGAAAACTTTTTCCCTAGCTCATTCTTAAGAAAAGGATAGGTCATGAAACCCACAAGCCTATCAATTATTCTACGAGCTTGCTGTGCGTCATAAAGATTAGCATCTAAATCTCTCACATTTTTAAAAGCCTCTTGGATTCCAGATTTGGTTATTTCTTTAAACTCTAATCTTTTAATTGGTACAGAAGTTTGTTTCTTAATCTTATCGTAAACATGAAAAGCTATTGCCTCTCCTTCTCTATCTGGATCTGTAGCTAGATAGATGGCATCAACTTTTTTTACCCAAGACAGAATCGTTCTTAGCTTATCTTCTTTATCTGGAATAACTTTGTACTTAGGCTTAAATCCTTTTAATATATTTACCCCAATATTAAGAGGACCAGATTTTTCTAAATCTACTAGGTGCCCAAAGGTAGGACGAACAACAAAATCTTTTCCTAAGTAATTATTTATTGTCTTTGCTTTGGCCGGGGATTCTACTATTACTAAACTTACTCCCATTTTTTGATAGTCCTTCTACAATTTCTGTTAACTCTTGAGATACCTTATTTAAGAAAATAGCCCTGTCTTGTGTACTGGATTTAATTAGCTTTTTCTCACATTCTTCGGCCACCTCATTAAGGATATTGATTGCAAAGGTCTTCATAGTAAAATGAATCAATACCGCTAGAACCGTATTAATCTGTGTTGTGCTCGACTAAACTTAAGGACCTATTCCGCCAATTAACGTCTCAAATTAAAACTGAAACTAGAGAGCTAGGACCATATATTGAAGGTGTTTTATCTCAATATATCCATGCTCAAGACGACTACTCTAAGGATAGCGTAACTTTGCGGTTTATCCAAGCCCAAGCACAAATGAATTTTGCAGGGTATCAAAAATTGGGTGACTGGATTTTTTTTCTTTCATCTGTTTTTCCTGAAGCGGCTCAACAACATAAAACAGTTTATTCAATGATCGGACAAAGTTGTTACAAAAAATGCTTTATATTACTAAATAAAGAATGGGTTCTTTATGAAGAATTGGCAGATAATTTTGTTCCTCTATCTAATCAAATAGCAGAACAGTTTTCTAAACTAGATTAAATATCTAAAATCTTATCTTTATTCTTTCCAAATCGTTTATTAAATCCGCTAATTAATTTGTAACCACTACCTTTAGGAACTCTAGCATCTAATTTCACCATTCTATTTTGTCCTTTTCTGGCTTCATAAACAGAAAAAGAATTAAGCTCCATAACTGGCAATCTATTTTGAGAAGAACCATCTAACATAATAACGCTAGGCGAAATCCAAGGGCCAACCTTATGTCCTCCCATGACCACTGTTTTTTGAGTAAAGGTTTCGGTTGTTTCATAGGCCAATTCCCAAAGACCCTGATCCAAAACTAAAGAGGAAACGTTTTGATCTTGTAAGGGAGAAAGAGGGTCGCAGCCTTTGTGAACGAATATATAATTATCTATTTCAGCAAAGGGAACCAAAGAAAAAATAAATCTTTTGTGCTCTTCTGGAACTAAGGATTGTAACCGGTAATGGTCAATTTCCATTGGATGGGATACAGAGATTTCATTTTCTTCAATATAAGAAGAAAGCATTGATAGCCCTCCTCCCTTTTCTATCCATTCTATATAGGTTTTGGCTGACGGATTAAGTAACACTTCTCTAAACCTCCATTCATTTTCTCCTAGTACAAATGTAAATCTATCAGGATATTTTTCTTTTATTTTAATTAGTTCTTTTAGTAAAGTTAATGATTTATTACTTCGCCCTATAAAATTTCCTAGAAGAACTACCCTGTCTTCTATTTGCTTATTCTTTCTTAGGGGAAGAATCCTTTTAAGAACATTTTGTAAAAGACCCCATTCCCCATGGATATCGGGGATGACATATAGTCCTGAATCTGGTGAGGGGCGCCATTTACTCATCCTATTATTCTATCACATTAAAAAGACTATAGCTATTTTTTCTTTCGATGACTTTTTTACCATTATTATAATAGTTTGGTTTAGGGGCGTTAACCTTCTAATATTTTGTGTTTAAGCTAGGAACTAATGTCTGAAGTTGTCATTGTAGGTAATCCATATTCTAATCCGGATACAGATGTGAGGACCGTACAGTCCAACGCCACTCTTACGGTTGATGGATATACAGATTATGAAAATATTGGATCACCTAATGCAGTTCTTGCCATTAACATAGTTGGCACCCCTACAGGCGGCAGTCCTACTATCCAATTTGACCTTCAACAAATAGATTTAGGTGATGGCGAAACTTTAATAGGAGCTATTCAGTCCTCTACAGTAATATCTGCGGCTGGGAATGAAACTGTTATCCTACGAATGGATGCTAGTTCTAGTGTGCGTGTTTCGTGGACAATGGGCGGAACCACTCCTTCATTTACTGGAGTTTATGTTTCTCTCGTTAATAAATGGAAAGTTACTGATCCGGCTGTAGATAGTTCCCGTAGACAAATTGCTGTGGGAGCCGGAATAGCAGGAACCCCAGATGGAGGAGTTTTAAGCATCCAAGGGGTTTCTGGAGGAACCTTATTAGATAACAATATAGCTCAATGGATTGGCTCTGCCGCTCCCACTGTTGGCCAAAAGACAATGACTGCCTCTTTACCAGTTGTTGTTTCTTCGGACCAGAGCGCTATGAATGTTCGGGGCCCAGATGCTGTAGGTGCCGCCCCCACAGAAGCTCCCGTTAGAATGGGTGGTACCGATCAAAGCGGCTCTCCTGTTATTCGTCCAGTTAATGTAGATTCACATGGCTGCCTTAATGTAGCTGGATTTAACACGGTAGGATCTTCTCCTGTTGACAATCCCGTTTTTGTAGGCGGCGTAGATGGAGCTGGTTCAATAAGAACATTCCTTACTGATGTCGATGGAAATCAACAAGTAGTAGGAGCAGATGAAGATGGTTACGCTACTACTTCTGCACCCGTTCAAATTGGAGCGGTTGATGGTGGTGGATTAACACGTTCAATTTTATCTGACACAAGCGGAAGGCCTTTGGTTGTCGGTGCAGGTACGGCTGGCTCTCCAGTTGGAGGAGTTTTAACAGTCCAAGGAGATGGATCCGGAACTCTTCTTCCTGTTGACGTTTCTACTTGGATAGGGTCGGCCGCTCCTACTGTTGGTCAAAAG